AAATAGCTGATATACATCCATTAATTCATTTCTATTTTACATTCTGTTCTGAAGAGGGTGGTATAAATACGTTAATTAAATTGGTAATGTCTGATTTGCCAGGAATTATATCAGTTCAATTAGTTCGAAAAATGACAAAATAGGAGAAGGTACATGATCACGATCAAAAAGGGAAGTCTGAAAGTTGAAGTTCCAAATGATTCGTTTACTACATTGCAGGATGCATACGATGGATTTTATTTTCGTTTGAAAGATGGAACTGAGCTTCGTTTTAATATTCCTGTTACGATACAGGTTAAAGCTATTTCTAGTATTATCATGAAATCAACAGCAAAAGATATTTTGATTGATTTCGATGCGAAGAATATCATTTCGATTCTTGGTTAAAATAAAATCTGTTATCTATATATATTTATTTATGAAAGCAGAATCAACTTACTTAATTATCTGTTAGTTTTGTCTAAATTACTTCTAAGAATGTATTTAGACAAAACTTTAAATACTATCTAGACTGTCACACATTTTTATTTTTCTTGTTCCAAAATTTTTTCAAAAAGGAGACTACAATGGCGTTATTGAATAGTGAAGCGTATGGGGATCTTGCATCTGTTTCTACAACCGCATCAAAGCGTACACCTGGTAAGTTTTTTAAGGTATTTATTACTGGAAAGAAACGTCCTGGTCAACAGGTAGGAACGATGCAGGCGATGTATGAGATTAAGGATAATTCGACGGATGCAGATTATTTGATTCATAATTCAGAAACCGTTAAATTTATTCCTTATTTTATTAAGCGATTCTGGGAAAAGAATGTATCGATCAAGGTTCAGGGTGAAGATCGTTCGAAGTTGGTAGCATTTGGTTGGTCAGAAGATGTTCCTAAACAGGATGATACCTGTCGGTATGTCTATGCTATTGCTGGTTTGTTGATTAATAGTGAGACAAACAAGGCAGTGATTCATACTCGGGATATGGAAGATGCGGGTATCAAGAAGGGTGATCCTGTTCTGGTTTATTTCCGTTGTGATGGAATTAAGTTCCAGGGTGGGATGAATCTTGTTTCTGCATTAGCTGATAAGGCTAAGGGACTGGCACCTCTGAGTAATAGTCCTGAGTTTGAACGAAATGTTGTCACCCCTCGTCGATTCATTGTTCTGACAAAGATCGGTACTGCAAAGAGTGATTATGGTGATAAAGAAGTATTTGAATTCGTTCCTGAGACACAGCTTCCTGATAAGGCGGTTGAGCAAGTTATGAATTCAGCAATGGGATTGAAGACTGATTTTGAGAAACAGTTCGATCGGACATCTCAGATTAAGGCAGATACTAGTTCTAAGTCTGAACATTCAAGTTCAAACGAAAATAGTGTTCCTTTTGAGAGTCCCGCATCTGCTGTTCCAGAATCAAAGCCCTCAACTGATAAAGAAGAGAACTTCGATCTTGGAATCTAATGTAGGCGATTAATATAGTCGATAATGTTCCTGCTTCCATATAGTAATGTATGGAAGCAGGTTTTTCATTCAGAAAGAACCCATGGATAAAATACAGATAGCAAATATTTTACTAACTCGCCGGTGCAATCTACAATGTGACTATTGTTCTATTGTTAAAGATTATCAAGATATGCCCAATGAGTATCCAGCTATTAATCATTATCATAAAAATGAGTTGAAGACAGAACAATGGATTAAGATTATCGATACTCTACATAGAAATAATTCTGATGTCTTTTTAATTTTCTATGGTGGCGAACCATTTTTGTATCCCGGTCTTACAGATTTGATCAAGCATTGTCACAGCAAGAATATATACTATACCATCATTTCAAACAATACAAAACTCATTCAAGATAAGATTTTGAAGTTGTATGAAGATGTTGGTAAGATTAGAGGATTCAGTGCATCTGTGGATCCTGATCTATATATTCATTTGAATAATCGAATGATTAATTCAACTGATGATGCCGCATTTAAAACAGTCGCGGGCTTTAAGAATCTTAGTATCTTGAAAGAAAAAAATATGGCCGATGATGTGGTTGCCGAAATTACGGTAACTAAAGATAATTGTAAATATCTATATGATACTGTTAAGATTTTAAGTGAAAATAGAATCGTTAGTAGTATCACAACACTTGATTTAAAGAAGAATCCATATTATGATTTTTCTACAATTATTGAAAAGGATTTGCTGGTTTATCAAACACCTGAAATTGCTAATCAATTTATGAAGATTATGGCCGACGAATCATTGTTGGTTCATATTCCTTATTTATTAATTAAGCTTTTTAATATCCTGCCCTGTGAATTAAGGTGTCATATTTATGAAGATGTTCATAATGTGACAATTGATGCAGATGGTACATTCAGATTGTGTTTGAGGATTAGGGGTGTTGAATTTCCTAAGAAGAGTTTGGATGATATTTTCTATCCTGATGGTCAAATTAGAATCAAAGTAAAAGAAGTAATCAAGTCAGATTACAAAAAGTATTGTGAAGGTTGTAATCATACTTGCTTGCTGATGTCAAAGTATTATAGTAAAGGTATCGTTGCTCATTAATAACAAGGAAGATCATGGAAAAAACTCCAATTTACGATCATAACAGTATCCAGGTTTTGAGCGAATTAGATCATATTCGACAAAACCGTGCAATGTATATTGGGGAAACACCAAACCCAAATCATTTGCTGTATGAAGTTTTAGATAATTCTTTAGATGAAGCTAATGCAAAACATGCTTCTTTAATTGGTGTATTCATTGATACTAAAGATCATATTTGTACAATTTCAGATAATGGTCGAGGAATTCCAATCACAGGAAATGTAGTTCAAACTATTGCAACTAAATTATTTTCTGGTGGTAAATTTGCTAAAGGTCAAGAAGGATCTGCATACGGTATTGCTGCTGGATTACATGGTATTGGATTAGTTGCTGTAACTGCATTATCTGTTTGGGTTGAATTTGTTATCTATCGAGATAATAAGAAAGCCACTTATAGATTTGAGAATGCAAAATTAGTAAAACAAGAAACAGTTGATGTTCCATCAGCAACAAGACCATTTTCAACTCAAGTTTCTTTCAAACCTGATAAGAAGTATTTCGATAGTGTAGATTTTGATCTAAAACCACTAAGAGAAAGAATGAGTATCGCTTCTATTGGAATCCCCCATCTTAAGTTAATTTTGATGGAGGATGATAAGAAAGAGATAATCAATTGTGGTATTGATCAATATTTTAAAGATAATATCCTTGATGGTGAAACTAAGAATATAACTCCATTTTTTACTTTGACTAAGAAAGTTAAAGATGAAGATGTTGTTATTAAACTTGCTTGGGATATGAATAGTGGTAGTGCTGCAAAGTATCAAGGTGCAGTAAATCTATTATCAGTAAATCAAGGAACTCATATTAATCGGACAGTTACTCTTCTCCGAGATATTTTTGTGAAGTATGCTAAGAAAGAAAAACTTACATTTCAACCACAAGATTGCTTAGTCGGTCTTCGATTTATTGTAATGGTTTCTTTGTATACTCCAGAATATTCTTCTCAGACAAAAGAGAAATTGACGACCAATAAAGCAAAACTTGATCATTTATATGATGGTCTAGATACACAATTAGAACAAATATTAGATAAAGCACCCGAAGTTAAAGCTATGCTATTGGGGTTCTTTGAATCTTATCGTAAAGGATTATCTGCTAGTAAGAATATCATTAAGGGAAGTAAAGAAGTTAGTAGATTTAATCAGGTAATCGATTCTAAACTAAAGGATTGTTCTACTCATACCATTGAACACAGTGAATTGTTTATCACCGAAGGTAATTCTGCTGCCGGTGGTTTAGTTCAATGTAGAAATCCCAAGTTTCATGCTATTTTGGGATTGCGAGGAAAGATTCCTAATCTGGCAGTTCTCAAAAAAGATTTCTTGAAAAATAAAGAAATTATTGAGATTGTTAATGCTTTAGGGACCGGGGTTGAACCAGATTTTGATTTTGAACATGTCCGTTATGGGAAGATTATATTTGCAACCGATGCTGATGCAGATGGTTCTCATATCACTTCTCTATTAATGGTAATGTTTTTAAAGCTTGTACCAACTCTGTTGAAAGATGGTGCAAAGGTATATCGTGCAGTGATGCCTTTGTATGGTTCAAGTAAAGCAGGAAAATTCAATCCTTTCTATTCAGAGGAAGAATTAAATAAATTTAAACTTGAGAATCCAAACGCCAAAATTCAGCGGTATAAGGGATTAGGCGAGATGGATCCCTTCGAGTTGAAGATTTGTTTGTTGGACAAAGATACTCGGCATCTGGAATTAATTGAATTTCCAGAAGATCCAATGGATATCTTTAAACTAATGACGGATGCTGAACTCAAGAGAGATCTAATCGGTGAAGAATAATGAAATGCCCAACATGTAATAAAGAATTTGATTCAATTAAGAAATTATCTAGACATGTTGGGCATTCAGCCAATCATATTGATATTAAAGATTTTTACGATAAGTATTTAAAAAAAGAAAATGAAGGTATTTGTTTAAACTGTGGGAGTGTAACTAAATTTGAATGTGTATCTAGAGGTTATACAAAATACTGCAGTAAAATTTGTTGTGATAGTTCGGATATTAGAAAGAAATTAATTTCCGATAAACACAAAACAGAAGAAACTAGAAGAAAAAGTGAAAATACGAGTATTTTAAGATATGGAGTAAAAAATCCATTCCAATCAATAGAAATTCAAAAGAAGTATAAAAATACATTCTTTGAAAGATATGGTACTGAAAACCCAAGTCAAGTAGAAGAAATTAAGAATAGAAAAATTCAAACGTGTTTAGATCATTTTGGCGTCGAGAATCCATTCCAGTCAGATTCTATTAAAGAAAAGATTAAAGAAACAAATACTAAAAAATATGGTTATCCATATTCTAGTCAAAATTCCAGCACCAGACAAAAATACAGAGATACATGTATGTTAAAATTTGGTGTTGATAATATTTCTAAAACTTTCGAAATGCGAGAGATATATAGAGAAAAATTTTTAAGAGATCTTTCAATTCAAAAGAATAATGGATTACCAATAAAAGGTAGAATAGGCAAGTATGAGTTAGATTGCTTAAATGAACTACAAAAACATTCTAAATTTATATTTAAACGGTTACAAATATGTGGTTACTTGCCTGATAGTTATATATCTGAATTGAATTTAATAATAGAATTTAATGAAGACTTTCATAAGTATTCGTGGTGTGTTAAAAAAGATAAACAAAAGTATTCTGATTTATATCAGAAACTAAAATGTGATTTTTTTATTATTGATAAAAGAGAGTGGTTGATTAATAAAGAAAAAATTATACTTGAATTTGTTGATTTATTAAATAGAAAAGAATCAGTCCAATTAGAACAAACTAAAAATAAGGAAGAATTAACTTGAAAGAACAGATAGGAAGACTCTATAGCGAATATGGTCGTTATATTAATAAGTATCGTTCTTTTCCTCTTATTTACGATGGATTAAAAATTGTTGAAAGACGATTACTTTATTCGTTATATGAGAGAGCAAAAGATCATCTTGTTAAATCTGCGGAAGTTGTGGGTTGGACAATTGGGCAATATCATCCTCATGGAGATCAATCTGCTTATGGATCACTAGCTTCGTTGGTTAATGGAAAACTAGCCGATGGCCATGGCAATTGGGGCTGTGGTGCTGGTATTGTCCCATGTGACCCAGCAGCAATGCGATATACAGAAGTTAAAGCAAATAAGGCGGTTTTAGATTTGGCATTTGAGTACATCAAGTATGTCAAACTAGAACCACTTGAATTAAAAGATGAACCCATATTTCTTCCAACCAAACTACCATTCTGTTTGATTAATAAGAGTATGTGTCAGGGTATTGGTTTTGGTTCTAGAACTGTTATACCCAATTATGAAATTAAAGATCTAGTTAAACGTTTAAAGTGGCTCTTAGGTTATGAGAAGAAAGAGCCAATTATTAGACCTTTGACTGATTGTGGTTTTATTAGTAAAGATAAAGATTTTCAAGAATTGCTTACTACTGGTAAAGCAAAAATTGAATATCGAGGAATTGCAGAAATTGATTATGCCGGTAAGGGTGTAGTTGTTAAAGCTATTCCTCCCAGTAAATCATTTAATAAAATTCTAAAGGCATTAGAGAATGATATTGAAATTACAAAGACAATTGGTTTTATTGATGAGTCTACCGTTAACACCCGGGTTAGATTCATTTCTTTAAAACGATCTTTGACATTAGATCAGCTACAGAAAAAGATCAATACTCACCTAGTTGGATCTATTACATTCGAATGTAATATGTGCGATGAAGATGGCAATGTTGTTTTGGTTTCTGTTGATCAGATGTTGTTGAATGTATATAAGAACTATATCAAAATTGTAGAAGCTGTTTTGAATGCTAATATGGTTAGAATTCAAAAAGAGATAGATGAACTAATTCTTATTACAAAAATTAAAGTGGTTCTTCCTAAGTGGCTTCGAGAACACCCAGATGACCCTGATATGGTTGTTAATGGGATTGCTTCTGAAACTCAGATTGCATCAGAAGTAGTTAGTCAACTGTTTGATAAATATACAATGTCTAGAATTTTGAAGATCAGGACAGACATTACTAGTTTAGAAACTAAGAAACAAGAGTTTCAGGTTAATTTGAATAACCTTGCACCGTATGTCTGGAATGATAAATACCAAAACTTATCTGTATAGGAGGAATAATGTTCTGTCATTTATTTAGGTTGAGTGAAAAATCAGGATTACCAATTCAAGAACAGGAGGAATGTAATTCTTCTTGCCGTCGGTATATTGATAAAAACAAATGTAAGATTTGTGAGAAGTCTATGGAAACTCTCACAAAGGAAAAATATAGTTGGTTTTTTGAAACACGAATTTGTTTAGAAACACCAATTTCAAGTAAATCAGGCAATCTAAAATACATGGCTGCAATTTGTTTGATTCATCCAGCACATAACGACATTTGGATTGTTCAACAATTACGTCATAATAAGATTGATGATACTTGGGAAAAGGATTACAAATTTTACTTTGGTAATGAAGCAAAGGAATTTGCCAATCTCAAACAGATCCATACTTTTTTAAAGAGTAATGGTTATACTGGTAGAAAAATTACAGAAAATGATTTTATGATGACTAAACCCGAGGAGAATGAATAACATGTACACCATCCGCAAGAAGTATCGTGTAGAGTATGCACATCAGTTGAAGAATGCTTTTACTGAGTGTTGTTTCAAGACTATTCATGGACATTCTGGAGTAGTTGAATTATTCTTCTCATCTGAAAGTCTTGATCAGAATAATATGGTTGTTGATTTTGGTGAGATTAGCAGTAAGATTAAAACTTATCTTATGGATATGTTTGATCATGCATTGTTTATGCCTAATACATTGGATAAACAATATCTTGATACTCTTGGTGAGTTTAATGAAAAACTTACAATTGTTGATGAAAATCCAACAGCAGAATATTTTGCTCGTTTGATGTTTCTTCAGATTACTGAGTTATTGAATAAGGGAACAGAACCAACCAATCACTGGCATTTAAAGAAGGTTCGTTTTCATGAAACCGAATCGGGTTATGCTGAATATTCGGTGAGTTAAATGAAAAAAACAAGTATTCTAGATTGCTCAATCTCCACTATAGAGATGATGATCAATGATATCGATGATAAGTTTGAACCAAAAATGACCATGTGCAGATTAATTGAATTTATCGAAGAATATTCAAAATATAAACCTTTTAAGAAATCTAACAGAAACAAACTAAAGAAATTAGTATTATTAAGTTCGCTAAAAGAAGAAGTCAAAATGATTTTGGGCGATGAAATTCTAAGACGATTATACTCAAAAACTTACTCGAAATAATCATAACTATGAATCTTATAAGAACATCTTGTATTAGGATACCCCAGCAATTTGAGTCCGAGGAATGGTGTAAAAACATTCTTCGAGATTTGACAAGAAGTAGTACTTCTTATGAGGATCCTACTGTAAAAGTTACATCTGTCTTTTACGAAAAACGAGATGGTCATATATGTATTCCTAGATTCTATCCGATCGAGATCTATGGTCATAAAGTAATCGATTACATTCCTGATGGGGAAAATATCAATATCGATTTTACTACTGAATGGCGAAGTGATTTACAACGTCAAGCATTTGACATGATGACCACAGAGACAAGAGGAATTTTAAAACTTAAACCAGGTGAAGGTAAGACTGTCATTACTATTGGATCTATCTGTAAGTTGAAGAAGAAGGCAATTATTTTTATGCATAAGGATTCTTTAATTTCTCAATGGAAAGAGAGATTCCTACAACATACGAATATTACCGCAGACCAAATCGGTCATCTTTCGACTGCAGATAGATTCGATGTAATGAATAAGTCTATTGTTCTGAGTACTGTTCAAACCATGAATAGTATGATTGAACGATTACCTGATTTTGAAAAATTATTTTTAGATGCTAACTTTGGTATAGCAGTTTGGGATGAATGTCATACAACGAGTGGTGCAGAGAAGTATTCTAGATCTGCATTATATACTCCTTGTAAAAGAGTATTTGGATTAAGTGCTACACCAGCAAGATCAGATCAAAATCATGATATTATTGGACATCATCTAGGTCAGATTTTTGAACCAGAAGGTAAATCTGAAACGATGATTCCTAAAGTAGTAATTCTCTACTTTGATCATAAAGTAATATCTAATCATAAAAAATATGTTTATTGGGGTATTCCTGGAAAAGATGGACAGTTTAAATTGAAGTTTCCACAATTTGATACTTCAAGATATCTTGCTATGTTAACTTCTAAAAAGAATGATGCATACGTTCCATTCTTGAGAAAGATTGTAAAGCAAGTATATGATGCCGGAAGAATAACATTACTGATATCAGATAGAATTAAAGTTCTCGATATGGTATCAAGTGTTATTCCTAATAAGAATGATATGGGTTTCTTTATTCCTAGAAGTGGAAAGTTAAGAGACTCTGAATTACTAAAGCGATTTGTGTTTAGTACACCCGGAAGTTCTAGAGATGGAACTGACAGACCAGAATTTGATACATTAATTATTGCTAACCGGATATCAAATATCGAACAAGCTGTTGGTCGGGTATGCAGACCCAAACCAAATAAGAAACAACCTGTTGTATTTGATATTGTTGATACTGGGTGTGAAGAATTGAGAAAGAGTGCAGATCAAAGAAAAAGATTCTACATCGATCATGGTTGGGTAGTTGAAGAGAAATATCTAAAGTAGGAGTTGAAAATGCCTCATCCAAGCAAAAAGTCGATTTTTGATCGGAAGTCTAAGAATAGTACCAATATCAGTAAAGTTGTTTCGATTATGGATTTGAATTGGAAGTGTAATGATGAGAAGGAACCGCTTCGAGAAAAGTACATTCAATTAGCAATCGCTTCAGCTCAGAATTTGGGTGGTGCATCTAAATTGACGGTTGATCAAGCTATTGATTGGTTGAAAATTAATGCATCTGAAACTGATGAAGATGGTGTTGTCGATGAGATTAATTTTTGCATTCCTTTAGTGAAGTAGGTCTTGTTTTTAGGAGTTTACCATGTCGAAGAAGGTCAAGTTGGATCAGATTTCATCTCTCACTGATTTGAAGAATATCTGTTGTGATAGTTTTTATCCCAACAGTAAACAGTATCAAAAGATAGCACAACTTGCTGCAATTAGTTTGGGATGTCTCGAAACGAAACCCACAGCTATTGAAGCAATTAGAACTTTACAAATGTGTGCAATTGATGATAATTCTGAGGTTGGTGCTATTGATGAAGTCAACTATTATATCAATGGTGGAAAATGAGCAAACGAGTTTTAATCTTGGAAGATGATGCTACTCGAGTAATAGCATTTAAGAAAAATCTAGTTGGTCTTTCTGTCTATGTTGAAGAGACTGCAACTGGTGCAATTCATAAACTAAACACTGAGTCATGGGATCTTCTTTTACTTGATCATGATCTTGGTGGTGAACAGATGGTTAGTTCTGATAATAAGAATACTGGATCAGAAGTTGCTAGATGGTTAAGTGAGAATCCGGATAAGAAACCACCAGTAATAATTCTTCATTCATTCAATCCTATTGGAAGAAACAATATGAAAAAACTATTACCAGAGTCAGCAATGATTCCTGGTATATGGACTCAACTTACTTCAGAAATAGTATTAGAAGAAAATTTTAATACTTTTGTAAAAAACGAAGCAGATCATCAAAACAGGTACTCACAATGAGATCGTTTCATATTGGGTTTACTGGAACTAGAACTGGAATGACGGATAAGCAAAAATCTTATCTTCAAGAATTCTTGGAGTCGATAATTACAGTTTGTCAGTTTCATCATGGAAGTTGTATTGGTGCTGATAAAGAAGCTTCTGATATAGCTGTTATATTAGGGATGGAAATCATTGTACATCCTCCTTTAGATAAAAAAAATATGGCGCCATGTACCGGTAAGGAAGTAAGAGAACCCAAATCATATGGAATTAGAGATCGTGATATCGTCGACGAATCTGATTGGTTAATTGCAACACCAAAAGGATTCAATGAAGAATTAAGATCTGGTACATGGCAAACAGTTAGGTATGCAAGAAAAGTTAATAGAAAAACAATGATTATTTATCCAGATGGAACTACAGTAATTGAAAATGATAAACTGAGTTGGTAAGGAGTTTTAGAATGAGTACAACTGATCTATGGAAAGATTTTACAATTGAGCAATTGGTTATTGAACGAAAAATTCGTCAGGATTGGATCGATGGAGATGAAAATGATGGTCGGTTAAGTACTGGAAGCAGTGCTCAACTAGATATGTATTGTGATGAGATTGATGAAATTAATGAAATGTTAATACGTAAGGGGGTTCCACCAAGTGTATGAATTTGATTATTTTGATTTTCATTCTGTGATAGTTCCTATTGGATATCAAAGATTTGAATGTCCAATTTGTAATTTCACTTGTTCAAATGAAGTTGATTTTGATAAGCACGCCGACGAAGATCATAAAGTAGAAAAAATTGAAAATTCATGGTTGTTTGAGTAAAGAAGAGTGGGGGATGATGTAATGGTAGCATAATCGCCTTTGACGCGATTCGAATGGGTTCGAGTCCCGTTCCCCCAACCATTAAGAAAGTATTTTCATGAGCGAAATCTTTATTACCTCTGATCTTCATTTTGATCATGCTAATGTAGCGTTACATTGTGATCGAAATAAATGGATCTGTCCTAATCCTTTTTATGATTCAACTAAACCATATCATTTTAAATTCAACAACCCAAAAGCAGTTCGTATTGATCAGCACAATGAAGACCTAATCAACAATTGGAATTCTGTTGTTGGTAAAAGAGATGAAGTATGGATTCTTGGCGATCTTGCTTGGAAACGTCATAGTCATTTTATTATGGCTCTAAATGGAAAGAAATTTCTTATTAGAGGAAATCATGATAAGATGGACTTAAAGGCATATAATCTTTTTGCTGAGATTGGCGGAGCAAGATATCAATATTCTTTCTTTACTCAGATCCAAAAGCAACAAGTAATGCTTTCCCACTGTCCTTATGAATCATGGTTTTCCTCATGCCACGGAAGTTGGCATATACATGGGCATTGTCATGCTCGGCTTCGAGAACGACCCGATCTTCTTCGTATAGATTGCGGTGTTGATTGTTGGGGATATTTTCCAGTACCATGGGAAGTAATTCAAAAGAAGATGACAATTAAAGAACAGATGAAAAAAGAGTTCTTTAGTTCTAATTGTCACCGAGATCCAAATAATTCAGATTCTAATCTAAATATGAGAGAAGTTCAAAAACAGAATATTCAACTTATGATTGGTGCTGGAATTAAAGTAGAGCAATCAATAGTTTCAGAAGAGAAAATGATTGATTTTGCTAAAGAAGATCTTGATGAGGAATAAAATTCGATTTATGAGGCTGTAGCTCAGACTCAGATACTGACTCTATCGGAATCGGCCGATAACGACGAGTTGGTTGAAGATCCATGAGCGCTAGTTTACTAGAGGACGTCGGGGTTTATGGCCGACCAGTCTCTCCCTACTTAGAAAGAAAACAAATGGAAACCAAGTACTTTGAATGCGCCTGCTTTAGTCCAGAACACACTATCCGATTTGTTATAGATGATGATCCAGAAGATTCTTGTCTATATCTTGAAGTTCAATTAATCCAATATCGAAATATTTTTAAACGAGTTTGGGTTGCTGTTAAATACATCTTTGGATTTCGTTCCCGGTGTGGTCATTGGGATTGTTGGTTGTTAGATGAGAGAGATACTCAAGGATTGATAAATTTGTTACAGCAACATCAAGAACTTATGAAGAATAAACAACAACCGAAATTTATTGGTAATCCGAGAAAGGATTAGTTATGGTAGCTATTTCTTTTACAACACCAGACCTCGATCCAAATGATACTTGTTTAGCAATACCACCACCCGAGAGCACAAGAGATCATTTAAGATTGATGGAAGCTATTGATAGATCTAATCATCCCGATATGAGTTATTGTGTTACTGATATGTCAAATACTCTTGCGACATTCAGATCAGCCTCAATATATGATGTAGTACAAAGAGAAGACCAACAAAAATTTGATGCTAATCTCGGTGAACGATTAAAAGAAGAGAAGAAAGAATTGACACACGAGCGTGATCAAATTCAAAGAAAGTATCCTCGAGATAATCGTTTGATTAATATGAATCGTCGATTGAAAGAGATTGATAGACAGTTAGTAGGAATGAGATGAGTGACCATCAAACCAGATGGAATGAACTTAGAGAAATTACTAAAAAACATAAAATGGTACTTATAACTGCAACCGAATGTACAGTTAATAGACCGTATTATCGAACAAAAAATGGTTTACCCAAACCATCATATGAAATTGTTATTATAGATTATATGGATCTGCTTGTACGGGAGAAATAAATGGATAACAATGATCCAAATATGATGGAGCCGTATGATAACAGAATTAAAATTATACCTCCTACAGGCACGACAATTGCTGATGTCAATTCTATGTGTAACAAGATAAAGAAAGATTTTCTAAGTCTTGATAATATCGACTGCAAATATCAACCCAGAACTATGCTTTGTATTGCTAAATGTAAACATAGAGAACGTACTTGGTGGGTGTGTAGAGAATTATGTGATGATTTTAAACCCTATCCGGGAACTGAACACTGGGTGGAAGAGTTTAAAAAACAAATGAATAAATAAAGGTATAGGATTATGCCTCTATCGTCTAGTGGCCAGGACAGATGCTTTTCAAGCATCGAACCGGTGTTCGATTCACCGTAGAGGCGCCAACTATGAAGAGCAGTGTGGGTCGAATCCCACTGGGGCGGAGACGCCTTGTGATGTAATAGGAAGCATAGCTCTTCTCCAATTTCTTTAGGAGACTCGATATGGAAGTCAAGACAGTAATTAAATGCGGTAATATCGACATGGGAGTGTACTTGTTGGACGACATCAAAGCCCGCCTTAACGATCGGCATCTGAAAGGGTCCATCTCTGTGATCAAATCCATCGAAAGCGATGGGCACACATGGATCACGATCGTAATAGAGTTTCCGCGCGAGTTCAATCAGGAATTGATGAATGATGCCACGACATACATCAAAGGGCTTGTAACTGGTATTCTACTATGGTCTGGTGTGGAAGTTATTTAGTGACGGATTCAATATTGTAAATTGAAACCAGAAAGAAAATCTAATGACTAAAAACAATGCGATAAGTCAAGGACTCAATTTTACTGGAGTATATGATCGTTTTAAAGACGAAGTTAATAAACAACTTGTTGATCTTAGAAAACGATATCCTGATTGTAAATTTTATTTTGTTTCTGAACCTGATGATAAATTAAGTAGGGGTGGTGGGGGCGGAATTGGTTATAGTATTTACGCCGATAAAAGATTTTTTGCACACGAACAAATTCAACGAAATACTGATTTTATAACAAAAGAATATCCTCAAACTTTAACGTATTTAACCGAAAAATATAATAAAGATATGAAAGGATTAGAGGTTAAAAAAATTAGAGCAGAAAGTTATATAAAGGAAGCACAATTGATTTTAGATAGTTAGATATTAGATAGTTTAAAAATTAAATGGATCAGACCCAATCCACTCGCATGGGTTGATTCTAATAATAAAATTCATATGTATTATCCTGATTTTTATCTTACAAATTTCAATACATATTTAGATCCAAAAAATCCATATTGTATGATTAAGGATGAAGAAAAAATGAATGAAATATCAAAAAAATATAAAATTGTTTTTGGTGATATTTCTATTGTTAAACAACATATTATTTCATTGGTCAATAAGAATTAGATTATGACAGATCCACTTCTCTTCTTTTGAATAAACTAAAAAGGAGATTAGCAATGGTTAAACCAGAATCTCTTCGTAAAGTTCTGTATTCAATTACTAAGGATTGTCATTGCAGAGATAATATCGATCCATACTGTCTCTTGATTGAACTTGTACTTTCTTTGGGGAAAGAACCAAGATTTCTAATTCAGACTAAATGTGTAGAGAAATTCAAGTATGAACTAGGAAAAGAATTAGATAGAAAAGTAGAGTGGTGTGAAGCTTTTACAAGATGGATCGATGATGGTTATGCAAAGAAATTTGATAAGGAATATAACGAAGAGCTTCCATTTGAAGAAATTTATTCTAAGGTGAGACCTAAAAAATAAGTTAGGGGATCATCATGAATTATGATTTTATTCGAATTGATGATATAATGAAGGTAATAGATAAGTTACCACTCTGTGAATACTTTATCGAAACGAGAAAAAAGGCTGAACGAAAATCTGTCATCTCTTGGTTATCAGTATGTGACAGAGATACGTTACAGTATATCAATCAAATCTATGACAGAATACATAATCCTGTTTCTGAATTGAATGTGGGTAATGATATATTCGAACAAGAAGATGTGTATAAAGATAGTACTGGATATGATGATAATGAAGAATACATTCATCCATTTACTAGGGAACCATTAAATGATGCAACTGATTTACATACCATGGTAGTTCTTCTTTTACTATGGGAATCTGGACGAACAGAATTGCCAGAAGGTGTCGATGTAAAACAAGCAGTTGAAGAGATACTGGAATATTCAGTTGCTGAGATTTTGAGACGTGAAGGTTTAGTAACGTTAAAAGGTACTGGGTTGTTTTTCGATAAGAAGTTTAAGGCTGTACCGGTTAAATCAAAGAAACTGAAAAAGAAAACTAAAACCTCGAAAAGGAAATAGGAATTTATGTCTATCGACACATCCAAATTTGTCTCGTCTGAACGATATCAAGAAATAAGTCTTCGTCTTGAAAAAATTGAGAAAGATGAAAATGTTCGAATTCTCTTTGCTTGCGAATCTGGAAGTAGAGCATGGGGATTTCCATCACAAGATAGTGACTATGATGTAAGATTTATTTACGTTCATCCCATCAACTGGTATCTTTCAATTCAGGATCGTCGAGATGTTATTGAAAGACCATTAGAAAATCTAATTGATGAGAGTGGGTGGGAACTTAGAAAAGCACTTCGTCTTTTGAAGAAATCAAATCCACCACTTTTAGAGTGGATGCAATCATCAGTCATTTATCGTTCTGATTCTGATTTTGTAAATTCATTTAAACAACTAATGACCAACTATTATTCTCCTCGTCAATGTATGTATCATTATTTACATATGGCGAAAGGTAATATTCGAGAATATCTTAAAGGTGAACGAGTTTGGACAAAGAAGTATTTTTATGTACTTCGACCAATATTAGCTTGCCGGTGGATTGAATCTGGTCTTGGTATTGTACCAATGGAGTTTCAGATATTAGTTGATTCTGTAGCTTGTCCTCCTGATATCAGAATGTATATTAATCGACTTCTTGAAGATAAACTTACTGGTCGAGAAATGGATGATGGTCCTAAAATTGTTGCATTTCATAGATTTTTTGATGATGAGATCAGAAGGATTGATTCTATAGTTAAAGATATACCTGTCGGTAATCAATCTGACTATGAACTCTTCAATGAGTTATTTAGATCGATGGTTGGTAAGTATATAGAGGACTAAAATGACAGATAAAGAATATAGAAAGAAAAATAAAGGACGAGTTGATCCATGGATGATTGGAAGATATCTTAAATGGTATTTATTAAAGAGAACTTGTAAAGATAAGAAAGTGATAGAAAAGATTGATTAATTTTTAATTTGAATAAATTAGGTAAATGAGTATCAAGCCCGTATAGCTCAGTTGGTAGAGCTCGAAATTTGTAATTTCGTGGTCGTTGGTTCAACTCCGACTGCGGGCTCCAGTCTCAAAGGAATTTACAATGGCTTCTAAAATGTATATCCTAATTAAAGACAATATAGATCTTGGTCATGCAATTTTGGGAGCAGCTCATGCATCTCTTAGTGGTTATCTAACTTTCTTGAAACAGGAACACAGTACAAGACAGTTGTGTCACGGAGAAAGTCCTTATGAGATTCCAACTAAGGTAGAGAAATGGGTCGATGAATCATTCCGTAAAGTTGTTTGTAAAGTATCTCAAACCGAATTTGATAAGTCAAAGACTTATTTCAAAGAAGGTTCTGAATTTCGAATTATGAACGAATGTGGTCTTGAAGGTAATCCAGAAATTGCAATTGTGTTTGCGCCAAGAGAAGAATGGCCAAATTTCTTTAAATCATTGAAATTGTATAAATAATCGAAGTATGGGACCATAACTCAGTCGGTAGAGTAGTACACTTTTAATGTACGAGTCGCGAGTTCGATTCTCGCTGGTCCTACCATTTAGGAAACCAATGAAAGAACATCTTAAAAAACTTGAGGGTGTAAAAGGAATTACTGATGCAATCCATAAATTAGAAAAGAGATTGCGTCATATTCAAGATACGTGCGAGCATTCAAGAGTCAAGAAAATACATCATTCTGGTGATAGAGATAATAATGTATATTATTGGACAGACTTTCATTGTCTTGAATGTGGTAAGAATTGGAGTGAAGACGGAACAAAGTAGGAGTTCAAAATGAAAACAATTCATGTTAAGGGTACTGTTGTATATCCAATTTATATTGACCAAGATATTAAAGTTGTAGATGATTCATCAACAGAAACAATCAAAGCAACGGTTATTGATATTGCTGAACGATTTTTGGATCACGGATGTGTAAAACCAACATTTCAAACAGAGTTGATAATTACTGAGAAGAAATGATTTCTTGGGCCGTTACCTTAGCCTGGTTAAAGGGGGACACTCATAATGTCTTTACCGTGGGTTCAAATCCTGCACGGCCCACCATTTAAAATTTTAGCTCAGATAATAAGAGCTAATAACTTGATATACTAATAGAACAAATAGAAAAGGTATATTAAAATGCATAAATGTGAAATATGTAAAAAAATATTTGAACATAAAATGGCTCTTGCCGGCCATAAAAGAATACACAACGGTAAACCATCACCAACCCGAAAAAAATATTCTCTTGGTGATAAAAATTTAGAACATTATATATGTCAATACTGTGGATATAAATCAAATTCTGGATTATCTTTGGGGGGTCATGTTGCTAATTGTAAATTAAATCCTTGTATGGTTACAAAAAAAGAAAAATTTAGTAAAGCTATGAAAGGAAGATTTTGGTCAGAAGAAAGAAAACAAGCACATCGAGAGGCTATGCGTCGATGTGTATTATCTGGAAATCAAAGAACACCATCACCCGGAGGAATAACCAGGGGAACTTGGTTTACTGATAGGTTTGGAAAAAAATGTTATTTACATGGTAGTTGGGAAGTTGCTGTTGCTAAATTTTTTGATTCAGTAGAATTATCATGGACACGAAATAAAATTGGATTTGATTATGTATATGAAGGAAAAATACATAGATATTTTCCAGATTTTTATTTAAACGATTTAGATTGTTATATAGAAGTAAAAGGTTTTGAAACAGAAAAAGATCGATCGAAGTGGAAACAATTTCAAAGTAAACTTTCTATTATTAAATATGAAGAATATCAAAATTTGAATTTGTGGTTAGAAAATTTAAATGTTAAATATAAAGGAAAGTGATATGTCATACTCTATATTGTTATTCATATTATTTTTAACCGGTATGCTTTTAACCGGAGATTGTTTTATCAAAGCATCAGCATCTAAAAGTAATCCCATATGGTTTCTTATGATCACAGGATTACTTTAGCTACTCATATTAGTACTAGAAATATTAGACTCGCTTAAAGGAATTTAATCAATGCAAGAATTACTTTCTTTCTGGAAGGATGTACCTGTGACAGCTCTTAAACCCGCAGAAATTTTCTTTGATGGATATTTCAAAGGCAAACCTCGTCCTACATGCAATGATAAAGAAGTTAAGCTTCTTGTTGTTGAAGCTATTATGCCTGAAATTTTACAGTGGTTGGGTGAGACTCATGATTTTGATAATGATAAAGAAGAAGTCACAAAACAACTTCTTGAAACAATTGCATATCATAAAGATGGTTATGAAATGGCAAAAGATTTAGACGACAATGAAAGTTGGGCAAGTAATTCAGAACTAGTTGATGTCTTAGATGGTCTTGGTTTTCGAAACGTACTCGATAAAGTAACATTATTATGGATCAAAGATAATGATGTAAAACCACTTTTTAAAGTTGGCGACAAGGTTCAAGTTAATGGTAAAGATGTAAGCGGAAGAGCAGCTAAGAAGATCTATAATGGCGAGATTACAGCAATTCAACCAACAGGAACATATACAGTATTCATTGAAGAATTGGGTCATGTTCGAACCGGTAATGGATCACATGGTAATATTCTCAATTGGGAAAAAGTTGATAATATCTAAAGAATCAATGATATGATTTTTAGAACAAAATATATGAAAGGTAATAAGTTATGAAGAAAATAATAATGATGATTCCGATTGTAATACTACTTCTTTCCACTGGTTGTATTTCAGATAATGCAACCCATGGACAATCTAATGGTGGTTATGCTGCTGTAACTCCATCTAGTCTTGTTCTTGGATATGGAAGTTTTTCATTCATGCACCAAGATATTGTACCTGGTCAGGGAATGCATTATCATTCTGCACAATATGGTATGACAACATCAAACCTATGGTATACAGAAGATATGACCATTATGCCTTTGACTAGTGGTTCAGCTACAGTTACACATGAAAATAAACCATTACTTCAACTTGGTGGTTTTCGAATAGATAACCCATTCTCGAGTCCGGTAACGACTATCGAGATGGTTCCTGATTCTACTTCGACTAATACTATAAAGAAGTAACTTTTAGAATTATCGCTACCGGTTCACTCAAGGACCGGTGGCGCAATGGTTAACGCAGGATTCTTATAAAGTCAAGATTGTTGGTTCAAATCCAACCCGGTCCACCACGTCGAAGGAGATAATATAAAGATCAATTATGAATATCAAATTATATACTAAAATCAGTAACTGTAAGAAGTGTGGATCAGAAGCAGCATTACAAAGAAGTGAAACTTTACTTTCAATTAGAGTAAAGTGCAGCAAATGTGATAACGCAACACCATTTGAATGTTTTTCTCCTGAAGCCATTGCTGATTGGGAAAGAAAGAATAAATGAAACTGTTTGAAAAGGGATGGAAGAAAGTTGGAAAAGATTTTGAAAGAGATGGTCGAATTTCCTGTTCTCTTCATTTTCAAAAATCATTTTGTGGATTAGGACTTGGGTGTGAAAAATACTATGGTTGTAGTAATGATATAACTGAACAGTATATTGTTTATAATTTCAAGTTCTATCTTGGTCCTTTGATTTTCAACGGAACAATCTGTGGTGATTCTTTTCCGCTTAAAATATCTAATGATGATCTGTACGAAAACAATATGAACTGAGATAGGAAGTTGTTATGCCAAACACTAAAGAACTAGGAAAGATTACATCTGTTCATTTTGGACTTGGTGGATATCAAGATTGTCAACTTGGATTATCTCTTAGTTTCGAAGGTAAGAATGGTTGGGGTTGTGGTGTATTTATTGGTAACTGGGATGTAAATTCAATCAAACACAGTAAGGGTTGCAAGTGGACTGAGAAAGATCGAAAGAAATGGCATGATGAATTATGCCGAAAAGTTTCTGAAATCTTAAAACAAGCTAAAGTAAATGATGTTTCAAAACTTTTAAATATTCCGGTTGAAGTTGAATTTGAATTTAATACGTTGAAGAATTGGCGTATTCTGGAGGAAGTACTGTGAGTAGTGGAATGAATTGCAATTGTAAAAAATTAATTACTTTCTGTTTTGAAATTGAAACTGATATCAGAACTAACTATCGAAAAGATCTTGTTAAAAGATATAAGGGGTGGTTTGGTACTGAATGCACTCTTCGAAATATTAAGTTTTTAGCTAAAATTTTCAAATGGAAAAATGAATCTCCTCTTACTCCAGAAATTGAAAAGAATATGATCGAAAACTCCAATGATCCAATACCTAAATTTATGAGTGAGTTTGCTAAAAGAACAGATTTATCGATAGTTTATCGATCAGAAATGATTGTTCATGAAATTGCAGTAAAATTAAAAACTGTTGCAAATGCATGTTCAGAAGAAAAAATGTTTATTTCTGTTAATGATATGTATACTTTACTTGAGTATAAAGCAAAGATGAATGAGAGAAAATGGAAAGAAATACCATGTCAATCGTAGATAAAATTATCAAAGATCTTGAAGAAGAAGGAATTGAATTGATGGTTTTTGATAATCGACCAAGGTATGGTGATACTACATCTTGGGAAAGAGCAGATAAAGAAGCAGCAAGAAAGATTATTGCTAAATCAATTGCTGATTATATCTTGAAGAAGGATTAGTTATTTTGATTTTAGAAAAAATTATAAATTCAGGGATAGCTCAACGGTAGAGTACGAAACTGTTAATTTCGGCGTTGGAGGTTCAAATCCTCCTCCCTGAGCCAGCTTTTCGACAAACTCAAAACCTTATGGTTTTGACAAGGCTTCGAGCCACGTGGGCCAGTTTAATCACGGGGCATCTTATTCTGGATAAATTATGGCAGATCTAAATTGCAAAAAATGTGGTAAGTTTATGGGTACTCTTGAAAAGGGTGTGCTCCGTAATGGCTATGTTATTTTATGCAGTCAATGTTGGGATCGAGCAGATTCAGCAATTCAAATGGCTGAGTTTGCAATATACTCAACAGCAGATCAAGGTACGCCAGATTTTATCAAGGATCTTTTTGGGAGTTTTAACAAAGGTACAAAATGAAAAAACAAACCATTAAAAAATCCAAATTGAAAAAGTTATTGAGACCCATGTTTACAAGTACTATTATGTTTGGTTATGCAACTGAAAAACAAGTAGACAATCTTTTAGATACTGCACTTTCAAAAGGTTCAAAATGAAAAAACTCACAGTAACTTTAATGTGCGGTATTCCTGGTAGTGGTAAATCAACCTGGATTAAGAACAATAAAAAATCAAATGTTGATGTTGTTTCTTTAGATGAGATTCGAAAAACAGTGTATGGTCATCAATATCATAAAGATGCTGATGTTTGGATTCTTGCTTTTTCAACATCGATGGCTTCATTATTGCTTAAACAGAACAGAAGTATCATTATTGACGCCACTAATATTTTACCTTTTATGAGAGATACTTGGCGCAAACTTGCTAACCAATATGGTGCTGTCACCGAAATGATATGTTTCGAGATTCCATTAAAAGTATGTATTGAAAGAAATAATAAACGACCAAAGAAACAACGTGTACCGACCAGAATATTAAAACAATTTGCAGCGGCATATAGCCCACCAATTCTTTCGTATGAACCTTATGATAAGATTGTTTATATAAAAGAATAAATTGTTTTAATTTGGTATTTCTTTAAGAAACAAAAGAAATTCTTTAAACCTTTGAATTTCTTTATCAGGATTAGAAAGAAATTCTTGTTCTGGGATGTAGTAAATCATACACCCCAACTTCCAAGCAATTCTCAATTCTCGTTTTTGATCTTTCTCACTTAACTCACCATTTGATTTAAAATGATGTGGTTCAAGAACATCAATACATAAGTTATATTTCTTGATATACCCATCTGGAAATTTTCCTACTTTCTTAGATGTGGTGTGGTCATTTCTGAGAATTTCTTCACCCGATTCGGTTTGAATACGATTGAGAATGGATGTTTCATTATTTCCTATACATGGATACATTGGTTCACCATTAAACGATTGCCGTTCTACTCGTTTAATTTGACCAAGACTTAATTTTAATTTATGTTCTTCTGTTAGATTCTTTCCTGTTTTTACTAGAGACATCTTCAATTTAGTTTCAACAGAATGTTTCTTAACCCCGCCACTATGGTTTTTAGATATTTTTAATGTGGTTTCTTTTGATGATTTCTTACCTTTTGACCAAGCAACTTTTCCTCTGCAACAGTGCCCGTTTAAAAACCTATTCTTTTTATTAATTGTTTCTCTTCCACATCCACACTCGCATAATTTTATTTTTAATTCTTGAGAAATATGAAGTCCGATATGCGCATTATGCATTTTTAATTTAGTTTTTTCGGAAAGTATTCTTCTTCTGCTGTTATGTCCATTTATAAATCTGTGTTTTTCACCAACAACTTCTTTACCACAACCACACTCACACATTTTACTCATGATTCTCTTCACCATTAATTTGTTGAATACCATTCTTTTCTTCTAGAAAAACAATGGCTTCTTCAATAAGACGATAGATTTTCTTTCCGGTTACATCAGAAAGTTTTTTCAGACGTGTATGCCAATTTGTTTGAATCAGAATACTTCTCCAATGAATCGATGTTGACATGAATCCTCCTTATAATAATTTATAATTTATTCGGATTGATTTTCAAAACGAAATCAAAAATACTTCCTTAGAATAAAATAAAAGGATTATTAAATGACTAAAACAATTCTGTTTGACACCCATTGTCACGTATTCAATGGCAGTATTATTCAGGATATGATTCATCTTCCACCAATCTTAGATGGTGTGATGAATTTAACATCAAAAGAAACAATGTTAAAAGGTTGGTCTGGATATATATCTCAGACAGCTGGAATCTTTGTTGATTCTGAAGTTGCAAATAATGAATATCTTACAAAGACAACGTTGAAACATTTTCCGAATGCTTCTGCTTGTGCAACTGTACCATTAATGATGGACATTCATTACTTATTTTCTGATTCAATGCAAGCGGGTCAACCAGCACTTGATGGTGTTTATAGTGTTGACAATCTTCAAAATCAAATTGATGATTTACGATATCTTTCTGCAAGAGGGAATTGTTATCCTTTCTTTGCTGTAGATACTCGAAGAGCAGGAGTTGTTGAATCTATCATTGATGGAGAACATGTTACAAAGACAGCTGGAAGATTCTTTGGTGTGAAGATGTATCCAAGACTCGGGTATCATCCAATGGCTGGAACTCTACCTGCAATGTATGAATATTGCGCATCAAAGAATATTCCAATTATGACTCATTGTTCAGGAACTGGTTTCCCAACATGGCCATCTTCATCAGATAAATTTTGTAGTCCAGAAAACTTTAGACCAGCACTTGAAGCGAATCCAACTTTGAGAATTGATTTTGCTCATTTTGGTTGGAGTAAACCAGACTGGGCTAACAGTATTATTGATATGATGTCGAAGTACCCAAATGTATATTCGGATCTATCATGCTATACTAGTATGAGCAATTTAAATGATTTTAAGAAAGCATATTGGAATATTGATATCGTCAAGCAGCGTACTATATACGGAAGTGATTATGATATTTTTTACTTCACAGAAACAGGTACTGACTTAGATGATTATATCAATAATTTTCAGAAAGCTTTTACTACAGAAGAACTAAATAATATGATGACTGTACTTCCTGAAAGATATCTATTTTAGAAAAAAATATGTATAAACCGGACAGTAATGACCCCTATCCTCATCGGCACTTATGGGAAGAATATGAGGACAAGGATAAAAGAACAGGTAAAAAGAAACTGGTAGAAAAATGCAAATTTTGTCATATAGTAAGAGATTCACAAAAAAAGTAATATTACTAACATTGTTAGTTAATCTTAGTTTTTTGTGTGGTTGTAATGGATGTTGTTCAACCCATTCAACCGGACCATTTAAAATTGTGAACAAAATTCACAACAACCAATGGGTTGATAAAAGTGGTTCTGTTTCTGTTATTTACAGTAATCAATATTATCTTGTTGTGAGCAGAACTAATTCGTGTGGTCAGGCTGAAGTAAGAACATACCAGACTAGTTCTAATCAATACTTTACTGTGAAAGCCGGTGATATATGGATAAAAAACCAATAAGAGATATTGTAAAAGATCACAGATGGCAAAAGATTCGTGAGAGTTTATTAGGCAAATGGAAAGAAAGACCGTCGTGGTGTTGCCAGCAATTAAAAAATTATCTTGGTAAATTGACTGGTGCATCGAATGATGAGTTACGGATAATCGGAAATTATTTGGTGGGATCTGGATTTCGTATGGGTGTGATAAAACATCCATGTATAAATCAATTGCGTAAAGAAATCTCAACTGAAATTAGTGAAAGAAAAAGTCAGGCAAGGTGGTATTAAGGTATGAATGAACTTGATGGTCTGCGAATGGGTCGTCGGCAACTTGAAGTTGAAATTACTCGACTTGAAAGTAAGTTAGATGAATTGAAAGAACAGAAGAAGCAGAAGGATCGTAGAATTTCTCAGTTGACAAATTCTAACATTCCTGCCAGTACTGCAAAACCTGTAAATACTTTTGGTCCGTCACTTTTTGGTTGAGGAAAAAGAAAAATGAAAATTATGGTTTTGAGTGACGGTACAACTTTTACAAGTATTCATGGTTGCCAAATTGTAGAAGTCGATGAAAATTTAAACGACGACGAAATTGAAGATTGTCTTAGAATCATAAATCAAGAATATACAGATTGCTATCATGCTAAAGTTCTTGGTAGTTTTGATTGTGATGGTGTTTTTCATGTTGGGGTTTCACCCACTAATGGAAATATGAATTCGATTAAGGTAGTATAGAATAAATTAAAAAGATGATTATAATGGGTCTGAACCGGTATCGATTTAGGAACGGCAATAGATGCTGCGTGTCGAGGTATTTGTTGGTTACCCTCGTTAAAAAGGACTGACTGCAATAACGAACAACATCGTTAGTTTCTTCCGTGCCCCCGCTCTCGCAGCGGCTTAACGGATGGGTTCCCTTGAGTGTCCAGTAGAGGATGACCCATCGACACAGGACAGATTAGTTAAGTGAATGCTTAACAGATATCAGATATCAATTCGTCAGAAATGACTACACACGTAGATGTATCGAAAGCAGTCTTAAACACGGGAGTTCAACTCTCCCCAGATCCACCACTCGATTCGCCTCCACTATAGAATAAATTAAAAGTGGAGTAATAATATGAAAATTGGTACTTTAAATAACGTGAAAGACAGAAAATGTAAATGGTGCAATACAGAATTTAAAAACTGTACTGGTTCTAAATTTTCTAATCATGTGAGATGGTGTAGAAAGAATCCGAATTTAGATATTCAAAAAGAAAAAGAGAATTCGAAAAAAATGGCTGAAATTTCGAATTCTAACACACACGGAATTAGACAATATCATATTGTACAATGTAATTATTGTTTTTCTTATTTTGTAGTTGAGAAAAGAGAGAAAACATTTCTTAAAAAGAAAAAATTCTTTTGTTCAATGAGTTGTAGAAATACAAGACCGCACAGTCATACAGAAGAAACAAAAAATAAAATTAGAAACCTCGTATGTAAAAACGGAAAGACACTATCCGAAAATACAAAAGATTTATGGAAAGATCCAATTTATTCTAAAAAAGTGATGGCTCATAATCCTTGTTTCACATCAAAAGGTGAACGAGAATTAAGAAATTGGTTTATTAATACTTTTTTAGAAGAAGAGTGGACTTATGGTGGCTGTTTAAGATATAATGATTTGGGTATTACCAGAGACTTATATTCCAGCAAGTTAAAAGTTAATATAGAATATGACGGCGAGTGGCACTTTAAAGATCTTGTTGGACAATTAGAATCAAAGCAACTGAAAGATCAAGCTTTGGAATCTTGGTGTATTGAGAATTGTTGGAGACTAATTAGAATTAAAGATGAGATTTATCAATCAGATCCTGAAGGTTGGAAAAACACAATTAGAAATGAAGTTCTGAATGGTACTGAACAGATAGTAAAGTTTTACTGAAAAAGGAAATCTCGATGCCTGTACGTTTCTGTTTCAAAAAGCCAGATGGCGAGAATGAAATGTTGAATGATATTGACGATAAGATTGCTGCATATCTTGGTGAAACTCCGAGTACAGAGTATAACCACTTCATGGATTTTATTTCTGATATGGGTTTTGGAGTACTATATCGCATGGATGGTTGCTCTATTGATGAAGCAAAATTCAATGCTTGGTTAGCTGATATTGAAGCGAAAGAACCTGATCGATATAATGGGATTGTAAAAAGTAATAATGGTAAACTGATTCCGTGTCTTCGTAAGTTCCTTTATCAGGATTATACGTTCAAGGCATGGAGGTAAGAATTTGATTTTATGGTGGGGTGGCAGAGCCCGGTTGAATGCATCGGCTTTGAATACCGACGTACCGCAAGGTACCGTGAGTTCGAATCTCACCCCCACCGCCAGTATCGAAACTGTTAAAACGGAGAGATGACTGAGTGGCCAAAAGTAGAAGTTTACTAAACTTCCGAACCGCAAGGTTCCGAGGGTTCGAATCCCTCTCTCTCCTCCAATTTAAACTAGAAAGAAAACAATGGAACCAAAATCCTTCATAGAAATGACAAGACCTATGCACAAAGAAAAAGAGATTGGTCCCATCGTGACTCATGACTTTCCAATTATTAGTCATAAACTAAAAGAGTCTAAATGGGACAAAGTTTACTGGTTCTTATATGGTATCTTCGTAAGACCCTTTAAGAATGCTACTTATCATCTTCGACAAAGATTTATCAATAAGTTATATCTCATTGATACCAAACTTGATCGCGGTAAGTATTATGATACTGATTCAAGAATGTTATATGGTATGATGAGTCTTCTCTGTCAGTATATTGAGATTGAAAAACCAATGGAATCAATTAACTGGACAGATGACGATCATCATTTTAATGCTTACTTTAACATGATGGATTGTTATATCTGGTGGAAGAATTATGAAAATCGAACTAAAGAAATTGATCGTGCTTTAGATACTTGGTATGCAAGTTCAAAGCAAGATAAGAATGGTGACTGGTTAGCTAATCTCAACAAACCACAATCAGTTCAATCAGAAAAATTATTTAAGCATCTTCATGATCTTGAAAATCAATTAGAAGAAGAAGAAGAAGAAATGCTGGTTAGGCTAGTCAGAATCAGAAAATATCTTTGGACGTGAGGTAGAAAATCATGCCTAATATTTCAGTACTAAGTGATCCTTCTGATCACGGTGGAAAGATTATAGATGCAAATCAAAAAACAGCAACTTTAACAGGGAAACCTATTGCTGTTCAAGGTGCACAACACAAGTGTCCTAGAACTGGTCACGGCACAACAAAAATCACAGCTATTACTAAAGTATCAACAGCGGAAGGTAAACTGATTATCACAACCGGTGCAACCGCAGGATGTGGTGCTAAAATTCAAAGTCCTGATAGGAAAGCAACAGCTGAATGAAAAAAATAAATATATTATCGATGTTTATATTAATAGTAATAATCTTTCTATTATCGATCTTTGTTTATCAAATTAGAAATGATCATACTAAAAACATTGAAATTATGATTATTCCAAATAATGTGAATGAATTTGAAGTCCCAACTAATTTTAATGGCAATGTTGTTAGTTGTGGATTTGTTACAAACGTAACCGAAGATATGATCTGGTATCGAATTTCTGAAAGAACCTATGTTCGAAATTTTAACTTTCCTCGCAGTAAGGAATAGAAAATCATGAACGAAGACTTCATCACTTCTATGTTCGGAGCCAATATTTCTCAAGATATAAAGTTTAGATTAACTGAGAAAAGTTTTAATCAATTGAATTGTTTTTTTAAAGATCAATGCGATTATATTGATGATGTTGATGGTTTTGTTGTTAATTTTTGGCTTGATAAAACACATCTAAGTTATGAACATTTGAGTACTATGATTGAAGCACAATTAGAATTAGAACATCTATTAACATTATCAATTAAAAGTAATAGAAAAGAATTAAAGAAACTACTTCTTGGTTGTAATGGATATTCTGATCATGAACTGGATATTAAACTCCACGAAGATCCTGATACTATTGTTGACTATATGTCACTATTAGAAATAGTTTCATCAGTTAATGTATTTATGAGACAACTTGATAAGGTTATAAAAAATAATGACAAGCAATGATACAAAAAGTATTGTAGTAATTATATTACTAGCTATTGGAATAGTACTTTGTGCAGCTAATATTTTTACAGGCAATAAAACTTTTGGAACATGTGGCATAATAGTTGCTTCTGGAGCAACAGCTTATTGCTGGTATGAATTGTGTAAATTGGTTAATAAAAAATGAAAAGAATAAATCCATCATTGGAAACTACTGTTAATGTATTAATCTATACCTTGTGGGGTGAGTGTAGAGGTGAATCATTTCAAGGTAAACGAGGCGTTGCTTCTGTAATTTGGAATAGAGCATTAAAAGAAATTAAGAAAAATTCAATTGGAATGATTGATGCTCTTAAGCAAGTTTGTTTAGCACCTCATCAGTTTAGTTGTTGGAATGATGACAATGCTTCTTTACAACAAGAAGTAGATCAAAGTTCAGATGCTTGGTATGATATTATGGCCATTGTAACTGATATGGTTAGTACTGTTACTTTAGAAAATGGGTCATACAAACCAATTTTCGATGCTACTTTTTATCATGCTACATCATGTCATCCATATTGGGCAGATGAATTTATTGAAGTAGAACAAATAGGAAATCACATCTTTTACAAAGAGAAGTAATTTTTCATGGGCTGTTAGCTCAATTGGTAGAGCACGTGCTTTGCAAGCATGAGGTCGCCGGTTCGATCCCGGCACGGTCCACCATTTTCAATTAAGGAATGTATCATGGATGCAACTGAAGCAAGGAAATTATCCAATGTATCGCTTAGCGGTATAATTATTCAGCCATTTTTAAAAGAGATTCATGCTAGAATTCAAACAGCTGCAAAAAATGGTAAATTTGAAATCATGGATCCTTTTTCAAGTATTACAGGAAAATATCCCACAATTGAAGAACAGGGAGCAATTATGGTAGAATTAATTAAGTTGGGTTATAAGGTAGTTGAACATCCAAATCCAGATCCCGGTCATCCTTGTTCTCGTTCATATACAACTATCTCATGGTAAAGGAATTTTCATGGAAGACACAGAAGCTATTGAAGAAAAAGATGCTAATGATATCATGCAGGAATATTTAGATGAGATGAAATTTCATTGTATGGAAGGTTCTTCTGGAGTTTTAGCAATTAATAAGATCTGTAATGATCTTGGTTATAAGGATGAAGGATTTAGAAATGGATCCAGCATAGAAACAATGTTAGCAGATAATCCTGATCTTGTTATGACAATCGTTGAATGGATCATTGCACATTTAGATAAGATCCCAGAATGGAAAATCGCTCTAACTTTTGAGGAGAACCCACCCAATGATAACTGAAATTAGCGAGTATAAGGGATCACCGGTTTTTGTGATTAAAAAAGATGCTGATGATAAGTATCCCTTTTCGTTCGGTTGTGCTAAAGCCAAACTTATGATTGAAAATATTGAAGCAATTAAGGCGTTTGTTGCAGAATGCGATACTAAAAAGACCAAGTAGAATAAAATATAAAGGTTTATTCTATGAGATGCAATGTTGGTGTAAATCCTATTTTATTAGCAGATCAGCATTTGATTGCAGAGTATCGAGAAATTCCAATGCTGGTTGGGAGTCTTGAATATTGGAATTGGGAAATTAAATCGCCTATACCTCAAGTTTTTAATTTGGGTGTAGGTCATATGAATTTCCTTAAAAATAAGTTAAGGTATGCGCAACGTCGACATGATGCAGTAGTTGCAGAATGTAATAGACGAGGATTTAAATGCGATACTTTAAGAATGCATTTAAATGGTCTCCCAATGGAATTCTGTCAAGATTGGAATCCAACAATCGAAGACAGTATGAAGTTGAGAGCCAGATTAAAATGGAAGCTCACTAACAAACAACAACCTTTCTGGAGGTATAACAGAAAGTGTTTAACTAATGAAGAGTTGAGTAAAATGATAACTGATATTGAGAATAGTGAGTTGTTTTATGTTTAAATTACCAGATATGAAATTAACAGAATTGGGCGAGAAATTGTCTATGGTAATACAGTTACCAGTTAAGGCTCCTTCTCCGATTATAAGTTATGTAAATATTTCAGTTTTGAACAGTCAAATAAAAGAAAGAACAGATACCATGAATGAGTGCTGCGAGAAGAGTAAGGGTAAGTGCAACTGTGATGGACATTTCAAGAACCCGAGTAAGGTTCGGAAAGAGAAGCTTCAAGAGTTTCTTAAGAAGTATGAAGCACGTGATTTGCGTTTTGCATATTTCCGTTCTATTCGTCATCCATCCATCTATATCACTGCAGTTAGTGTCCTTGATCGAAAGACATGCATCCTGAAGGTTGCTTTTGCTTTCTCAAGTCCCAAGGATACATTCTGTAGAGCTGAGGGTAAGATCAAGTGTTTTACCAAGATTGAGATTCCTGATCATGGTCATGTTACTTCTGTTCCTTGGCTCGAGGATGGACTGCTGTCTATTTATCTTGCCTATAATCGGATGAAGCAGAAGCCCGAGAAGCTTGCGTTGACTAAGTTTGATGACTTGGAATTCGCGGGTAGAAATTATTAAAAATTCGAGGGTGATAGAGTAATATCTATTACCCTATTCTTTTGCCCCCATAGCTCAGATGGATAGAGCAATGGGTTTCTAACCCATTGGTCGCAGGTTCGAGTCCTGCTGGGGGCGCCATCATTTGGAGATATCAAATGCCTCTTGTAGAACCAGGAATGTATTTTAGTAGTATAGAATTTTATCAAGATTTTCTAGAAATTGCTGGTCATGATTTTTTAAAAAATCCAACCGGAGTAATAAAATACGAATTTCTTAATATTGTATTCAAGTTAAATTTTAGAACCAAAAAAATTACAAGATGTGATACAAAAGAAACTAAGTCATTTACATATCATAATGGCACAGTTTTATTTGAAGCTTTTAATTTAAATAAGAATGTTAGTATTAGTTTAAGGGGTGGTAATGTCAATAAAGAGATGGTTCAATCAATCATTAAATAAAAATGATTTATTTGGTGTTCATATTAGAGAGACGTATCAATTTTTTAGAAACAGAAAAACAAAGGAGACAGATACAATGTTCAAGAAACTAAGAGCGTGGTTGAATGGTTGCACAGTTAAAGAAGTTGAAGCTTATGAGTCAGCAAAGAATTCAAATGTTAAAAAAGATACTCAAACAAAGATTCGTAATACACTTGAGTTTCTTGAAAATAATAAAGATAAGGATTGTACGGTTAAGATTCTTGTTCCTAGACAAGTCACACCAATTCCTTATGGTGATGCAGCTTATTTTGCATCGTTGAAGATGGATATTGCTTCTAGAAGTATTAATCTAGTTGCTAACAAACATTTATATAATAATTCTAATACGTATATTAAGATCTATGAAGATCTATTAACTGCTGTCGATAAGGCAATTACTGATTCGGGTCTTGTGATTGCTGGTGGAGAAAAAACAAATACCCCAGTAGTAACAGAACTGCCTCAGCAATTGATTGATGCAATTCGTAAAATTACTAAGGAAGAATTGAAGAATTTTTCTGATTCAGATCTGGGTCTTCGTTCTCGTGGTCCTTGTTTTGATGGATCAGCTGAGAATACATTGGTTGAGAAGAGACAAGAGTTGACTCAAGTAATTCAAAAGATTGCTGAACAAGAAGTAAAGAAATTACCCGATTGTGATCTTCATGATCACGGTCATGTATGTTCTTGTCGTGTAATTGGTCCTGGTCAATTTCAACCCAATGATCCGGATGGTTCAAAGGCTAGAGAAGAATTAAATAAGATTATGACTACACCAGTAGGTACTAAGATTATACTCCCGACATACGGTGAACCTGTTGCGAAGATGGTTTCTCAGCCTTCAGATCCAACTTCTATTATTGATGCTGTTGGTCATTATTCTGAAACTAGAGAAACACAACAGCCACCAACAGGTTCTGCTGAAGCGGTTGCTCATCAAGTTGAATTACTTCAAAAATGTGCTCCTAAACCAGTACTAACAACGATTCGACCAGCTTCTGTTTGGTCTCCAACGGCCACAACAAATGATTTGGTTGATGAGGAAGTTGTTATTGATTCTGAAGATAATAGTTGTGAGACACTTGGTGCTAGAATACTGAAGAGTTCAACTACAACCGATGAAGAGGAAGTAGTTATCAAGGATGTCTGCGTTTATGAAAAATGATAAGAAGTCATTAGAAGTTACAATCTGTGTCAACAATGAATCATATACCTATGGTAATATTAGTGACTGGGAAGCTCAATCATGCGGGTCGACACACCTGAATGTAACTTTGAAATTTAATGATGGTGATGATCCTGTCACCATCTTATTAGGTTCTGGACATACAATGATAGTATCAGTTCAAGATGATGAAGAAACTTAAAAGGACAACTGAACGTGAAGATTAAGAAAGCAGAATCTATTGGACTTGCTTGTCAAATTGCATTTGAATATGAAAAGTGGGGATGGGAACATATTTCTGATATGTTAGCAACTTATGAGTATCCCGAAAAGCCACCGTGCGATGGTGATACTCTTCTTTATCTTTGTAATACAGCTGCTAAACATAAGAAAGATGGATTGGATTTTAAAGCTACTGAAAAAGAAATGATGAAGATGAAAAGGATAGCAGCATGAAGTGGTGTATTACTATCATATTAATTCTTTCATTGATAGTTCTTGGTTTTAAATTAAACCAAAATAATGAGTTGGTTAATTTTCTTAAAACTCCAAAAGAATATAATATATACCACGTATCATATCAATATCAAGAAACTAATTCATCTACATCATTTTCAGTAAATAGTTGTGATGTTGCTGTTAATTGGACTAATAGGGCAAATACTATCTCTAATATAATTTATATCGAACTTATACATAAATATCCAGCTTTAGTAGATAAGACTGTTGTACTTACAAGTATAACATTTCTTGGTCATGTAAGAGATTAAACTAGTTTCAGGCGAGATAGCTCAGATGGTAGAGCAGCAGACTGAAAATCTGCGTGTCAAAGGTTCGATTCCTTTTCTCGCCACCACGTTTGCGGTGAGGTCGCCTAGTGGCAATGGCAGGAGACTGTAAATCTCCCGGTTAACCCCTACGAAGGTTCGAGTCCTTCTCTCACCACCATTTAAAGAAAAACTATATCATGAACAATGAATGAACTGAATGTAATTTACCTTTCGGACCTGTATGGAGTAAAGATTATAAAACTCCAGTAGATTCTTTTACATTTCGAGGTTTGAATAAACCAGGAACTTTGATTGATACTGCAATGGGAAAATATCTCATTGGTCATATAAATGTACTAGGTGGTTCATGCGATGATTGTATGGAATTCAGTGTCGATACAATTATTATACGATATAAGATAATTTCGTTAGAAGACTAATCACAAAGGAAAACAAAATGGATCGTAACAAGAAGACAAAGAGTTTTGGTTGGAAGATGCGTAAAGGGGATAGCTTTGCAGCAACATCTCTAAATGACGCAGCAAAAGCCGGTGCAGAAGCTGGTGAAGCTTTGAAGAAAATTCCTTTGACAAAGCAACAGAAAGATCATCAGAATTTAGAAAGTACTTTGATTTATCTTCTAGAACATTTTGATGAATTTGTATCCAGTTGCTCAGAAGCAAGTCATTTAATGGCAATTGGAATTTCATGTAAACATGGTGAATTTTATCTTGATTATGGTCATGATTCAGTTGTTAAAGAAATTGACAAACATCGAAAAGAACTAAAGAAAGCAAAGAAGAAAAAGTAATGACTACTCCAGATGATATTGGTGCTGAAGGATTTGTTACCGCAGAAGATATTTATAATATTTTGATGAGACATTGGAGAACTCATAAAGTAGGTTTTGCTCTTGAAGTTGATTGGATTATTAAAGATGATGATAATGAAGATGTAAAAGGACCAGATGGAATAATTGGGTGGTGGAATGGATCAAATCCAATTAATGATCTTCGAATTGAACCAAAAGTGGTTCGTGCTATGGTTCATTATATTATGTCAAATTCAGACAAGTTTCATAAAAATGAAGATTGGTATTATAGAATGAATCTTCATTATAAAGATTTTCAATTGATTGCTGATGATATTAACGAAGTAATCACAAAGGAAACCAAGTGAATATCGAAACTATCCCTTTTCAAACACTAAAAAATGAAACCGAAAACAAAGAGGGTATTGTTTGTTTAGGTTGTGGTGGTGAACTTTCTGCATGGGTTGATGGTGTTACTAAAGTGTTGAATGATGAATCTATCGCAGCAGGAACACCAGAACAGTTATGGGATAAAGTTTATAAAATAGAAACATCCGGTGGTCGAATTGATTTAGCTTTTGTTATGAGTAATACACCCGGTCTATTTAATGGTGACAAGATGGCAATGTGGCGTTTGCGGTTTGGAGATTGTTCTTGGATCTCTGATTATAAAACTAATTACGCAACTGATTTTTAAAATATTAGTTCGAACCCACAATTATAATTTTAAAATTATAATTGTGGGTTGGTATACTTGGTTCTGTGTCTGCCTAGAATAAATTAAAAGGTGGTACATGAACTTATGCCAATATGGATGTGAACAACAAGCATTATTTACTTTAAAGAATGGTAAATACTGCTGCTCATCTAGTTATAATAAATGCCCTGCTGTCAGAATTAAAAATGCTTCTGGTGTAAAAAAATCGTATCTTAATGGAAGAATTACATCAAAAGATTATCCACCCGAGGCGAGATATAAAATGGGATCTTCTGGTCGAGGAAAAACAAAGTTTAATTGTGAACATATAAAAAGGAATATAGATACATATAAAAAGCATTTAAAAGAAGGAAAATTTATTCCTGTTTTTTTAAATAGGAAACATTCTAGAGAATCTATTAGAAAGATTAGAGAAGCAGCAATTGATATTGTTGAAAAACAATGTTTGAACGGAGCGCCTATTTTTCCGAGAGTTGGAAAAAACGAAGATTCCTGCTTTCAGATCTTGTCTGAATTGATATCGTATCCTATACATCGAAATATTAAAATAATTGGTTATTTCCCGGATGGTGTAATTCCTGAATTAAAAATAATAATAGAATTTGATGAATCTTTTCATTTTAATACAGATGGTTCATATCTTCAACGTGATATTGATAGGCAGAAAGATTTAGAAGATGAGGGTTATATATTTTACAGAATTAAAGAACATGAATGGCTTTCGAATCGAGAAACAATAATTGATGATTTTTTGGGCAAGTGGCGAAACTGGAAATACGCATAAGACTTAGGATCTTATGATTAAATTCATGCGGGTTCGAGTCCCGCCTTGCCCACCATTTATACATGAACAAATAAATAGTTATAAATTAAAACAATGAGGTGTATTATGGGCGGATTCATGTTTAACGGATTGTTTCTTGGAATATCAACCCTAGTATGTTTGATTGGATTAATTGGATTACTTGTGTTGTTAGCTTTTAAAGATAAAGACAGTACTAGTATAGGAAGAATTCTTTCTCAGGTTACTTCAGCTAAATGGATTTTGACTGTATTGGCTGGTATATCTTTTTTGATGTTTAGTGCTTCCGTTGTGATTGTAATTATTCATCAAAGAGATAAGATTGATACTGCATTAGCTGTATCGATGATGGGTAATTTACTTATCTTGATTCAGAGTGTTTATAACTTGTACTTCAATAGAAAAGATGATCAGAAACTAAATTCTTCAGATCAATCTAATGATAATTCACCCCAACTAAAGAAACCACAATTTACAAATACAATTCCGCCCATTGAAATCAAACCACCGGAGCAGAAATAATGGCTGATCGATATAAATGTCTTATTTGTGGAAGAGATAAGTTCTATAGAATGTGGCAACCACACAGGTGTGGTTCTGGTTTAACAAAGAACTGGAAGAAGATTGCAAAACTTTATGGAATTATAGGTCCATCATTTATTAAAGTGGAGAACGAAGATGTCAGTGATTAATGCTAAAAGTAGTATTCCTTCGATTGGTGATATGGTCGATCGAGTTCAGACAAGTACAAATAAAAAGTTTGCTCAAATCACATTTCAAAGCGGTAAGAAAATTATTCTTCCTATTGATGAATCTGAGTTTAATAAAGCAATTTCTAATAAACCAGTAGTCAATGATGTACAGCCACCCAAACAACTTTTGAAGAAAAAAGTAGTGACCGGTAGTAAAGTAAATGAGATGACTCGTAATAGTCCAGAAGATGCTGATTATAAAATGAAAGCAATAGCTACATTAGCTAAGATGCAAGGAAGTACACCAGCAGAAATTGAAGAGATGTTGAATTCTCAGAGAGTGTCGACTCAAGTTGTTTCAGAAAATGGAGCCGTGCCAGATGATGATTTTAAAGCAAAAGCTCAAGCAGTATTAGAAAAATCTCAAGATAGAGCAACTCGAATGGCTGAGCAATTATCAAGTAAGAATGGTGGAAAAACAGATAAATCATTCGGTGGAAAAACTTCAATTTCTATGTAGGTTATTTTTCGTGCCGTCCTGTAACTCAATGGTAGAGTGTCGCCTTTACATGGCGAAAGTTTGGGGGTTCGAGCCCCCCCGGGACGACCATTTTCTTATCATATAAAGATTTTAAATCTTTTCCATATTTGGAATATACATATTCAAATTGCACTACTAAATCTTTTCCAAAAAGAATAGTTAATTTATATGGGAATTGTTGAATTTTATATTGATCATTATCTTTAAGATAATTTTTAGTTTCAATATATTCATCTCCTTGTTTAAAATCAGGATAATAACTATGAGTTTTTCCATCCGGAGTGATGTATGGAAATGGTGTTTGATTTCTTTCGAATGTAATATTATGATCTAGGTTGTAAATAACCCACACTAGTTCATATGTACTATCACACCATATTCCTTTGTAGTATCCTTTAAATGAATTTCTTCCACCTTTATTTTCTGCACCAGGACCGCCAATTTTGCAAAATTTATTACCATTCTTTTGATCAATTACATTACATGCTTTAGAACAATAAGTTTTATTATTCCATTCAACTACTGTAAATGGTTTTGAACAAATTGGACATATTTTTTGTATTTTTTGATATTTTGAAGTTCCTTTGTTTGGTGGTGAAATACCAGAACATTTCATAGAAATTTTTCTTTTAGTTTCTTCAGAATGAACTTGTCTGTTGGCACATGACTGAGAACAGAATCTACCACTACCATAAGTTCCATCATGTTCATTTTTACATTTTTCACATGTCATACTAATCATCCTTTTTAATTTATTCGGAAGATATAACAGGTTCGATTTATTATTAGATGTGAACTTAAAAAGAACGTTATAGAATAAATTAAAATTACCGGAGAAAATATCAATGAAAACTCTCTTATCTATCGTGTTACTGTTATCACTTGGTTTTGTATCTGGTTGTGTAATGTATCCTGTACCGGCTAGAACATATTATGTTGAACCGGTACGATATTATGAACCAGTTTATTATGTTCCTGGACCAACTATCTATGTACATGATGGTTATTATCATTACAGGTAAATAAAGGAAGGTTTTTGTGCGTTTACTTATCTTGTCGGATATACATTCAAATTTAGAAGCTCTATTAGCAGTTCTAAAACATGTAAAAGAAGAAGCAGAAGAGACTTATGATAAAATTGCTTGCTGTGGTGATCTTGTTGGTTATGGTTCAAATCCAAATGAAGTAGTTGAGTGGGCAATTAACGAGAAGAAGAATGGTGGAATCTTTGTTATGGGAAACCACGATCAATCGATCTCAGGTGATTCAGATACTAGAGAATATAATCCTAGTGCTCGTTGGGCAATTCAGATTCAAAGAAAGATGGTTACTGAACCAAATAAAATTTTTCTTAGATCATTACAACATAGAATAGAATTTGAAAAGATAATGTTCATTCATGGTAGTCCTTCTTATTGGGAAGATTATATTCACGATGAACATGATGCCAGAATGAATTTTCAATATATCAGAGGTAACATTTGTTTTATTGGACACACTCACTATCCGGCGGTTTATCGTGATGAAAAAGGTATTCCGAAAATTGTAAATGTTGGATCTGTTGGACAACCAAGAGATGGTGATGCAAGAGCATGTTATGTTATTTTTGATACTATTACTAGAGAAATTATAACTAACAGATGCAAGTATGATGTTGATTCTGTTCAGAAAAAAATGAGAACAATTGATATGCCTAGTCATTTAGTTGATAGATTAGAAAAGGGAAAATAATGCCTGAACAAGTTGTAATTTTTGTAATGATTTTCTTTATCGGTGCTATTATCTGTGTTCTGTGGAAAACTATTCAGCAGTTTATTAAAGGTTAAATATGTTAAGCAAACATAAATTTATAAAATTATATCGTAAGTTACGTCGAAAGATGTATTTTAGATATAACAGTGAAAGCAATAGAAAATTGGCTAGAAAATTAGTTAAGAAGTATATTGATAAATACATATGGAATAACTATAAAGTAACCGAGATTATTTGTGATCAAAGAAATAATAATTCGGCACTTATAGATTCTCGTAGATTGATTGTTGATGTATATGCTGTTAAACTATTATGCCCCGAAAAAATAAATTTGACTTTTAAGGTATAAAATGGCAACCACCAAACCAGTATGGCGACTTCCTTATACTTATCCAAAACAGCAAGTTTCAGAAATGCTTAAAGAAATTTTCGATGGAACATCAACTTTAAAAAGTGATATGCGTCGAGAAATTCTTATTCAAGCAAAAGAATGTGGATTGATTGAATATCATTGGCCTGATAATGATGTTCATAATATGCCATTTGCTTCTATTGCTCATATCCCACAACCAGAAATACAGCGAGGAAAGCATTAGTTATTGGGTGTGGATCGATTTGAACTTGAATAAATTATAAAATGGAGAATATTATATGATAACATGTCCAATATGTGAACGAGAATTTTATCAAATGACAACTTCACATATAGTTCATCATAATTTAACATCCGATCAATTTAAAGAAATGTATCCTGAATTTAAAATGTCTTCTCAAGAATATATTGATAAAATAACCGAAAAGAATAGAATTCGAGGTGAACAAAAGAGATTAAATAATGAAACATTATATTATCAAAATCCAAAACGCTGTTTAATATGTAATACAATCTTATCATATCATAAAAGTAATCAAAATATAAAAGGGTATTGTAGTAGATTATGTTCAGCAAAGACAACTAACCACTCAGAGGAAACAAAACAAAAAATTTCAGAAGGAATGAACAGAAAATTTCAGTTGACAGGTAAATCGTTAAAAACAAAAATAAGTTATTGTAAAAATTGCAATACTGAAATGATTGGTATTTCGAAATTATATTGTTCTGATAAATGCCGAAAAGAACATTTACTGCCATTATGGCGAGAGAACGGAAGAATTCACGGATTGAAATCAGCAACTAAAAGATCACTTAGATCTAAAAATGAAATTGAGTTATATAGTCTTTTGAGTAATAATTATGTATGCACTCATAACGAACCATTTTTTGGTGGTTGGGATGCTGATATAATTATACATGATTTGAAATTGGCAATCTTATGGAATGGACAATGGCATTATAGTCAAGTTATGCCGGGTCATCATCTTTTACAGGTTCAAAATCGAGATATACATAAACTAAAATTGATTGATCAATTTGGATATAAATATATCATAGTTAAAGATTATGATAATAGAATGTCACCATTAAAAGCATATACTACAATATTAGATTTGATCAACAAGAATACTTTCAATGTAACTGTTTCATGAACAAGAAAGGTGTCAAATGAGTTCGGTTTGGATTACTGGAGATACACATGGAGAGCATCAGTTAGATCGTCTATCCAGTAAAAACTTTCCTGATGGAAAAGAACTAACCAAGGATGACTATCTAATCGTTGCTGGTGATTTTGGTCTTGTGTTTAGTAATAATCCACTAGATCACACTGAAAGATATTGGACAGCATGGTTAAACTCGAAACGATGGACAACTTTGTTTGTCGATGGAAACCATGAGAATCATGCTAGATTAGCAAAGTTGCCAACAAAAGAAATGTTTGGTGGGACTGTTGGTATTGTAAGTGATTCAATATTTCATCTTAGACGAGGTGAAATATATACAATACATAATAAGAAATTCTTTTGTTTTGGTGGTGCTTTCAGTCGTGATAGAGGACATAGGGTTTTAAATAAGACATACTGGGAAGAGGAAGTTCCTTCTTCTGAGGAAATGTCTTATGCTGTTCAGAATTTAGACAAACACAATAACGAAGTAGATTTTATTATAACTCATACTATCCCAAATGAAATTATGTCATCATTAGGATATGATAGATGGGATGCAATAGATTCTACTCGTAATTTTTTAAGTTTCATTGCATCGACTGTTAAGTTCGAAAGAATGTATAGCGGTCACATGCACGAAGATAAGGATATCTCAAAGTATTCTATCTTGTGGGACAGAATTATCAAAATCGTTTAAACTGTAAAACTGAAACGTGAAGGAAAGTTATGAAGAAGTTCGATCTTAGAAAGTTGTTGGATGGTATCACTTATGAACCGCAGTTGAATTTGATTGCGACGATGTTTAGTGATGTTGACAGATATAATCTTCCGGTCACTAAACATCTTTTCAATATCGATAATAAATATTACTTGCTTGCAGAAAATAATTATGCTAAGGTTGTTGTTGGGCCTGATTATAATTTTATCTTTCTAAAGCAAGATCGGTTTGGTTTGACTACTGGATTCTTTCAGAGATGGGGTAAGACAAAAGATGATAATCCAGATTTTGCACCCATTGGTCCAGAAATTCTTGATATTGAAATTAGTGTAAATGGTTGTCCGAATGCTTGTCCGTTCTGTTATAAGAATAACAAGAATGTTCCACCAACCAATATGACATTAGATACGTTTAAATCCATTATTAATAAAATGCCTCGAGTATTAACCCAAGTTGCTTTTGGTATTACTGGAGTCAAAACAAATCCTGATTTCCTTCCTATGATGAAGTATTGTCGTGAAGTTGGGATTCTTCCAAACTTTACATTGAGCGGAATTGATCTTGATGATACTATGGCAGATGAATTATCACAGGTTGCTGGTGCTCTTGCTGTGAGTGCTTATGCATCTGATAAGAATGTTTGCTATGATACTGTAAAGAAATTTACTGATCGAGGAATGAGTCAAGTTAATATTCATTTGATGGTCAGTCAACAGACATTGCCTTTTGTAAAAGAGGTTTTAGCTGATCGATTGACTGATCCACGACTCGAGAACATGCATGCAATTGTATTCCTTGGTGTTAAACCTAAAGGTCGAGCTAAGAATGAATATACTCCATTGACTCTTCAAGAGTATGGTGATATCGTTCAGTACTCATTGAAAGCAGGATTTAATTTTGGATTTGATTCATGTTCAGCTCCAAAATTTGAATCTGTAATTAAAGATACTGCTATTGATATTGAACCAGTTATTAAAGATCAATTGATTGAGTCTAGTGAATCCTGTGAGAGTTCATTATTCTCAAGTTATATCAATACTGCTGGCGAGTATTGGCATTGTTCTTTTGCTGAGAATGAGGATGGTCAGAATTTTGTAGATGTTACCAAGGCAAAGGACTTCATTGTCGATGTCTGGTATTCTGATACAGTTAAGAAATTCAGAGAGAATTCAATCAATACAATGGTTGGTGGATGTCGTCGTTGTACAGTATTCCCATCGATCAACCCATAGATATGTGGTTGGGTCTTCATTTTAATTAATGAAGACCCAACCTTCTTTTTAAGGAGTCATAAAAATGAATAAGAAAGATACACCATTACAATGTAGAATCGAAGAAGATTGTTTAGTTATTCGTATTGGAATATCCACGCTGGTTTTTGCTGCCGGTGAAGCTTTAGATGGTTGTAAGATTATAGATGAAGCTCAGTGGGCAAAAGATGTTGTTTGTGAAATGAATAATGAAAATGAAATCGGTGAAACTATTGTAACAGATATGATTGATAGAGCAACAAATATGGCTCTTGATAACGGAAGTGAAGCAGTTGATTATGAATTGCAAGGACATCAAATTGACAAGGAAGATTAATGAAAACAAGAACTAGTTTGGTTAGTAACTCAAGTAGCAGTAGTTTTATTTTGGTAGGAATTCCTATCGATATAGATCAATTGAATGCCACTCATATCATCCCACACTTTACAGATAAAAATAAGGTCACTCTTAGTACTGTAGTAATGGGAAAATATCTAGGTGAAGGACAAGATGTATTTTGTTTGACTGATCCTGGTCAATTAGCATTTATTAAAGATAATCCTGAATTTTTTGGAAATGTATTTATCAAATGTTTATATGTGTATGATCCGTGTGAAAGCAACATGCACACACTGAAAGAGTTAATTGATGCTGTTGGACCAGATGCTGTAAAGATGGTAGTTACTGGTGGCACAGCAGATCAAAGCAGTAGCTGGTCTCTTGATGCAATGCTTGAAAATTATACAGATGAACTTACTGAGAAAACAAAGAAAGATGTTGCAGAAACGTATAGAAAGAAATATAATCCAAAATGAAAACAAGAAATAGTTTAGTATCTAATAGTTCATCATCAAGTTTCATTATTGCATATAAACGGGGCGAGAAGTGTAAACATTGTGGTCGAAGCGATCCTGATCTTGAACAAATTATTAGAAGTAAAAGTAGCGAAAATAGTAACTATGAAGTATACGCTACTGGTAAAGATGAAATTATCAAACAAATGAAAACAGGATATGATGGAAATCCTGCCGAGATGACTGAACTATTTGATAAGATTAATAAACTTGATGATGATTATACTGTTATTTATTTCAGTATGAGTCATCATGATTTTGAGTTTATTGATGATGTTACTTCAGCGGGTCAATTACTTTATAGAGGTGAAAGTTGAAAACAAGAACTAGTTTAGTTAGTAATTCAAGTTCGTCTAGTTTTATTATTCATTTTAAGAGCATGTGGGCAAAACCAGAAGATAGGAATCTTCGTCTTTTAACTAAAGATGAAGAAAATATTCTTAAAGAGAATGGATATAAACTTTGTGAATGTGGTCATCCATCTCATCTTGAGAATAGATCAGATATTAATTGGATTACAAATAAAAAACAGTTAACAAAAGCTTATGTAGCTAGTTATGCTAAGTCTATTACTTGTAATCAGAATGATGAAATCTATTTTCTGTTAAAGAATAATATTCCTTTTACTGCAACTGCACATTATGGGCATGAAACTTATATTTATCCTAGAAATTCAAAATATTTGTTTTTATTCAACAATCCTGGATGTGATGCTGAAACATATCATCAAAGAGATACTGAGAAACAATTATCTCTATTAGTAAAAGATCATTTAAAATATCCAGTAGCTGAAAAAATTTTAGTTTCAAAGTTTATTAAGAAAGAAGAAAAATGGGAAAAAGAGTTTAAGGAGGAACACGAAAATGAAGATAAGGAATAGTTTAGTAAGTAATAGTTCATCGAGTAGTTTTATTTGCAGTCGTCCTATCTTTGAAGTTGCAAGTGATATGTGGAAGGCAATTACTTCAGATGATTGGGATGAAGACAGAACACAATCAGATGCTCGTTATAAGAACCTTCTTCCTCTGATTGAAAAGATCTGTAAAGATTCAGATGTTCAATCTGGAAAGTATGGTATCTCTATGCCTTCTTGTAATTATGATACTGAGATCTTAGTTGTTGATGGTAAGTGTCATATCAACACGTGTAATAATCATGATTGGTCTGGGATTGAAGGATTAGATTATGTACCAGAAGATTGGGATCAACCAGAAGAAACTTTTGGAGAAAAATTTTCTGGCGAACGAAAAGAACGACCAAAGATTGAAATTCCATCTGGTACTTTCTTCTATACCATTGCTCATGGTGGATCACTTCTTAGATCGAGTAATAAAACGATAAAAGGCAAGAAACTTATCTGTAAAAAGTGTCAAGACAAATGGGGTATGCAGAATTTAGATGCATGGGATCATTCTGGATACAACTACGAAGATCCTGATGGCAACTACTATTGTCCAGAACACTTCATAAAATTAGTAGTAATGCCGAAATAATAAGTTCCTGTTGGAATTTAGAATCCAAGTAAAGAAGGTGTCGTAGTATAAATATTACGATACTTTCTTTATTCCTTTTTTTAAGTCATCGCATATCAAAAATTCTTTAGTTAAAGAGTATTTACATATATGTAATGAATTTTGATACATACTGGAAAGATCGAAATTTATCTTGTTGTTCAATCTACCTTTTACATTCACAGTAAATTGAATCTTTGATTTTGGATTGATTCTTGAAACGACTTGTTCGAGTTCGTGTTTCAATCCGGTTCTTAGTAAATCAATATTACTTCCATGTTTTAGGTGACCAATCAGATGAACACCTTTTGGACTAGTAATCAATGTTTCATAATAACTAGTTCCAAGATCGTCTATCTTATCAGTTTCTAATTCATGTTCTAAGATCTTCAAAGCATACTGACAATGTTTCATTGAAAGATTTGGTCCAACATCTATGTCTACAATCCAATACTTTGTAAGTTCTGGATGAGTAACATATACAACATTAGTTCTTCCTGTAATTAGTTTTTCAAAGTTAGAACTAGTTAGTTGTATTGAAGATCCTTTTTGATTTCTGATCATGACCGTTTGATCATCAATCTTCATTAGAAATGCAACGTTTCTTCCATTTATCCATTTTAGCATCTTGTCTTTTACTGATAAGTAGTACTCATAAATTTGTTTCTCGGTTAAACCATGAGGATAGAATTTATTTTTAATAATTATATCAGATGGATGAGTTGGAAAAGATTCGTTTAAAAACGCATTAATAATTCTCATATAATTTATTCAGTTCGTTGACCAACATTGAATAAAAACTGATTACCATATATATTAATTTATGGTAAACCACTCTATTCAAACTTTTTTTGAAATAGATGGTTTTAAAAGATTGTATTTTATGTAAGTTCTTGACTCATTTTTTCTTCTGATGATTTATTAATAGTTAACTGATTAAAAAGGAGTTTTAAAACGATGTGTAAATATTAGGAGGAATTTAAAGAATGTCAAAAATAAGTGTGATATATGACTCATCTCAAGAAATTGAACAGATTGTTAAAGAAGTAGAACAGCATATAGATATGAAGAAAGATGAATCAGAAATATATGCTCTCGTTCAAAAAATCATTCAGACAGCTTTTGAAGAAGGTAGAAAATTTCAGAAGCAAATATCAATTAATTCATCCGTTAAAGACAGTATTATGAGCAAGACAGATATATGAATACCGAAGATCCAGTAATCTTAGACAAGATTAAGAAATTATTAAATTTAGCAAATCCCAATAACAATGGATCCGAAGGTGAGATACAGTCGGCATTTACTTTGGCTCAGAAACTTCTCAAAAAACATCATTTGACGATGAGTCAAATAACAGCATATGATGACGATACAACATCTGAAGCTGGTATGTTTGATGTTATAGAATCTGAAGCAGCAAAGTTTGCAGCTAATATCTTACCCCGATGGATGGAAACGTTATTAAGATCTGTTAATACTATTACTGAAACGAAAACTCTGATTAAGCGATCATCAAGAACAGGTAGTACTTATGGAAACTTAAGTATTGTATTTGTTGGTGACACTATAGATGTTGAAACTTCAGTAGAATTATTTCTCTTTCTAAAAGACTCGGTGTCTAAGTTATCTACTGCTCATTCAAACGAGTATGAAAAGAAACACAAATATTGGCGTTCATTTGCTGATGGTTGTGCAACTAAAATCTTAGAACGAGCTCAAGAAGTAGAAAAGAAATATTCTGATAAATTCGAAAGAACTCTTGCTGATTTGGATATTTCTAATAGGGAATTAACTGAAGAAGATGAAGAGGAGCTAGAAGAGATAGATGATGAAATAGAAGATCAGATCAATTCTGAGAATTTCAGTATAGAGTTATACAAGAAGTACGAAGATTGTAAAGTTAATAAGATTCTGGAGTACATTGAAAACATCGATGCAGAAGAAGAGAAATCTTCATCTAAAACTGCACGAACAGAGGTTAACTCATATCAAATGGGTCAAACCGCCGGCGAAACAATACCGCTGTCTATCTCTAAGAAGATAGCTACGGGGAACAAGAGGAAAACTCACCATGCCTAAGTCCACTGATGCTGATGTTCTGAAGTCTCTGGTTGGAAATACCACTGGTCTCACTGCTACTGCAATTGCACATATTCTTGGTCATTCTAAAGCAGCAGCCATTAAGGATCTGCTTACTTCGATGGTATCTAGCGGCGCACTCGAGATTGATTCGTCTGGTCGTTATGAAGTCTATAAGACAGCTGCTAAGAAGGTAGCTAAAGTTGAGCCCAAGAAAGAAGTTGTAACTGTAGTTGATTCTGAGAAGGTTGCTGAGAAACTTCCTGCTGCTCAGGATCGTGATCTGCAGGGTTATCATGTTGATACGGTTAAGATCAAGGACAAGATGATGAAGCGCGTCACCACTCCGGATGGTAAGAAGATTCGTATGGAGAATGATGAGAAGCTCTTCGTCGTAAATAACGAACCCAAGTATGTCGTAAAGACTGCTGAAGACGTTATTACTTGCATTCGTAAGTATGCCCTTGATAATAATCTGACTGTGTTCACGGTTGACGATATCAAGCAGAATCGCAAAATCTCAAACGATAAAGATGTGATGATCAAGGATGATCATATTATCTTCATGACGATCAAGAAACATAATAAGGCTGCTACCAAGAAACATGTTTCTAAGTATTCGTTCTATACGATTCTCTAATCTAAGAATTAATTAACATTAATTAAATAGCTGTGGGTCCGGTTATGCACCAGGTATAACCGGACCCATTTTAAATCCAGAGGAAAACCATGTTAGACGTACCTGTTGGTCCAAAACTTATTTTTCATCTTCGTAAAGTATTAACTGAAAATCCTGAATTGACAAATCTTTTACCATCGTTTGGTTGTGGTCGTATTGCTTCTAATGGAACTTATTATCCAACACACAAAATTAAGTTTAGAACTGATCCGGCCAATGATGCTTTCACATACGATTATAATTCTGAACCAACTATCAGAATCTGTGATCTGTCACCTAAACATATCACCAATAAAAGTATTTACAGATCTTCTAATAATAGTTCTGATGATGTTAGTAAATATTATCATAGGAATATGTATAATTCTAATTGGACCGGTCAATATAACGCAAAGAGACTCGGTATCAATGTAGATCGTAGTATTAAAGTTAAGGGATACGTACTTAATTTTAATGATATGCGAACTGCTATCAAAGAGAGTTTCTCCAACTACAGATATGATTCTATTATTGATTGTTTGTGGGAAATTTATTATATTGGTGAAAGAAATTGTGTTTTGGGTATTTCTGCTAATACTGGTATTCTGTATATCAGAAAGCAGACACTTTCTAAAATGTTATTATCAAACAACGACGAAGCAATTCAGCGAGGTCTTAAGAATCTGTTGAAATGTTTTAATTTTACATTGCAGAAATATGAAAGTCTTAATATTCGAAATTATGTTGAAGATATGACTCAACTAATTGAGAATGATGTAATTAATAAAGTCGTTAATACAAATGAGTTCTCTAGACGCTATTATGATAATGCTGGCCCCAACGCAGCAAGTCAGAAAAGATTTATGGAAGATATTAAACACCACATTGATGAATCGATCAAAACATCTCTTCGTGGTTCTATCTTTGGTGTGAATGAGAAATATTCATACTCAGATATTCTGAGTAATATTATCAATAAGCACAAAACTATCGAAAAAAGTATTTTTGATGATGGTTTTGCTAAAGGAATGCGTATTGGAATGAAACTGGAAATGATTGGCTGGGTTCCGGTCAATATTAACTTTCCAGATAATTCAAACTCTACTGATGTGTGGTGGGCGAATGATGTCAATATTGTTCCTTCTACTTTTATCTTTAGGGAAGAACGTTATGAAATTCCTGAGGATAAAAGAAAAGCAAAAATTACAAAATTGTTCATCAACCAGAATGGTATAATGAGATGTCAGGGCGAACATCCCAATGTAAGCGGAAGTAAAGTTTGCATGGGTGATCTCACCATTGATTACTCAAAGTCTGTTTCTGACATTCAAGATGCTTTGGATAGAGCCAAATCATTATTGGATATTATCAATTATGATTCTGCATATTCTAGTAGAGATCGAGACGAATTACTTAAGTGTTCTACTAAAGTTCGTTCTCTATCTACTCGTGATATAGAAAATGGTATTCCCAAAAAGACAGAACTTAAAATTAAAGAAGTTAATTTCTCTGATAATGATGATGAGGAAGAAGTTGAAGAGACTGCTACTGCAGTGGATGATTCTGAAACAGTAATTGTTCATAATGAGGAAGTTATTGCTTCTCTTATTGATGATATTGAACCAGATGATCCAAATCGGCAGGGTGCTCGTCAACAAGTTCCTAACCATGTAGAAGACGATGAGAATGAAGAACAGATTCAAGTTCAAACTCACGTAATATCAAACAATGTAGACACGATTGAACAAATTCGAGTTGTAGAAGAAACTGGTGAAAGACGTCCGGTTGTATTCTATACAACATCTGGTGATGCTGTAATAATTCAAGCTCCATCAGAACACGCTGTTGATAGTCATGAATTAGTACTTGGAGATATCAATCTACTGTAGGGTTAAAACAACATGAGTAATAGTAATCTAGAACGAGAGATGTTTAATCGGCAGCAAGATATCGAATTGTACAAATTCGAGTTTGCTATCATAATTGGTGTTGGTGGAATTGGGAGTTGGGTTGCTTTGAACATGGCATTAACAGGTAATGTTACTAACATGTTTTTAATTGACCCAGATACGATTGAAAGCAGTAATTTGAATAGAACACCATTCAGATTCTGTGATATCGGTCAACCCAAGGTTGTCGCTCTAAAGTATTTGATTTTAGAACGACGAGCTGTAAATATTGAAATCTATCAGCAAAAAACAAATGCTGCATTAGCTACAGAAATTGCAGATAAGACTATTAAGGTTGATCGGTATGCATCTCGAACTAATAAGAAACAAATATCAAACAATGGTGTGATTGTTGATTGTCGAGATGATGTCTATACAGACATGTATGATTTTCCATACAAGTATTATAAAGTGGGTTATGATGGTTTATCGATAACGATTGATGGAAATCCCAGGAACACAGCAGTCTGGGGTCGAGCCAATGGTTATCGTCATACGCCATCATTTATTTGTCCTGCACAACTTGCAGCTAACTTGGTAGTTACTGATATTCTGACAATGAAAGATTCTGATGAAACAAATGAGAATGAAACAGATACTGTTGAAAATGTAAACGCATTTGATAATAGTGGAAGATTAAACAAAGTCGTAACCTTTGATGTTAAAGATCTCGTCGAGATGATTTACCACAAGGTTAATCCGTAGTCACAAGGAAATAGTTAATGAGCGTGAAAGAACTTAGCTTTGAAGACGACGGAGAAGATTCTGTCGGCACAGAAGTGAAAGAAGGAATACAAACTGTTAAATCAGGAGCAGAAAAGGGAACTTGGATTAACCAAAAACGAGTTCCCCTGACTCTTCCGTTAGTTTGTTTGATTCCCCATAAAATATTAATTGTAATTCGAAGTGTTGAAAAAATGATCATTAGTTCTGGAATGGGAACAATGGAAGTTGGAATGTTCCTTAACGGAAAAATGAATGAACAGGGTAAGTTGGTTCTGTCTGAAGATTTTTATATTCCCCAGCAAAAGGTTGGTGGGGCAAGTATTGATTTTCAGGAAGAACCACCTGATCTAAAATGGAATGGTGTAATTCATCGTCACCCTGATGGATGTAAGAGCTTCAGTGGTACCGATGGAACTTATATTAATGCAAATTTTGAGTTTTCATTGTTGTATGTATGTAATGAAATTACCCTTGGCATCTATAATTTTGACAATAACGGATTCAGATTTCAGGTTCCTTTAAAGACCGAGATCATGTATCCGATTATGGAACTGCAAGATAAGGATGCAATCTTAGCTAAGATTACTAAGGTTCAGTATCCTTCTTCTACATCATCTGTGGTGGTTCAGCGTGGTTATGGTGGCGTACACCAGAATCATACTGGAAATCCTCTTTGGTCAGACCGGAGAGATTTTAGACACCGAACATTACTTGCGGAAGATAATCAAATGGACTTTGATTCTTTCTTCCAACAAGAGGATAATCGAATTGTTGGGGATGATACTATCATCACTGATGATACGATTGAAGATGATAATGAAGAACTCTGCATTTGTAAAAAGTGTGGAGAAGTTCAGTGGATTGAGGACTATCCTCATTGCTGTGAAAGCTGTGAAGAGTTCCTTTCTGAAGATCAGGTTGAACTTGTCTCCACTCAGGATGTTCGTTGTTATGATGAACAGACCAGAGATAAGATTATACTGCTTCTTCAAGAGAAACAGGCATAGATACAAACTTCTACCATCAGAACAAAATAAACTGATGGTAGAAGCAGTTGCACGCATAGTTCAATGGTAGAACTGGAGATTTCCAATCTTCAAATGTGGGTTCAATTCCCACTGCGTGCTCCAATTAAACCGGTGTATGAATGAATAAGTTATGTGAATGCGGTTGCGGAAAAGAAGTAATTAGTGATAAACATAGATTTATCCATGGACACAGTACCAAAGGAAGAAAAGATCTTTATATTAAACGAGCAAAAAATTTTAAAGAAAAACACGGAGTGGAATATCCGGGCCAACTGGAGAGCGTTCAGAATAAATCTAAACAAACATGTTTAAAAAAATATGGTAAAGAATATACATTCCAAACCAAATGTGTTAAAGATAAGATTAAGAAAAAATGCTTAGAGAACCTGGGTGTAGAAAATCCAAGTCAATCAGAAATTATTAAAGAGAAAAAAATACAAACATATCTAGAAAGTCTAAATGTAGAAAACCCAAGTCAATCAGATATCATTAAAAAGAAAAAAAGTCAAACAAATTTAGAACATTGTGGTTTTGAAAATCCAATGCAATCACAAAATGTTCAAGAAAAATCAAAACAGACAAATATAAATCATCGCGGTGTTGAATATCCGATGCAATCAGATGATGTTCAAGAAAAATCAAAACAGACAAATATAAAGAATCGGGGCGTTGAATATCCATTTCGGTCAAAAGAAGTTCAGGAAAAATATAAACGGACATGTGTATATAACTATGGTGTTGATAATTTTGCAAGGACACCACAATTTAAAGAAATGGCTCGTATCAATAGTATCAGAATGATAGAAAATCAATTAGTTAATGGTGAACCAATGTGTCCGTTTATTGGTGATCATGAAAGACTATTTTTAAATGAACTTCAACACCACGTAACATATAAAATCATTCGAAATGATATTTCTTTTAGATATATTAAAGGTAGATTTCCCGATGGTCATATCTCAGAATTAAAACTTTTTATTCAGTTTGATGAGAGAGTTCATTTTGAAAATAAAGAAATGACCATATATAAAGAAGATGATACAGATTGTACTCTTCAATTAGCATCTCTTGGTTATATTGTTTTTAGAGTATCTGAAAAACAATGGAATGAAAATAAAGAACAAGTTATCAATCAATTTAAAGGACTACTAGAATGTCTAAGAGAGCAGCAGTTGGCGACGCCCATTTAAGCGGATTTCAATCTGATACGTTGGATAAAAAAGGTTTACCTAAACGTTTAGGTTTCATTATAAAGTCATTAGACTTTATAGTTGATTTTTGCAATCAAAAGAATATTTTTGATTTTGATTTTTTAGGCGATCTTGTAAATGATAAAAGTATTATTTATACCGTAGCACAAGATGCTTTTAAAGATTTTCTTGTTAGACGGAAGAATTGCAGATTCAGAATCATTAGTGGTAACCATGATCTATCCTCTACTGGTGATTTGCAAAAAAGTGCAATATCTGTATTCTCGGAATATCCTAACGTGAAATGTTTTGTTGGCGGACCGGAAGTAATTGATAATATCACTTACATTCCTTTCACCGAGAAATTTTTAGAAACAATTAAAATATCACCACCATCTGATATTTTAATCACACATCTTGGCTTGAATGAAGCACATCTTCAATCCGGGTTGTCTAAAGTTGATAAGATTTCAATTAAAGATTTATCTAAATTTAAATTAGCTTTGATGGGGCACTATCATCGCCCACAGGATTTTAGCAATGGAACTACTCATGTGTGGTACGCGGGATCTTTAACGAATAAAGATTGGAACGATAAGAATGAGCAGAAAAGATTTCTTATCTATGATACTGAAACACTAGAAGTAGAATCTGTTCCTATTGATTGTGGTATTCCTCAATTTATTGAGTTGACTATCAATAATGAAACTGATAAGATAGAAATCTTAAAGCAAGCAGAAATTGCAAAAAATAATGGAAACAATGTTCGTATTAAAAATAAATCAGAAACAGTAATTAAAGATGAAGTATCTGGTGGCGTTTTAGTTCTTGAACAGCATGATGTGGATATTACCGATAGAGGTATTACCATATCAATGACCAAAGAAGAACAACTTAAGAAATATCTTTCGATTAAAGAAATTCCTGAAGTTGAATGCCCAGAATATTTGTCTCTGATTGCAAAGTATGATTTATTACACAAGGATGAATAATGCAAGACATTTATATTGAAAAGATTCGTCTTAAGAATGTTAGATGTCACCATGAAATGGAAATGGATTTTCCTGTAGATAGTTTTACCTTGATACTAGGAAAAAATGGAGCTGGAAAATCCACAATTCCAAAAGCCGTATGTATGGCATTATATGGTGATGATGGTTCTGTTAAAGGTGATAGATTATCCATATCTGATATGGTTAATGATAAGGTCAAGAAAGATCTTGAAATTGTTTTAAATTTCAGAGTTGTTGAAGGTGAACGAACCGATAACTATGAAATTCAACTTTACCAGGAACATAAGAAATATCATAATAAATTCTTTCTGTTAAAAAATGGAGTTGATATTTCTGGTAAGACAAAAACCGAAACATATGAAGCAATTGAACATCTTATTTATCCTCGTGATGTTTTCATGAATACCGTATACTTCACGCAGCAGGTAAAAGACTTCTTTACAGCGTTAACTAATTCTGAACAGAAGATGATATTCGATGCTATCTTATCAACTCAAGATTATCGTCTATACTATAACAATGCAGATAAAGCATTAAAGCAACTTACTGCGGAATATAATTCTGCTGATTCTATGTTATCTGGTATGCTTGCTGCAGTTGATATTAAGAAACAATCTATTACACAATTTCTTGCCAGTAAACAAAAGGCAGTTGATAATAATGCAGTCATTCTTTCTGATTTGACTCAGAAGAAAATCAATAAAGAGAATGAACTTCAAGTTCAGCAAGATGAAAAAGAAACTAACAATTTTGACCAGGTTAAAATTGATAGTTTAAATAGTAATCTTTATAAGTTACAGTCTGAACGAGATGCTATTCAATTGACTATTGATACAGCAATTAAGAAGTTAAATACACAACAAGAGTTAGATGTATCAACAAAGAAATCTGAACTTCTTGATATCAAAGCTAAAGCCAGAGTAGAAATTAGTGATAAGTTTAATAAAGAAATTGCCAGTCTAAATACTCAGTTAAATGTGATTCTCACATCAATTTCTGAAACTGAGAAATTATATGATACTTCTTCATTGTTTAAAGATCATAGTTCTTTTAATCTTGAAAAGCAAAAAGAGATTAATTTTGTAAATAAAGAACTTGGCGGATTAGATTCTTTATTCTCTACTCATATTATCGAAGATGAAAAAAGAGAAAGACTCAGAATCATAGAATCTAATATTCAAGATATTAAGGATAAAGCATCTAGAATTAAAGAGAATGTTGCTACTCTAAAATCTAAAATTTCTGGTTTAGAGAAAACCATTAATGAAGATGAATCTAAACTAAATGAACCAACACCGATATGTTCAAAGTGTCGAAGACCATTTCATGGTTCAGATGGTGTTACTACAATTAAAGAATCTATTGAAGTTCTGAAAAAAGAAGTAGCTGATTTAAATTCTAAGATTCAAATTCATATACCAGAGATGGATTCTCTTAGAACTAATTATCAAGAAACTGCTGCTCTCAAGGATTCAACCAATACATCTTACAATGAAAAGATTCAAGAAGTTATCAATAAGAAAACATCTCAATCAGAAACTTTAATTCGTAAACGAGAGTTGATTCAATTGGAGATTATTGATCATAAGAATCAGATTGATTCTCGGGTTCAAGAAATGTTAGCTAAGAAAGAAGTTGCAACTACTGAACTTAAGAAGAAACAGATTCTTATTGAAAATCAAATCTCTGGTATTGATAAAACATTAGAAACTAAATTGGGTGTCATAGAACATAATTATACAAAAGATATGGAATCCATTACACAAGAACATATTAAAAAGTATGATATTCTTCGTGAAAAGTGCAACTTGGATTTTAATAATCAAGTAATAACATTAGATCTTCAAATAACCAATATCAGTACGGAGCTAGTAACACTTGATATTCAGCGCAAGAAGATGGTCGAAATAAATGCTGCTATCCAAACTTTAAACGCTGAATTAAAAATGTGCATGGAACGAATTATTGAGTGTCAAAATTTCGTATATGATGATACTCAAATTCAAAAACTAAGTTCTGATATTACTGATAACGAAGCGATTTTGAAAAATTTAGTAGACAAGAAAAAAGGAATTCAAAGAGAGATTAAGATTCTTGAATTTTGGAAAGAATCATTCTCTGATACCGGTATTAAGAGTATGTTGATTGATATGGCAATTCCTCATATGAATGAGTCCGTTGCTATTGCTCTAGAGAAGATTGTACCTGGTGTTTTCACAGTTTCTTTTGATACTTTGAAGATGACCAAATCGGGTGACGTCAGAGATAAATTCAATGTCAACATTCTTCATAATATTAAAGGTACGAATAGTCATAAGAAATTATCTGGTGGCGAAAAGAGAATAGTTGATTTATCCTGTATGGAAGCACTAAAATCTTTAGCTGAAAGATTATACGGGAAGAGAATTCACAATTCATTTTATGATGAAGCGTTGGATTCTTTAGATGATGATAGCTGTCAAGCATTTGGACAGGCAATCAGAATCTTATCCGCAGGAAAGAATATTACTTTAATTGCACATAAAGCTGCTGAAAATGTTGAACCTGATAGAGTGTTCACACTGTAAACCGGAGAGAGAATGAACAAGATGAAGAAAAGCAAGAAAAGTAAAAAAAGTAATGGGATTTTTGGTTTGATTGATGATATTGGTGATTCGCTTCTTGCCGCTGATATTTCAATTAAAATCAATGATCATGAAATTTCTAAAGATAAGAAAAATAATTTATCTTATGTTGTAGTTAAAAACAATATCAGAACTGCTATTTCTTATCATGATAAACGATTTGGGTTTGCAAGAATTCCTGTTGAGAATTCTTCTAATACAGAAAATAAATAATGTCACCCACATCATTAGTTATAAAATCCGCAAGTTTGATGTATCTGATGGATTTTGATGGAACGCTTGTTGGCAGTGATACCTGGGGTGGTTTTTTAAACAACGCCAAGTTATGTTTCAACAAGCTCCATTTTAATCCTGATTCATTGGACATTAGATGGTCTATACTGACAGCTAGACCAAAAATGGATAGATTTTTAATAAAGATGGTTTGTGGATATCATCAGATGAACCCAAATCAAATTTTTACAGGTCCAACATTTCGATATACTTTTAAGAGTCATTCTGAAGAAGCTAAGTATAAAGAGACAGTTATTAAAGGAATTTTAGACGATAAAATTAAAGTCGATTATACCGATGAAAAAGTTGACAAAATATTTTACATTGACAACAATGATAAAATTACAATTCCTTTAAATCAAAATAGAGGCGAGTATAGATATCTTGCAATTAGTGTTTCTGATTTTATAACAAAAAATTTTTACGAAGTAATCTTATAAAGGAGAATCATGACCCCACAAAAGACTCCCGTTCGAATCAACATCCAGCAATCTAATCAAAAGACAATTATTACATATGATATGAAAGTTGATAACAATATTCGATCAATCGCAAGACGCGGACATGATATTGCTAAAACATTTAGAAGTATTGGTATTGTGTTTAAAAGAATCATTCCTGCATCTACTGATATATCGGTAAGAAAACAATTCAAGCTTCCTGTAGATTCTGATTTGATTTGTGTCGAACTGAAATACAACACTGACAAATCTGATTCAGATAAACTACTATTGATTAATGATATTAAAGATCAACTTATGAATTTAAATTCTTATTCTGTGGTTAATGAAGGTATTTACAAATATGATTTATCAACACAGGTTTATAGATTATTACTAAAGATTAATGAAAATGTATCAAAATGAACAATGAATTGATAATCGTTGGATGTGGAACTATAGGCGCATCATTGTCATTAAATCTAGCAAGAAAAAAATTGATTTCTAAATTAACAATTTATGATTTTGATGTTGTTAGTTTTGGTTCTGAGAAATCAATTTATCCTTTTAATTCGTGCGCTTCTGGGTTATCAAAAGTTGAAAATATAAAATTTAGATGTAAAAAAATTAATCCTGATTTAGATATTGTTGTAAATGAAGAGCGAGTATTAAAACCTATAGTTACAGATCAATTTATTATTGATTGTCGTGATTGTAAAACACCCAATTTAAATTCTAAAATTCGATTATCACTAGATGGTAGTATTCTGTATATTGATAGTAGAAAAAAGATTCCAGAAACTAAAAATTATTATAGATACTATTATAGCAGAAATCCAGAATTTATAGAAACAGCAAATCAAATTATCATTAATTATTTGGTTAACGATGAATATACATGTAATCAGTTGAGAGTATATAATACTGAAACGTCTGAATATCATATCTTGCCAACGGAGAATTGAAAATGCCAGAATGTCTAATAAAAAATAGATTTATTAACTTACAGAAATTCTCTACTGATTTGATTACTCATACGGGAAATAATTTAGAAAAACAAACATTTGTGGTTGGTATTCCATCTAGAGAGAGTATTACCATTAAAGCTAATAGTATTGATGATTTAGTTATCAAACTTGCAAAATTATCAAGATGTCTGCCACACCATAGTTGTTTCATGACCTATACATTCGAAGCAAATTTGAATGTTAATCTTACAATTCTTCCGGTGACAGATGCAGCATGATCAAGAGATTAAGAAAATTCTGTACCAGCATAATTATGATTTTTCAAATATAAATTTCAAAACCAACTTAAATAATACTATCGATCAAATCGAACATGAACTAATTTACAAATCGATTGGTTCAGAATCTGCTGAAAAGATCATATGCGATTTGCGTAAACTTAAACAATTTTCAGAACGGAACGTTTTAAAAAATGGAATTCTTAAAGAAGAATTGGATCAATTAAAAAACAATCAGTATACAATAGAAAATGATTCTGTTACTTGCCATAAATTTATTGGCTGTAAATCAATCAGAGAATCCAGAACTATTCATCAGTTGAACCAAAATCAGATGAAACAGTTGGTTGATCATGGTTATGGAATAAAATCTTTTAAAGTATTGATAGATATACAAATAAAAGATTTGACATGCTGTGGCAAACATCCAAATTTGAGTAAAACTAATACCTTCTGTTGGGATGAGAATTTAAGGGGTCTTGATTTTACAAATGATAATCTAGGTATAATTGAGGGAATGCTATCTTCATTTAATTTAGATTCTTGTTTTATACAACCGGATGAACGACAATTTTTAATTGACATAGCTCGATCGGGAAATCAAAAATGTTTTCATTTATAGTGTTCTGATATCGGAGAAATAATAATGACAAAAAAGAAAAAAAATCCATTTACTTATATATGTAACGATTTATTACCCGGTACTGATTATTCATTTCATCATTTGATTGAATTGGGTGTTTTATACGGATATACCTATGATGAAGTGATGAAAGCATTATTTACAGAAATTCAAAAGAAGAATCCTAGAATTGTTTTGGGATTTAACAAGAATGCTTTCTTGAATCCAAAAAATAGATCTAATAAAAAAGTAATTGAACCTATAAAAACAGAAACAGAAATAATTGCTGAAGCAGTTATCAAGAAAAATAAAGAATTTATTCAGAAATGGATAGAGACTGAATTTGATAAAAAGCTAGAATCACTGGTTCAGAAATATGTGGTATCTGAGTTTAAGGAAGAAGTTCTTCCGGTTCTTATCGACCGCATCGATGGTAAGTTTAAAAACATTCAAGAATCACATACAAAATCTATTAAGGTAGAAGTTATTCAAATTCTATCTGATATGATTATCAAAGCAGCTCAAGAGGAGATTCCAAGTAATGAAGATTAATTTCTTTAACGTAGATGAGTTTTGTGAAACGATCCCAGAGATTACTACTAATAAAATCTATGCAAAGAGAGGTTTTCATCCAAATGGTCTTTTCTCTGAAAAGTTCTTTGGACCGGTAAGGACTTGTACTTGTGGTTGTGGTATTTATTGGGGTCGGTCTAAGATTGGTGAACTCTGTAGTCAGTGTGGAGTTGAGATTGGGTATTCGAGTTTGAGAAGAAAGAAGTTTGCAAAGATTGCTCTTCCCTTCCCGGCTCTTAATCCAATTATGTACTATCTTATTCTAAAAGCTGGTAAAGCTACTATTGGAAATGTTATTCATGATATGATTTTCAATGATACTACGATGGGTTATTATTTCGATACTGATTCTAGAAAGTATATTCAGGTTAAGAAACCAAGCATTGAGAGTGAGACACCTATAATTCCAGAAGGAACAATTCTGTATTCTGGAGCTAATGGTATCTATGAACTAATTAAGTTTGAATCTGAAAGAATGATGGAAACAAATACGACGTGGAAGTTTATTAATACAAATATTAGTAAATTTTTTATGTCGAATGTTATTGTATGTCCTCCCGAGTTTAGACCAGTGTCGAAAACTAAAGACGTACAAATGCGTGATAAGATGAATGAGTTCTATATGACTATTCTGAATAATAGTTTGATGGTCAAGAATGATGTGACCACTTATGAAAATTCAGAAATTCATATGACCAACTTTAGAAATCAACAGAGATATATCTTCAATTTCTATGAATATATTTTCTCAAAGTTTTCTAAGAAGTCTGGACTAATCAGAGGTTCTATTCTTGGTAAGAGAATTGACTTTTCAGCTCGTGCTGTAATTAGTCCTGAACCAAAATTACTTCTTGATGAATGTTCTCTTCCTTATATTATAGCATTAGAATTATTTAAGCTTCCTATTGTAAATCGATTGTTGGAGATGAAAAATTACGGAGATCGTAAATTCGTAAGATATGATCCAACTATTGATTATGTTAATGATTGTATTAAGTTGAAAGACCTTGCTTTACTTGATATTGTCAGAGAAATAACAGCAGGAAAATTGGTATGCTTAAATCGTCAACCAACTTTGCATCGAATGGGTTTGTTGTCATTTAAGATTCTTATCAATACAGACCATGTAATTAAGATTCATCCGATGGCGTGCGAACCATATAATGCAGACTTTGATGGCGATCAGATGGCTGCATATATTTCTCTATATCCTGAATCTGAAGCTGAAAATAAAGAGAAGATGTTTATCTTAGCTAACTTAGTATCTCCATCTACAGGTAAGATGATTCTTGGTGCAAATCAAGATATTTTGCTTGGGTTGTACTTAATGACTAAACCAGATGAAACTAAGAAAGTTACTTATAAAAATATCGAAACTTATGAGGGTCGAGTTAAGTTTAATAGTATCTTCCCTGATAATTTTCCGTTTTTGAATAGGACGATTAATAAGAAGGAACTGCATGTTCTCTTGAATATTTTAGTTCAGGTTTATCCTCCTGAGACTGTTAAGAATATTCTTGATAATATGAAGAATATGGGATTCTATGAAACTACAACTCGGGGTACCACATTCTCGTTGAAAAACTTGAGTGGTGAAGGTATCCATGATGTAATTTCTGGTATTGTGGATGATCCAACAAAGACACCACAAGAAAAATTCCATCTTCTTGCTGATCATCCCCTAAAGAAACAAATTCAAGAAGATTTCCCCTACAAGGATTTTATTGAATCTGGATCACGTGGTTCCTGGGAACAGGCAAATCAATTGATCTTCTGTAGAGGTTATATGTCTAACTCAAAGGGCGAGATGGTGGAAACACCGATTAAGAATAATCTCGTTCATGGTTTGACAAAAGATGAGTTCTTTACATCCTGTTATGGATCTCGCAAGGCATTACTTGATGTAGCTCTTAATACTGCAGTATCTGGATATTTGACTCGCAAATTAGTTTATTGTACTATTAATCTTGAACTTGATGAAAAGAAAGATGATTGTGGTACAACCGATTACTTCGAAGTTAAGATTCCAGAATTAATGACTGATGATAAGTTCAACGAGTTGGTTGCTGGCATTCCTGATCTCATTGAACGAAAGATTATGAAAGATCATCTTAAACACAAGTATGAAGAGATGGACCCAATTAAACTTACCAGAAGTTTAATTCATCGTTATATGACTGTTACATCAGAAACTGGTGAAACTATATTGAAGTTGATTGATGAAGATAATTATCATACCTTGTTTGGTAAGACAGTTAAGCTTCGTTCACCAATCTTCTGTAAGTCAGCTAGAATTTGTAAGACATGTTATGGTAAGATGAGTGATAAGGTTCATTCAAAGTATGTTGGTGTGTTAGCAGCTCAAGCCCTTGGCGAAGTTGCAACTCAGCTTACTCTTCGGACTTTCCACACTGGTGGTGTTGCGAAGGTGAGCAAAGATAAAGATTCATCACACCAAGATATCATTAGTGACTTGACAGTAGTTAATAGATTGCTGCATGGATCGGCTAGTGGTTCCTACTCTGAATTGATCTTGAAATTGTTCTCGGTTTATTTGAGACATAAGGTATTACTGTTGATTAATTTTGAATTGGTAGTCAGCCAACTCATGCGCATAGGAAACATGAGATGGAGATTGCACCCAAATCGAGATACTGAAAATTATCAATTGGTTTCGGTTGAGAATGTACCTTCTAGGGAGAGTTTCCTTCTGGCATTAGCATTCTCGAAGCCGTATAATTATATCGTTAGTGGTATTCTTGGTAATAGTCAAACGACCGATGGTATTCTCGAGAAGATGTTAATTAATCGAATTTAGCTTAAAATGGGGCGGGACCACAAACCGCCCTTCTTTCAGAATGATTTTATAGGTAATTATGAATAAGTTGTGTAAGTGTGGTTGTGGTCAAAAAACAGTATTTAATAAAAATTCTAAACAATTTAATATGTTTATCAAAGGACACAGTAATAAAGGAAAAATTCATTCTGCTGAAACTAGAAATAAAATATCAGTTCGATTATCTGGTAAAGTACCATGGAATAAAGGTGCGCCTGCATCAGAAGAATCTAAACTTAAAAATTCTATGGCTCACATCGGGAGAGAACATTCAGAAGAATCAAAAAGAAAAATATCTGAAAATAATGCTAAAACCATGTTGGGAAAGAACTGGTCTAAAGAAGTAAAACAAAAAATTAGAGAATCTAGATTGGGTAAAAAAGCATCTGCAGAAACTCGATTAAAAATGAGAGAGTGGCAACTTGGAAAAATTATTCCAGAAATATCTAAAGAGAAAATAAAAGAAACATGGAATAATAAAAGCAAAACGGAATTAGATATTATAAAACAAAAAAGACAACATACGTTATTATATAATTATGGATTTGATAATTTTTCTAAAACACCACAATTTAAAGAAATGGCAAGAATTGCATCTATTAAAATGGTCGAAAACCAAATAGCCAGTGGGGAACCACTATCTCCTAAAATTGGACCACAAGAACGATCATTTCTAAATGAACTCCAACAGTATACCTTGTATAAAATTATTCGAAACGATTCTTCTTTTAGATATATTAAAGGTAGATTTCCAGATGGACATATATTAGAATTAAAACTTTTCATTCAATTCGATGAACGATTTCATTTCTCCGATATTGCTTGTAAAATCTATAAACAAGATGATATAGATTGTACTCTTCAACTTGCTTCTCTCGGTTATATCATTTTTCGAGTTTCAGAGAAACAATGGAAAGAAAACAAAGAGAAAACAATTTCTGATTTCAAAAACTTTTTGGTACTGTTAGATCAAGGAAGAAACTAAAGGGAGATATCACATGCTTCGAGTTCCCGCATACGAGTTACAGAATATCAATGTGTATAATTTTAGAAACCATGAATGGAATGAAGAAACCATAATCGATAATATCAACAAGATGCTTGTTTGTGGTGAAGATTATGGTTTGCGAATCAAGTCAGTAGTTATTAAAAATAAAGAAGAAAAAGAAACATCCGAAGTTAAAAGAACCAAGAGTAAGATTCTTGATATCTCTCTTGCATATACTAATGAAGAAGGAACCGAGGATGTTGATCTGAGTTATGATCTTCCTTGGTTGTTACAAAATCACTTTTTCATTAGTGGCAACTGGAAAGTTTGTGTATACCAGTTGTTTGATAAGCCTGTTATTAAACGTCCAGGTATTATCAAAATTCGCACCAATATTCAATCGATCATGCTTGAAAAGAAAACAGGAACAAGACGTAAATTTTCTTATGAGATTAGTCTTTTTGGAAAGAAGTTTGCTTTTGCTAAGCTTCTTATTGCTTATTTGGGAATTGAGCAAACTAAGGCTCGGTTTACTCTGAATGAGAATAATGAGTATACCGGTCCTGTAATCAATGAGGATATTGATCTTTTGATCAAAGATATTACTGCAGTACTCAATGATGTTTCTCTTGATAAGGCTAGACTTTTGGAAACATATTTTCCAAGAAAAGTGGATGCTAAAATTATTGAGGATGTTCTTTTGATTACTAAGATTGATATCTTTAGTAAGAAGTATTTTAATACCGATAATGTCATTGAAGAATTTCTCTTCACTATTCAAAATGATATTAGCGATGATTCCAATTATGCTAATAAGAGAATTCGATTTGTTGAGCAGGTTGTATACGTCCATCTTGCAAAGGATTTCTATAATCTAATTAACTCTATTCGAAAGAATAGAAAGTTGAAGTTCTCTGTTAACTCTAAATCTATTTTGTCAAATGTCAATGTATCTAACATTGTACAGTTTGATAATAGTTTGAATCCACTTTCAGAACTAGCTATGTTGTCAAGAACATCATTGTCTGGTCCTGGTGGTTTTGAAAAAGCTAATGTCCCACAGTCATTGAGAGAGATTCATCCCTCCATGTTGTATTTGATTGATCCATCAGATACTGCAGATCGTGAAGGCTGTGGTACAATTCAATATCTTATTCCTAATACGGAATTCAATCAGGATGGTACATTCTTTTCTAGAGGTAAGAAGGTTATTAATTCTGTCTCTGAAAGTTTTGTTCCGTTCCTTGAGCATGATGACGCAACTCGGTTACAGATGTCTTCGAGTCAGCAGCGGCATGCAATTATGTTAAAGAAATTCGATAACGCACTAATCCAGAGTGGTGTTGAAGGAATGTATACTGATCAGACCTCTTTCTTATTTAAAGCAAAGAGAAATGGTAAAGTCATTTATCTTGATGATAATATCATTTGTGTTCAGTATGATAATAAAACCTGTGAAGCATTTCATATTGGATATCGAAAACTGTATATCTCTACAGTAGATTTCTATAAGGTTTATTACAACATTGGTGATACCTTCTCTAAGAATGATATCATTGCAGAATCCAATTATCTTAGAAATGGTAATATTACACTTGGAAAAAATTGTTTGGTAGCTATCATGCCTTGGTATGGTTATAATTATGAAGATGGTATTATTATCTCTCAGAAAGTTGCTGAAGAGGATTATTTTACCAGTGTTCATTATGTTGACCTGATTATTGAACTAGCACCAAATAAAGTATTGATGAATCAGGGAACAGATTATACCAATTATAAACCACTTCCTGAAATCGGTCAAGTTCTTCATCGCGGTGACTCATATGCAAAAATTAAAGCTATCGACACCGATGGTTTTGATGATGTGATGTTTGAACCAGTAACAGAAGAATGTGTGACCGAAGATTGTAAGATTGTGGATATTAAGATCTATGCGAATAAATGGAATAAGAATTTTCCACAGTATGATCTGTTTATTCAGGAACTAATTAAAACACAGAAGTCAAAGAAGACCGATATTATCAAGAAATTATCTAGTCATCTTACTAAAGAAGAACTGGATAAACTTACAGATACTCTCGAGATTCATCAGACCGAAAAGAATAATTATAAGATCAAGGGTGAGTATATTGATGGTGTCAGAATTGAAATTACTGCTGTTTATGAAAGAAAAGTAACAGTCGGTGACAAGTTAGGAAATCGGCATGGGAATAAGGGTGTGATTTCTAAGATTGCACCTATTGAAGAAATGCCAGTATTACCTGATGGTCGTAAAGCTGATATTATCATTAATCCTCTTGGTATTATTTCTCGTATGAATATTGGTCAGGTCTATGAGGCACATCTTGGTATGGCACTTATGGATTTGAAGAAGATAGTTCGAGAGATGCATAATGAGAAGAAAACTCAAAAAGAAATTTACGAATATATCTTGGGATTCATTAAGATAATCGATATGACAGAGAACGGTAATTATTATCAACAGATGAAGACGATCTTTGATAGTTTACCGATTCAGAGTTTTATTGATAGTCTTGATAATTTCTTTGTTATTCAGCCACCATTTGAATCTATTCAATGGGTTCAATTAAATAAAGCAATGGAATATACTAAGACCGCATTTGAGATTACTGTGTTTGATCCAATCTCTGGAGCGAACATTCAGAATCCAATCAATTGTGGTTATATGTATTTCATGAAACTTAACCATATTGCTCAGGATAAAATGTCATATCGTGGCATTGGACCCTATTCAGCTAAGACATCTCAACCCCTAGGTGGTAAATCTAGAAAAGGTGGACAGCGTCTTGGTGAAATGGAAATTTGGGCAGTGATTGGTCATGGTGCTGAAAAGAATCTTAATGAATTCATTTCTGTTAAATCAGATTCAATCAAACTCAGAAATAAATACATTTCAGAATGTATGTGTAACAGTGATCTATTACTAGATTCTGATGATGATGAGGTTCCGCAGTCACTAAGATTGCTTCAGACAAATCTAAAATCAATTGGTTTGGATTATGCTTTGTTTGAGGGCGAGAATAAATTCTTACCTGAACTAGATGAGGATGATGGAGATGAAACAGAAAAAGCAATTGAAAATCTTAAACAGGTTTTATCTTCTGAGAATGCTCGTGAAGACATTCCTGTTATAGAAGGTATTGGTGATGGAACTACAACAATTGAAATTGGAACAGCTGTAGATGAGAAGAAAATCATTTATGATGATACTTTGGTAGATCAGTTTCCAATGGATGAAGAATTACTGGAAGGAATTTCTAACGATGACAACGAATAAAAAACTTGATGACGCAACAAATGCCGAGATAATGTCTTGTTCCGATAAAGATGTGATTAAACACGAATTGGAACTAAAGTATCCCGGTGCTGTTGATCATGTTAAAGCTATATTGAAATTGATTGGAGATGATCCAGACCGTGAAGGTTTGCGTGATACTCCTTATAGAGTTGTAAAAAGTTGGCTTGAACTATACAATTATGATTCAAATTTAGATAATATAATGGGTACCTTTTTTGAAGAGGAAATTGGTGATCAAACAGATGAGATGGTAATATGTAAAAATATATCTTTCTTTTCTACTTGTGAGCATCATATGATACCTTTTAGTGGATTAATAAGTATAGGATATTTACCAACCAATAAAGTAATCGGTGTTTCTAAAATGGTAAGATTGGTAGAACATTTTGCAAGAAGACTTCAAATTCAAGAAAAATTGGGCAGTCAAATTGCAGATAGTATGATGCAATACTTAAATCCGCAGGGTGTTGGTGTGATCATTACAGCCAAGCATCTATGCATGTCTGCTAGAGGTGTAAAAAATCAAACTTCATCGATGACCACATCATCTATGAGAGGAAAATTTAAAACACAATCACAGACGAGAACTGAGTTTTTATCATTAATTAAAGATTAATTTTATTGAATTGTTAAAAGAAGGTAAAAACTAAAAGTTATCATAATTGATACTACAACTCAAAAAGGAAACATTCCCATGTCTGAACGTAATCTGAACGAGATGCTGAATACCGATGAAGTCACCGAGACAGCTGAAGCTACTGCTCTGGCTACTGCTGGTCGTCCACCCAAGACGTCCAAGGTTGAACCTGTTGTTGCTCCTGTTGCAGTAGTTACTCCTGAAGTTACTGAACCAGTTGCTGCGGGTGTAGTTGCTACCGGAAGCTTTGTTAGTTTGAATGATTATCTTACCACTCATCGTGCGAAGATCACAAATGCTGCTATTACGAGCCTTTCTGGTTTCTCTCGAGTTCCTGCTGGTAAGTATATGATGTTCTGTACTAACACCGAAGATAATGCTGATCTAGTTCTTTTTGAGAAGCCCGGTACTCTTTGGATGGAACAAGGTGCAATTCCTGATGCTATCAAGGTTGAGAGCAGTGGTATTGTTATCAAGTGTCCTAATAGTCGCTACTATATTGGTAAGAACAATGTGACCAAGATCACAACGAACGCAACCAATAGTGTTGAGAATATTAAGGTTTATAGTCGCAGCAAGACTGCAGATGATATTCGTGTGTCCGATGAAACGGTCACTCAGAGCACTGCAGATGCTGATACTGTGAAGTTGCATGTGAAGAAGGTTAGTCCTCGTCTTTATAATGCAATCAAGGATATGACCACCAAGGATGAGATCAAGGCTGGAATCCAAGACTTCATGAGTAAGATCTACGACTTAAATCATCTTATAAAAATTGAGAAGGAACTTCTTTACACGCTTAGTCTGTAATTGAATAATATTCGTTGACAGATAATTTAATCGTTATCTGTCAACGATTTTCTTTTCAGTATGAATAAATTATAAAGTTATTATTTAGGATGTGTGGTATGAAATCAATGATAATAGACGAAGATCTTCATCGAATATTAAAAGTACTTTCAGCAGAAAAAGTTAGATCAATTAGAAGTTTAATTTGTGAAGCTTTGATTGATTTATTTCGAAAGTATAATAAAGAAATTTCAAAAAATTTAGAGACTTATCATGAACGAAATACATAAATTATGCGAGTGCGGTTGTGGAAAAGAAGTAAAATTATCATCTAGTAGATTTTGTAGTGGTCATAATATGATCGGGGTGATAAAATCAAAAGAAACACTTCTAAAAATAGCAAACTCAAATAGAGGACAAAAACGTTCTTTAGAAACAAAAGAAAAAATATCTAATTCGCATAAAGGAAAAAAACATTCGTCAGAAACAATAGTAAAAATAGCAAACTCAAATAGAGGACAAAAACGTTCTATAGAAACAAAAGAAAAAATATCTAATACTAGTAAAGGAAGAGTAATGCCCCCTATAACAGAAGAAACAAGAAAGAGAAGATCTATTTCTGCAACAGGAAGAATGCTCTCATTAGAAACAAAAGAAAAAATATCCAAAGCACATATAGGAAAAAGATGTTCACCTGAACATATATTGAATATGAGTATTGCTCAAATGAAACGAGTAGAAAAACAATTATTTAATGGTGGACCAATGTATCCTTGTATGGGGAATAATGAAACACAAATTCTTGATTGTTTTCAAACAGAATCAGGAGAGAGGATTCTAAGAAACGATCATGATTTATTTCTAAAATCGGGCAAATTTCCAGATGGTTATATTAAAAAATATAATCTGTGTATTGATATTCTTGAACCACACCATTTTAAACCAAATGGTGAATTAAGTGACAAAGATCAAAAACGAGAATTAAGAATAGCTTTACATCTCGGTTGTATGATATATTATGTTCCAGAACAAGAATTTCTTTTTAATCAAAATAAAGAGATTCATCGATTCAAAGATTTTCTATTAACACTAGATGAGGATCGAAACTAAAGTGATTAATTTAAACTGTTCTCTTTTACTCAAAGATCTTTATAGCTATGATATTCATTCTGCTTATCCTAGTATTCTTCAAAAACAACATTATGATTTTAAAGAAACTAATCTAGAAAATAAAACGGAAAGATCCATTTTTATAGGTAAAGAACAAATTGGAAATATTGACTTGTCTGAGTTTCTAATCGAATCGGTTGATAGTTTGATTAAATATTATCTTCAAGAGAATAATGTTGGGGATGAAGATATTATCACAATTCAACGAGATGGTTGTATTATTAAAAAGATGTTGGATAATGATGATGAGTTTATTAAATTAGAATTAAGAGAATTGATTGATTTTTTGATTATGGCACCAGACAGAAAGAAATATCTTTTCTTAGCAAATGGAAAGATCACGATCAAAGGTCTAGCTCATTACTATGAAGAACTAGATAGTATTTACCAAAGATTTGCTAACTTTACTTTTTATGATAAGTCCATATTGTTTGAACAAATGGATGACATCAAACAAGAGATATTGAAAACAGAGAATAAGAAACTGTTTTTAATTCCAAGAGAAAATTCTTTTATAGTATTAACTCATAAGGGTGATATTACAGTTAAAGATCCAGATTTTGTAGACCTAGATTCAATCAACAGAATTAAGTATTACAATCATTACTTTGCTGATTTCTTGAGATCAATATATTTAGAATGTTATTAGGAGAAAACAATGTCAGGAAACAATTTAACTAAAGAAGATATTGAAGAATATGGTAGAGTACTTAAACCAGAACCAAGAATAAAGAAAACAGATTTTTTAGATACTGTTGTTAAAGAAATACGAAATACCAAAACAGAAAATGAAACTAAATTAATTCTTGCTAATCTCGTAATGAGTTCAATGATGGATTCATATATAAGAAACGAATGTGTGAATTATTGTGATAGACACGCACCAAGATCTAATATTGAGGTATACACACATGAGTGAAGACAATACAAATATGTTCGGCGAAACAATTTCAGAAGAAGATTCTCAAATTATTGATTTCATTAATGAACGAGAACTCTACTATGAGACAATGGCTCGTAATGAGATCATGTTAGAAGTAGAAAAAAAATTTGGGAACAAAGGTAAAGAAGTTCTATCACAGCTCAATGAAGATGTTTCAGTTTTACCAGAAAATCTTGAATGCCCAGAATGTGGTAAAATTTCAAAAGAAGTGATGGATAGCGCAGAACAACAACTCAAGTTGATTGAAGTTGCATTTGATTCTGAGTTTGATGCAGTGGTGAAATATGTAATGTTTCATAATAACGAAACATTACATATCAGTCTTGATTTAATGAAAGAAGCAATTGAGAGATTCTCTAGTTATAAACTTGGAGAAATTCCATATGATGTAATGCAAAAAGTTAAAATCAAAATTCTGTTTGACGGAATTCAAGAGGGGTGGTTGATAGATGAAATCTTTGAGTAAACGTTGTTTGAATCTTGGATCCGGCAAAGTTGATTTTGACCGGTATAAAGATTACATGACAACAGTTCATGTAGATCAGAGCTATATTGAAAGTGGATCAGTACCACTTGATGTAATTGTACAAAATTTTTATGATATAGAAAAAGAAAAAACTTCAAAACAATATTTGTGTAAATCTAATATTTTCGATTTCATTGATTCATTTCCATATAAGTTCGATATTGTCTTTGCTGAGAGAATTTTTGAACATATGGATTATACCGGTGGTGAGATTGGTCGATTGTTAGAAGGTATTAATGTTTTAACAAACAAGGATGCTGAATTAACAATCGTTGTTCCGAATGCTATTCTTATTTCTAATATTCTTTCTGATATAGAAAAGAATTATGAGAAAATGGGATATGTAGAAATTCTTAATAAAATGTTAATTGTTAATACAGAAAACCACAACTTTCGTCATGATCCTCATTGTTCTAGTTGGACACCAACAACTGCAAAATTCTATATTGAATCCGAGGGAACTTGGAAAATTAGTTTTATAGAAGAACAAATACAATTTGCTGGTCGAGATATTTACATGAGAATACTTTGTTATAAAACTTAAGTAATTGTGTAAGGATCTCTTTTTATATTAGAATAAATTAAAAGGAGATCCTCATGATCGAGTGCAAAGAATGTGGAAAAGAATGTATTTCTGAATTTCATTTAGCTAAACATTTAGCAAGATATCCAATTAATCATTGTACTCCACAAGAGTATTATGATAAGTATATATTAAAAGATGATAATAATAAAAAGTGTCACCGTCGAACTTGTTTAAATCAGACATCTTTTAATGGTATTATTCATGGATATAATAAATACTGTTCACCTAGTTGTTGTAATAAAGAAAAAGCAACAGATCCTGAATATAGATTGAAAAATAAAAATGCTCAGATTATAGCACAGAATAAACCAGAAGTAAAACAGAGAAGTAGAGATACAGCAAGTGCACAGTGGAAAGATCCCGATGTAAGAAGACGAACATTATCTACGTATCAGCAAACTTTAAACAAACCAGGTATAAGAGAAAGATATTCAGAGGCATCAAAAAATAGATGGACTAATTCTGAATATAGAAATAAATATATACAATCAATGCAGAAACATTGGAAAAGTGAAGATTATAAAAAAGAATTTAAAAAAGCACATAACACAGAAGAAAGTAAATTAAATCATTCGGTTGCAAGTAAGAAACTGTGGCAGAATCAACTATTTAGAGATAGGATGATTTCTTTTCTAAATAGTTCAGATCATAAAAAGTATATGAGTGATTTAGTTACTGTTAAAATGTTAAATGGAGAATGGAATCCTGGACATGGTTGCTATCATTGGGGGTACTGCTATTCTGAAAAGAATAACTCATTCATGTTTCATAGATCAGGTACAGAACTCACTGCTTTTCAATTGTTGGATATAAACCCTTTAGTAAAATCATTCGATTATGAACCTTTAAGAATTAGTTATATTGATAAAGATGGAAATACAAAGTTTTGTATTCCTGATTTGATGATACATTATATAGATAATAGTTTGGAGTTGGTTGAAATAAAACCTGATGTTTTTGTCAATGATGAAGACATTCAATTAAAACTTAAAGCTATGTCGGAGTATTGTATCAAAATTGGTATTAAATTTAGAGTGTGGTTAGAAAGTGAAATAGTAAACAGAAACACGAAACAGGAGATAGTTATCATGGCTACATATCAAGAGACGATGGATGCAATCAACACCAAGATCGATGCTTTCAAGGCCGCTGCTGCCACTGGCGTGGACAACAAGACTGCTGCCCTCCAAGCTCGCAAGTTGTCGATGGAACTTCGCGCTGATCTTCAGGGTTTCCGTAAGGCTAGTGTTGATAATGATCGCGCTAATACCAAGCACCGCGAGCCCAAGGCTGCAACAGCAACTGTTGCCGAACCTGCCGTTGTTGCCTAAGTTACAGATCGAATAAAATAATAAGTAATAGTTAGTTTGATTATTTTTGTGGTGTCGGGTTATTTTCCACTATATTATAAAAGTTTATCGTTACACCGTTACACCGATATTATAAAAAAGTTATTGTTACACCGTTACACCGGAAGTAACACACCAACCACAAGTAATCAAACTAACTATGAAACGTTATAAAATCAGATCGATTAAGAGGGTATCTGGGATTATACTAAGTCCCAGATATCCTTACTTTATTATACTTAAAAGTATAATACAAAGAAGAAAAAGGATGAGTTAGGTATCATGAATGGTGATAGAAATAACTTTGTTGACCCAAGTGACTATAATGATGAATACGACTATGAAGATCTCGAAGAGAAACATGGTCGTGGTGGTGTTGTAAAGTTTTCCAAGATTGATAATTCTGGAAAATATGTTCCCGGGAAGAAAAAGGTAAAACATCGTCAATTGGCCGATGTGGAAGTATATTAGATAATGAATAAGTTATGCGAATGTGGTTGTGGTATTGAAGTAACCAATGAGAATAATAGGTTTTTAAAGGGACATAGTAGAAAAGGAAATAAAGAATCTTATATAAAACAAGCAAAAAATTACAAAGAAAAATATGGTGTTGAAAATCCATTTCAATTAGAACTAGTTAAAGATCAGATTAAACAAAAACATTTAGAAAATTTAGGTGTTGAAAATCCCAGTTATTCAAAAGAGATTAAAGAAAAGAAAACTAAAACAAGTTTAATAAGATATGGCTGTATGCACCCAATGCAATTTGAAAAATTTAAAGAGAAATCAAAGCAAACATGTAAAGAAAAGTTGGGTGTTGATTTTGCATTTCAATCAGAATCAGTCAAAGAAAAAATCAAACAAACCAGTTTTACAAAATTTGGTACTGATCATCCGATGAAATCAAAAGAAATTCAAGATAAGAAAATTAAAACATTGATTGAAAATTTGGGATTTTCGAACCCAATGAAATCAGAAATATGCAAAAATAAAGCAAGAAAAACAAATATAGAAAAATTTGGCGTTTCGAATCCTAGTCAGTCTAAAATAGTTAAAGAACAGAAAAAACAAACATCAATAAAACATTGGGGTTTTGATAATTGGTCAAGAACACCACAGGGAAGAAAACTACATCGAATTAATTCTATTAGAATGAGAGATGACCAATTAGCTAATGATGAACCAGCAATGCCGTGCGTTGGTATTGAAGAACGACCATTTTTAAATACTCTTCAGCAATATACAAAATTTAATATCATTCGAAATGATAATTCTTTCAATCATGATGTTGGCAGATATCCAGATGGTCATATTCCCGAGTTAAAACTTTTCATTCAATTTGATGAAAAATTTCATTTTGAAAATAAAGAAATGACTATCTATAAAGAAGATGATCTAAATTGTACACTTGAACTAGCATCTTTGGGATATATTGTTTTCAGAATTTCAGAAAAACAATGGAGAGAAAATAAAGAACACGTAATAGATCAATTTGAACTTATCATAACAGAACACGAATGAAGGAATTTGAACAGTGAACAGAATACAGGATCTGAAAAAACAAATCGAATATCATTCAGATTTATATTATAACAAATCACAGCCGGAAATCACTGATTTTGAATTTGATAATCTTGTAAGTGAATTAAACTCGATGGGTGGTTCGGTTGAAGTTGGTGCTCCAACATATGGTAAAAAGGTTACTCATAGCAGCAAGATGGGATCATTAGATAAAGATACTTCTTGTGATGTGATCATAGCTTGGGCTAACAAATATACTAATGGTAAAGTTGTTGTTGAACCGAAAATTGATGGTCTTGCTATTGAACTTACTTATATCAATGGAAATTTAAAACAAGCAGCAACCCGCGGAGATGGTAATGTTGGTCAAGATGTTACTGATAATGTTAGAATGATTAGTTCAATTCCTAAAACATTATCTAATAAATTAACCGTCAAGGTTCGTGGTGAAATTCTGATGCTTCGATCTGTATTTAATGAATTTCTGAAATTGGGTGTTGAGGATTTATCAAATCCAAGAAATGCAGCATCTGGTTCATTGATGGTTAAAGATCCAGCAATTACCGGATCGAGGAACTTAAATTTCATTTGTTATGATACTGTATCAAGCGAATCTTTTACAACCGAAGCAGATAAGCTTCAATGGATTCATACTAATCTTCCTGAGATCCAATTGATAGAATGGCATCTTGAAGATATTTCCAATTTTAAAACTATTTCTGAGAAGTGGGAAATCAACCGGTCTGTACTTAATTATGATATTGATGGTCTTGTAATTTCATTAAATAGTATTTCTGATCAAGAAGAAGCTGGTTGGACTGAGAAATGCCCAAGAGGAAAAATGGCATTTAAATTTAAACCAGAACAAAAGAATGCAAAAATATTATCTATTGATTGGCAAGTTGGTCGGACTGGTCGTTTGACTCCTGTAGTTTATATTGAACCAACTGTAATTGGTGGTTCTATAAATTCTAAGGCGACACTACACAATGCAAAAATGTTTAATGATAAAAATATAGCTGTAAATGATACTGCTTTGATTGAAAGAGCTGGGGATGTCATTCCTCAGTTAATTAGAGTTGTTGAAAGAAATTCTGATAGAGTGGTTCAGTCACTACCAACTATATGTCCTTCTTGCAAACATCCGGTGGTGTGGGATAAACGCGGAGTTAATATTTGGTGTTTGAATGCTGACTGTCCTACTCGGTTTATAGAGTTGGTCATTCATTATATCAAAACACTTGATATTCTTGGTGTTGGGGAAGGAATTATTACTGCATTGTGTGATGCTGGGTATGTTAAAAAATTATCTGATCTATATGATGTTACATTAGAACAGATAAAGAGCGTAACCGGTGGTGATAAATCTTCAGAAAAAGTCTATAATGCAATTCATTCGAAGAAAGAAATACCGCTAGAAATTTTTCTTGATTCTTTGGGAATCAGTGGTTTAGGAACTTCTACTTCGAAAGATATAGCTAAAAAATTTAAAACTTTACAATCAGTAAGAAATATCGGAAAGAGTCAATTACTCTCAATGGAAGGTATACAGGCTTTAACCGAGGCAAAAATTATTGATGGATTAGCAAATCGCTCGTATATTATAGATGAATTACTAAAGAGAATCAGTGTTATGAGTACAAAAGAATCAACTGGTTCGTTGGCTGGTAAATCGTTTTGTTTAACCGGATCAATGTCAAAATCCAGAAAAGAAATAGAAAAAACGATCATGTCCAAAGGCGGAGAAGCAGAATCTGGAGTTAAAGCAGGATTAACTTATTTGGTTCAATCCGACCCAACTAGTACCTCATCTAAGAGCGAGAAAGCACTGAAATTGGGTGTGGTGATAATTTCAGAAGATGATCTTTGGAGAATGATGGAGTGAAAAGAATGAACGACGACGAAGATGATATCCTTATTGAGATTAATGATGAGGATTATTACATTAAATCATTTAGGTTGGTTCCTGGCGGAATATCTCCTGAAGATAAGAAACTCATTATGAACAGTATGCTTCATGGTGATAGAGTATTCTTTGGTGGATTAAACGAAGGATCCCCAACCCCATTTAATGTAATAATTTTTAGCAGATATGCTGGTGATAGTTATGTTGAAGAATATCTGGATTCTGAATTGGGTTATGATCCAGTTATGATTATCAGCATGCTTAAATGTGAAGATATTAATTCTCAGACTTTTCTAAATCGTTTTGCTAATGTTCCTGGTACTCGTCTTGAAGGTGTTGCTAGGAAGACAGCATTGGATCGGTTAGAAAAATACTTCACAGAAAAGCCACAAGAGAAAACCGCAACTGAATTGATGAATGTTTTTAATCAAATGTCAACTGAGAAACTGGCGGAGTATTGTTACGCCCACGGACTAGCATGAAAACAAGAAATGGATTAGTTAGTAATAGTAGTTCGTCTTCTTTTGTTGTGGCGTTTCCTAAGAAACCCAAAACACCAGCAGACGTCTGGAATACTATGTTCTTTGGTAAAGATGGTGGTATATCTGTATACGAGCGTGATGGACTTTCGTATAGTCAAGTATCTACAGATGTATTCAATAGTCTTAAAGATAAACTTTTTAAGAGAGCTACTTTAAAAGATATCGTTGAGGAGTTTGAAAATCGTTATCATTATTATATCAATTCTTCAACCATTATGTTCGACGGACAAGAAACTGATAAACACGGTGGTTGCTGGTCAGAAAAGATTGATAAGTATTGTGGTAGTGATCCTAAGTTACTAGAGGAACTACGTCAGGAAATTCTTAAGTCTGAGCAACTCTGTTGTGATCTTCGTGATGAGGAAACACAAATTCTAAAACGAGGACCCAAAGAAGTTCCTTACGCTTGGGGAGGTCATATAAATTACAGTACCAAGAAACCATACACCAAGGAACAGATTAAAAGATATAAGAAGTATAGTGATGATGTCCATGAATTCAAACGATCTGATGAAGAGTATATTGCGTATGAGAAAAAGAGGAACGAACACTGGCATGATGAAAAGAAAGATAAACTAAAGAAGAAATTAGCTACCGTTGATGCTAAAGCCTTTATGAGAGATAATGAAGGTAAGTTTATCTTCATAGTTAGTTATAGTGATAATGACGGTGGTGATGGCAGTACAATGGAGCACGGAAACGTTTTCAAAAATGTTCCGCATATTCGTATCAGTCATCATTGAGTGGTTGTGGTGGGTGTAGATTTGATCGTCTACACCCACCAATGGAATAACTATGAAAATAAGAGAAGAAATAAATGATCGTTCTAGTGATGAAGATAAACCAATTTTACTTTGGTTATTTGAACGATATCATATGGAAAGTCAATGGAGATTTGTTGCTCGGTGTACGCATATTCCTTATGGAACATACTCATATGAATCGCATAGGATGTGGAGTCCAACCCAAGAAGGAAAAAAATTATACTTCTACGGACAAATGTTAGAAGCATTTGAAAAGACCCAAGATGATTTTTCTGTTCTTGTAACCGCTAATAAACTTAAAGGTACCAGAACAAATTCAGGAATATGGGAAGATCAACTTGATTGTCGAATAGATAGTAATACAATGTTACTCAAAAAAATAAAAGGAGAAAAATGAAAACAAGGAATGGATTGGTTAGTAATTCTAGTTCAAGTTCTTTTCTTATCTACGGTGCAGAAATTACCGATGATATGAAAGAGAAGATCAAGAAACTTCTTACACCAAAAGAAAATGCTGAAGATGATGATAGTGATAGTCACTATGAATTATCAAAAGCATTTGAGTATGGCACAACAAAGTTCGGTGTAGACTACATTGTTGGTTGTGGTGGGGATAGTGCATATCTCGGTCTTAGTTGGGGTTCTGTTGACGATGATGAGACAGGAAAACAATTTAAAGATAAGATTGAAAAAGCAATTGAATCTATTATCGGTGAGAAGATTAAGTGTTCAACTCATGATGAAGCATGGAATGATTGTTAACAAAGGAAAAGAAAATGAAGTGTGTCAAGCATGGTGATAAGGTTAGTCGTCTTTCTGAAGAGATGGCTTCCAAACGAGTCGATCAAGGTTGGAAGTATTGTTCTAAGTCTGATTTCAAGAAAGCAACTAATAAAGAGATAATTGAAAAACCTGTTGCGGTTAAAATCGAAGGACCAAAGAAGCAGAAGAAACAACGTCCTCAGAAGGATGATGCTATTGATGCTGCAATTAATCGGAAGTAGTCAAAGTTTAAGTTAATAGTAATCAGTTATTGGAAACAAACAAAGAGGTACAAATGTTTACGTTTATCATCGGAATCATTTTCATTCTCGCTGGGCTTATTGTCTCGGTTGTTGCTAGTGATCTGGATCGTATTATTCGAACTATTATCCTGGTCCTTACAGTTATCGTTGGTCTTACATGCGTTGTCGGTTCTTCGACTTTGTATGTTAAGCCAAGCGAGGGTGGTATCATTGTTAAGAAATTCGGGTCGTCGTTGAAGGAAGGTCATATTATTGCAGTAAATGGTGAGCGAGGTGTTCAGGCTGAGGTTCTATCTCCTGGATGGAGCTTTGGTTGGTGGCCGTGGCTCTACGACTGCGAGAGTCTTCCTAACATGAATATCCCAGAAGGTAAAGTTGGTGTGGTTGTGGCAAATGATGGACAGCCACTTCCTGTCAATGAAATCTATGCGGATGCGTGGGAATCTCCAAACAAGATGGTTGATGCTATGGAATTCTTAACCAAGGGTGGTAAGAAGGGTCCTCAGCTTACCGTACTTCCTCCTGGACAGTATCGGTTCAATCCAAAGTTGTTTGATATTTCTATTGCTCCATGTGTAGATATTACTATTGGTGAAGTTGGTGTCGTTCGAGCAAATGCAGGTAATGTATATAAAAATACAAATACTGTATCTATCAGCGGTGTTCAACTTGTACCAAAGGGATATAAGGGCATCTGGAATGAAGCATTGCTTCCTGGGAAGTATTACCTTCACCCGAACGCGTATCAAGTAGTTCATAAGGCTACCATTAAGAAGATGTATAGCTATACTGGTTCGGAAGGTACTGAGTCTCATTCAAAGGCTGATCGTCCTCACATTGATGCTTCGATTCAAACTCGTTCTGTTGATGGATTTAATATTCCTGTTGACGTTCGTGTGTTGACAAGTGTTCGTGCGGAGAATGCACCTTGGGTTGTTGCTAAGTTCGGCAATCCAGATGCTATGTCTGCAGATGGTTATGAAACGATTGAAACTCTTTCAATTCTTCCTACCATCCGGACAATTCTTCGTAATGCAGCTCAGAATGAGGGTGCAATGCAATTTGTCCAAAAGCGTTCAGAAGTTGAGAAAGCTGCATATATGCAGTTTACATCTGAAATGCTAAAGGATAAGATTGATGTCGAGGGTGTTTATCTTGCTGATATTCGGTTAGATTCAACACCTGAAGGCAAGGCACTCTTGAAGACTCAAACCGATAAGCAAATTGCTGATCAGCAAAAGGCAATGTATCAACAACAGGTACTCGCAGAGAATGAAAGAGCCAAGCAGGTTACTGCAGCTAGTGCAGCTGACCAGCAAAAGCGTATTCAGGAATCTCTTGCTGGTATCGAGTTTGAGAAAAATGGTGCTGAAGCTGCCAGGAATAAAGCTATCGGCGAGGCATCTGCATATAAGGCGAAGGTTGAAGCTCTCGGTGGTGTAGAGAACTTTACCAAGCTTGAGATTACAAAGATGATGGTTGAAGCTATGAGTAAGACATGGAAGGGTGAAGTACCCAACATTGTCATTCTGGGTGGTGGAAATGGTTCTGGTCTGAATGATGTCATGACGGGAGTATTTTCACAGCAGATGCAGGCTCAAGCTACGCAGAAGAAGTAGGATTTAACTTGGGAGCAGTGATCTGAAATATGGTCACTGCCCACTTTCACAAGGAATAATAATGAGTGATGGATACTGTGCATCATTGGTAGTTGCTAAAGCATGTAATGATTATAATGATGCTAGAGATATATGGATGAGAGAAACCTGTGAATTAAAAGGAATGAAAGTATCTTTTGAATACTGGAATTCACTTATCAATGAAGATGATAGATATAGACATAGAGAAAACCCATTTAGATTTGAGCAAAAAGAAAAGAATATAGAACACTTTAAATCTAAAATGGATCATGCATTAGAATTAAAAGAATTCGTTCAAAAGGTTTGTTGTCCTCATTTAGAGGATTTGTATTAAAGTTTATAAGGAGAAAATATCATGGGTGAACTTATTCCTTTCCTGGCGGTAGCGATTATTATAATGGTTGGTGTGATTGCATTGTACTGGAAGAAGATCATCAATGCTAAACTATCAAGTCACTCGATGGATAATGATCAGATAATCTTTCGACAAGTAATTGATATCAGTTCAACACAGGCAGATGAATTGATTCATAAGATATGTGCTGTTCAGCGTAAAGCAGCGGATGACAATGAATTTCAAAATGTAGATTTTAATGTTACTGATAAGATGATTCTTCGATTTGTGATTAAATCTTCTAAAACATCAGAGATCAAAACGTGATATTAAATAATGAAGTAAAAGTCATTAATCTGATGGAAGGTAGATTTGTTGAAGGATCTGCCTTCGAAGCTTATAGCGTTGGTGGGCCAACAAGATTGTATACTATGGATAGAAATGTATGTGATATTACTTTAAAATCATTAAAAGACAAATTAACTGATAGATATTGTTTTTATTTTCTGGTGGGTGATCAGAATAGTAACCCAATCCCAATTTATGTTGGTAAAAGTAAAGACTATATAAAACACAGAGCAACTGATCATATAGAAAAAGATTATTGGACTAAACTTATTATCGTTACTGATTATTATTCTATGGATGAAACAATGAGTCTTAATCTTGAAGATACTTATAAAGAACTATTGAAAGTTAATCCATATTTTGACGTCAGAAGTATGAGTCAGCGAACAGTTTTACATTTGGACGATTCGAAATTAAAAAATTTAATTACCGCTACTTTTAAGTTATTACTGCAAAGAGTTGAACCAATCCTGTGTAATAAAATGTTCATACATGATGATATTCGATCAAACACAATTGATATATCACCAGAAGATCCAGAAGCAATGATATATAGTGACAGATTTATTCCAGACATAATGCATCGTTATCCTGATTGGTTAATCTTTAAAGATTCAGTTGGTAGAAAAATTAATGTTGACGGTGTCGATAAAGTTGTTAAAAATATACTTTATTGTGTATTTAATCCGGCGAAGAATAAAAATCAGTGGGCTATTATTGCTGGATCAAAAATACATATAAATGTAACAGAATTCATACAAAATGAAATTTTAATATCTAGATCAAAGGTATTTAAAACAGACAGGTATCTTCAAGACTGTTCAGATAATCCACATTTACGTCGCGTCCGAGAAGATATAGTGGATTTAAATATTACTGCAGTAAATAATATTGGTCATGGTGATCAAGCACACGGTCATGATTTATATGAACTACATTCTAATTTACCATATCACTATTTGAGAAAGGATGGAAAATTATTTAAAGATACAATTACAAAATTACAAAATTGCATTAGTTGGATCCTACCAGAATAGAAAGAAAAAATGAAATACGTATCCATTGATATCGAAACAACCGGATTGAATCCTAATACCTGTTCAATCATTGAGTTTGGTGCTGTGATTGATGATCTGTCAAATCCCAAACCATTAAATGAATTACAGTCATTCCATCGATATATTGATTGTGCTGATTCAAATAAACTAATACGAGGTGAACCATATGCACTTTCAATGCATGGAGAAATCTTTAAACGATTAGCAGAACGAGATACTTTAAAATATGGATTTTGTTCTCCTGATCGTTTAACTGAAGAATTTTATAATTTCATTTTAGAAATATGTAAAAGTCGGTTTCCAATTACTGTAGCAGGTAAGAATTTTTCTGGATTTGATCTTCGATTTCTAAGGAAACTTAATAATTGGGAAAAACTTATTAAAATTCATCATAGAGTTATTGATCCCGCAATTCTGTTCTGGGATCCTTCTGATGAGAAGTTACCAAATACAGAACTATGCAAGGTCAGAGCTGGTATACCGGGTGAAGTTGAACATACAGCAATCTCTGATTGTTTAGATATAATTCAACTTGTTCGTCGTGGAGCTTATAGGAAATGGAAAAATTAATTGTTGAGTCGGTTCGAAAATGGCTGGGTGCTGGTGGTATCAAATTCTTCACTGATCTGAAAAAGAAATATGGAAGAATCGATGCTATCTTTATGGAAGATGGAATTCCACACCCAGTACATTTTCGTGAAGGAATGCAGGTTAGAAATTTTCTTCGATCATTACCAGAGTGTAAAGACTGGACAGATCATCAGTTCGATGATAACTGGGTGAGTATAATTGAAGAGGTTATAAAAACATGACATTCTACGATGTTCTAGTTCAAGCATATGTTGGTAAAACTATCAAGAGTATAGTTCAACATAATGCGCCAACATTTCTTAAAGAAGTTGCTGATTCATTTCAAGGTAAAAAAATAAATAGAGTATGGATAAATGTTACAGACATAGAAGATCAAAGAGTAATGTTTGAAGTAGAAGGTATAAATTATCCACTGGCTTTATACTTCCATGAAAATATTGAGTTAGAATAATTTTTCAAGTTCTTGAAAAAATAAAAAGGAGTACATGATGAAAATGAAGAAATGGTATGTGGAAACAAACAATACTCATTATGAATTTTCAGAATGGAAGAAAGCAGTTTCTTTTTTTAAAAATTGTTCTTCCACATCTTTTTTGTATCGATCGAATGGAACATTGTTAGATTGTAAATAAGGAAACTTGATATGTGTGGTATTGTTGGATTCTATGCACGAGAAAGTGCAATTGATTATAAACATCTTGATACTCTATTCATGGGTGCTGAGAAACGCGGTCAGGATGGTTTTGGTTATGTCTTGATTAGAAAAGAAAATGGTAAACGAGTATTCAAAGTTTCTTTTAAGAGTGCTGAACCATATTCTAAAATTAAAGATGCAGTCAAGAAAGATCTACAATGTTGTGGAATTCAGATTGGTGATTTGCTTATCGCAATTGCTCGAGCTGCACCCGAGACAGAAGGTGAAACAAATGCTGATGATTTAGCAGAAACTATGCAACCGATTATTAATCATACCCATGGTTTATATATCGTACATAATGGTGCTGTGAGTAATAAGATCCACAGAGAATTACAGTTGAATTCTTCATTTACCGGATACAATTTTAAAACAAAGATTGATTCTGAAGCTATTGCTGCTGCTTATGTTTTGAAACAAAGAAATATGAAAGATGCTATGGAGTATCTTTCTGGTGGATTTGCTGCAATAGTGTATGATCAATTTAAGGATATGGTTTATGTCATTAATGATTTTAAACCAATCGCCCACGGTTATGTTAAAGGTGTTGGTTTCTTTCTGCATAGTGATAATGATGTTCTGGGTGAAGTAATCAAAAGTATTACATCCTGCGAAAGGGATGGAATATGTATGTGGGAAAACTTTTATCATCACTATTTAAGCGGTGGAAGAATTAAAGAGATTGATCTTGATTCTGGTTTCATGAGAAACATCAAGTATTCTCCAAGATTCATTACTCCGAAATGGGATAGTAATCGAGGAATTAAAGTTCAACCAGAAAATAAAAGTATCAAAGCTGAAATTTGTGCTATAGAAGATGCAAAAATTTACACGTGCATAACGGGTGGTGATGATAGTCTTTGTTTAGTTGCCGCTAGTGGTGGACTTGATAGTTCAATGACATTGGCAACTTTAAAAATGGCTGGTTACAATAACATCATAGCTTGTCATTTCAATTATGGTCATCGAGGTAGTAAAGCAGAGTACATGGCGATTCAAGCTATCTGTATTGAGTTAGGTATTCCTCTACAGTACTTTGATTTATCTGGTAACTATAGAGCTATGGGTACCACATCAATGCTTACTGATAGTAATGCAAAAATTACTACTGGGACAGCTGATGGGTTAAAGCAACTAGAAGCTTGGGTTAACTTGAGAAATACTCAATTCTTAACTTGGATGGCAACGTATGCTGAGTCTTTAGTAATGAAATTTAACTATAAGAAGGTTTACTTCCTTGGGGGTTTCTTAAATCTTTCTGAGTCTGGTCATTACCCAGATAATTCAGAATACTTTTTACAAACCTTCTTAGACCATCTTAAATATGGTTCTTTAATCGGACAAAGGATTATCCCTTTATATTGTCTAAGTAACATTATGAAGCACGAATTGTTTGTCATGATTAAAGCGTTTGGTTTGGAAAATGTATATCGTCATACAATCAGTTGTGATCGTCCGATGATTGAAACACCATCTTGTGATCATACTAGAATAAATCATATTCCAAAGAATTCATTCGATGGAGTAGCTTGTAATTGTATGAAGGATGGAATGCCCGCTTGTGGAAGTGGACTGCTTAGTTACTGGGGTGCTAAGATGGTTGGTATGGATGATATGAAACTTCGTAATTTCTGTGAAGTAGATGATCCAGACTATCATGCTTATATTCCAGAACACATTAAATCAAAGTTTAATAAAACACCAGATATTAATACAATTATCAACAGGATTATTTTACCTGAAGATAAACTAAACAACTTAAGGAAACGTTTGAATGAAAACAAGAAACTCATTAGTTAGTAACTCGAGTTCAGCAAGTTTCGTTATTCTGTGGAAACGAATTCGAGATGATGGTGAAGTAGATCAAGATCTTGATAGTGTATTTCATGGTCTTGATTATGATCTGAGTGATGTTTCCAAAATCAAAGTCGCATCAACAATACTTGCTGATGGTATTGTTAAGACTAAGTTCTGGACAAGCATGATGAATAGTTATGCTGATTTTGGAATAGAAGCACTTGAACTTCATACTATGTTGTCAATGCAAAAGACTAAATTTATTTTGATTACTGCTGAAGTTGATTCAGATGATTAAAGGATATATACTATGGAAGAACTAGATACTAATTTATACGATGTTCTTTTTTACTGGAATGCTGGTGAAACTTCAAAAGAATGTAAACAATACTGTGCTGAAACTCTTTGTAATATTCTTAATTTCACACCACCATTATCTGTAAAACTAATTTATGAATCTATCAAGAATGGTAAAACATTATTGTTAACTACAAGGAATGTTGATAAAGCAATTATGGTTAGAGATACATTATTGTCGATGCATATGAAATGTGAGATATGTGCATATGATGTGTTTAAGAACAAAGGAACTAAATGAGCGATGAATTAAAATTTGTACAAAAATTACAAGAGTGTGTTAAAGAATGGAAACAGAAATCAAATCAGACTAGAGATGATCATGATACTGCTGCATTCTATAATCCCGGATTAAAGAAATTTTTAAAAGATCATCAAGCAGAAATGAATATTCTTTCTACTATGTCATTTGAACGACCATTTATGAGTTGGATGAAATCTTATCTACTTTCAGAGAAGAAGGAAGATTGATTGAACTAACTACCAGTTTAGTTAATCAAACAACTAAACTGGTAGTATAGTTTTAAAGGAGATTAAAGTGTGAGTGAGTTTGAATTAAGTCCAGATCAAAAATCTGCAATCGATACTCTGATGAGTTGGAGAGAAAAACCAGAAGATGGATTTATTACGTTTGGTGGATATGCCGGGTGTGGTAAGACAACAATCTTATCACATCTTCGTATGTTGCTTCCAACAAATATTAGAATCGCATTTTGTGCATACACCGGCAAGGCTGCTAGTGTATTAAAATCTAAATTAATTAAATGCGGCATCAATAATTTTCCAAACGATAGTATCAGTACCATCCATTCATTGATCTATGAACCACCGACAGATGATGAGAATAATCCTGATCCCGAATTACGATGGATTCTTAAAGAACAGTTAGATTGTGATCTTATAATCGTAGATGAAGCTAGTATGGTTTCTGAAGTAATCTATGAGCATTTAATGTCTTTCAATATTCCGATCATCTTTGCTGGTGATCATGGACAATTACCACCTATCGAAGGTACTTTGAATTTAATGGCAAACCCATATATTAAACTGGAAAAGGTTCATAGATTTGCTGAACAGAATCCACTAACAAAGATTTCATTACTTGCTAGATTAGAGGGTTATATTCCCCACGGCAAGTATGGTGATTTTGTTACTAAGGTTCCAAAGAAACATTCTATGGTTACTGACTTCATAAATAATTGTGGTAATTTTGATAGTACTGCAATACTATGCGGATTTAATAAGACCAGAGTTGAATTAAATCAAAAGATAAGAACCTGGACAAAACGAGAAGGAAAGATTCCTCTTCCCGGTGAACGAGTTATTTGTCTAAGAAATAATGCTAACGCTTCTAGATGTCCAATCTACAACGGTGTTGGTGGAACCATTTTAGAAATTTCTAATCGAACAGATTTCTTACATTCTAAGATATCTATCGATGGAGAAGATAAAAACTATATTGGAAAAATCTCAAAGAATATCTTTAATAATCCAAATCCTGATATGAGTTCAGAATGGATTATGGAAGAGCCGGAAGATGACGATGTAGATAATATTCAAAGATTTTTTAAGCAAAATCAATACTCGAAGAAACCAAGAAGGAAATATCTTGATTGCTTTGATTTTGGTTATTGCATGACGGTTCATAAAAGTCAAGGTTCTGAATGGGATAGGGTGATGCTAATTGAGCAACCTTGTCAACATTGGTCTGGTGAGTTATGGAACAGATGGCTCTATACTGCTGTGACCAGATCTAAATCGGAACTTCTAATCGTGAGGTAAAGTGTGAAAGTTGAAATTCTAACTCATAATATCTATCCGGATCCTATGGTTATCCATTGTAAGGAAATGTATCCCGACTGGAAAATCATAGAACACAACACTGCTGATTTTAAAAGATTAATTAAGAAATTGATTAAAGAAAGAAACATTTTACTTAAAATGTATATTGTTCAATTTAGGATTACATGTCCTATTTTTGTATACTATCAGATTAAAGAACTTGTTCCATCTTGGTCTACCGATGTAATTCTTACAACACCCGATAACATAATATTTGAATCTTCTGATACTCTTAGTTCGATCGAAGAGACTAACTTAGTTTGTTTATTTAGAAAGATTCAAGTCTATATTAAAGATATGAAACCAGAGAAAGTAAAATACTTTTTACCTTTATCTAGTAGTGTTAAAGTTTCACTTTCTTTAGACATTCTTCAAATATACAGTTTGTTATCCAAACTAATGCAAATAGAAGAAGATAAGAAAATTAAAGAACTTGTAATTCTTTTACAAAACCGTCTTTTCGAAAATAATAGTTTGATCTTTAATGATCAATTACTTTCTGTGTTTGGTGTTGATAAGGAACAGCCATGTTTGAAATAAAATTCGATGCTGTCAATGAAAAGATCCTTGTAGATTATTTGCGTTTGATGATTATTGATAATCCGACTATTTTGAACAACATTGTGGAACCAGCGGTCAACGGATTGATTAGCGATACTAATGTTCCCCAAGTAATTAAAAATAAGATTAGTGAGGGTTTTCCACAATCTGATATAAAAAATCTATTTACAGCAACTATGAGTGATTTTATCACTGAATTGTTTGAGCATGATTATGGTGATCAATATATTAATGAGATGATTAATCGTCATTTTGAAACTGATGAAATTAAACAAAATATTGATAGACAAATTGGTGGTGCTATTGATTCTATAAATACTGAAGCACTAGTAGAAACAGCAATTACAGAACATGTTAACGGTATGGATATCGACGATGGTCTTACTGAATCTGTTCAAGAAGCTGTTGATGAAGAAGTCGAACAAGTAGTTAACATGCGGAATTCTGAATTTGTTCGGGTGGTTGAATCCAGTATTTCTGAAATGCTCGAAGAACCACAGATTCAAGAAAATATTACTAATGCGGTTGATGAAAAATTAACTGATATATTGATAGCTAAACTTGATAATACCACTATTATAACTGATACAATTTCTAATAAACTTAATCAAGTATTTACTCCTGAAGTAATTAGTACTATGATTAATGAACATTTAGTTAAGAATCATTTCATCATTCAACAAATAATTACTGAACATGGAAAAGAGAAAAAGATTGAACCACAAAATGAATTCGATGTAATTGAAATTAAAGTATTTAAGGATCAAACCGAAAAAGTTATGTGGTTATTGAATTGTTTAGATAAAGAAATTTTCTCAGTTAAACAAGCAGGAGCAGAATAACAATGAACGAAGTAGTTACAACTGAAATTCAGAATCCCGCATTGGTTCGTTTGGTTGATGTTACTCAGAGTGTACGAGTTGTAGATATGAATTATATCTTCAACTATACACGAGTAAAGAATCCTGATTCGGTCGACACGAATTATTTTGCATTACATTATAAGGAGCAACAGCAAGAAACTTGGTCTAGCTGTCGCAACTTGCTTTCTGATAAGTTTACTGCAGCAAAGACTGATATGGTTATTGCTCAGATTCGAGAGAGTCTTGGCGGAGATGTTCAGAGTGAACGTCACTATCGTAGTGATACATCTGTTCGGAGTACATTCACACTGAGTGGGTTCCAGATTGATGTTACTGATGAACCGGATATTGATCTTGTGTTGTTTAAGTTGATTACGAATATCAGTGCTGAAGTTAGTGTGTTGACGTCATCTAATCTAACTTTTAATTTAACGAATGGTTTTTCTGGTAATCATGCTCTCCAGTTGGGATTTGGTGTGTTGAAAACTATCCGAAACAATAATACAGATAATAACAGAGTTGTGCCTATTAATAATATCTTTATTTTGAATAAGCACACGATTCGTCTTATTCATGATAATAGACTGAGTATTACAATTGCTGATGTTACAAATATACAGAACCAGATTGTAACCCAAATTAATAACTTCAAACGAGTTCCTTTTACATCGATGTCTAATGATGACTTGTTGAAGATTGTTCCTAAGAAATTCGGAAAGAAGTTTTCTGTTCTGTATGAGGTTCTTCCTGAAAATCTTCGAAGTTATTATTATGTATCATATCTTCTTTCTTTTCTTTTAGATGAAGAAAAGAAAATCGATCTTGAAATTAAATTAAGAGAATATATTACTAGAAAGATTGATATTCTTATTCGGCATATTGATTCTGGTTCTGTTCCTGTTTAAACAATTCATAAAAAAAGAACTAACGAAAGTTAGTTCTTTTTTTGCCGAAAAATCTTATGAATAAATTATAAAGTTGGAAATTTGGAAAGGATGCCAATATGAAAAGTTTTATGATTAATGATGAAGATTTACATACTCAATTAAAACTTCTTGCTGCTAAATCTAAGAAAAGTATAATCGAACTATTAGAAGAAGCTATAAAACTTGTGTTGGAGAAATATCATGAATAGACTTTGTGAATGCGGGTGTGGAAAAGAAGTTACTAATGAAATAAATCGATTTATTTTTGGTCATGCTAATAGAGGCAAAACATTTATGATAGATGAAAAAACAAGACAAAAAATGTCAGAATCCCATACTGGTAACAGACACTCAGCAGAAACAAAACAAAAGATGATAAATAATCATAGCCGACCACATCTTGGAAAAACACTTTCATCAGATACAATTAGTAAAATGTCTAAATCTCATACTGGTAAGTATCATTCAAATGAAACTAGATTAAAAATGTCTATTAATAATGGAATGAAAGGAAAGAAACATACATTCGAAACAAGAATTAAGATGAGTCTTGGCACAATAAAATATCTTGAAAATAATCATTATGGACCAAGACGAGGAAGAAATGAAAATCAAATTATTAATCAACTTCAAAAAGAAACCAAAATAAATCTATTACAAAATGATTTTTCGATAGCGCATAAAATATCAAAATTTGCAGATGCTTATTCTCCTAAATATAATCTTGTTATAGAAGTATTAGAACAAAGACATTTTGTTGGTGGAAAATTAACAGATTATGATAATGAAAGAGAATTAATTATATCTTCTAGATTGGGTTGTATGATATATTATATCATTGAACAGAAGTTTCTTTCTAACTCAGAAGAAGAAATTCAAAGATTTAAAAACTTTTTAACTGTATTGGATGAGAACAAATAAATATAGTATTTAAGGAGTTTATTTCATGGTAAATACCAAAGGCACGAATACTCATTTTGATATTGAATTTCAGGGCGATAATGATAAAATAAGTCAATCTTTAACTAATCATTATTCGACTATCAGAATTATCAATTCTGTTAAATCTATCTGGCCGGTTTTTCAACTTTACTTTATATGTGATAATCAATTATTTATTGAACAGAATATTTATGGCACAACAGATATTACTTGTAAAATTTGGTATACCGGTCATGATGGGGAGAGACGTGGATCACCGGTTGAATATAAACTGATCATACTTGAATCTAAAATTGATCTTCCCGCTAAAGATCAAAAACCCGGAACGATAACTAGTCAGCAAGAACAACAAAGAATTCTTATAATGGTAACTTGCTTAGCTAAACCGGCGTATGAAGCAATGACTCAATTTGTAAATAAGTTATGGGAAGATCCAGATGGATTAACAGGTACACAAAAAACACCTCTAGATATAGTCAAAGAAATATTAACTGATAATAATATAGAATCTAGAATTTTTGATAATGGAAAGAATACAGATACTATTCAACAAATGATTATACCACCAATGACAGTTAGATCCGCGGTTGATTATATTAATCAAAACTATGGAATATTTTCTGGACCAGTTTTTAGATATGCAAATTATTCTGGTCAATTTTTATTATGGGATTTGAGTCAAATGTATTCACACCATAAAGATTGTCCTTGGGTTAAGATGCACAAGTCTCCATCTCATTTTGATGATCCAACTACCTTTGATGAAATAAACAAACTAGCATCAAATACAACTGACGAATTTATTATTTATGATTCTACAGAATCTATTCATCATTCGAATGCGAATCTTATTCGTTATGGATACGATAATATTTATATTTTTCATCCACATGAAGATATTGCTGTATTTCAAAAAAGAAATTTAGATGAGATTATTACTGATTATGGAATGTGGCACAAATCAGATCAAATGAAATATCATCCTGATTTAAGAAATCGTAAAATGTATTATACCGATATGGTTGGGCATGAAATTGGTTCTGGATATGATGGTGAATATAATGATAATGTACTGACTCAAGACATGGCAACTAATTTTCAGAATACTGCTGCAGTAAGAATACAACTATACAGAAATATAAAATTTCATCTGCTCCAAAAGGTTGGAGAAGTTTTATTTCTAGAACCATATTCTGAACATGAAAAATTTAGAGGAAGTAACTATCGAGGCGGTTATTTAATTTCAGACAGTGAGATTGTTTTTACAAGAGACAATGATAATATTATTTGTACCGCCACGCTGACTGCATACCGGACATCACAAAGTTATGACTAAATATAGTATGTGTAAATGTGGTTGTGGTAGAGAAGTAACTAATGAGAAGAATAAGTTTTTAAACGGGCATTGTTGGCGAGGAAAAAAATTATCAAAAGAACACAAAGAACAAATTTCTAAAACACATAATTTAGAAGAAGTTAAAGAAAAAACCAAACAAACATGTTTGAATAAATTTGGCGAGATTACTAATCTGGTATGTAGAGAAACTAAAGATAAAATTAAACAAACATGTTTAGAAAAATATGGAGTTGAAAGTTCAAATCAATCAGAAGAAATTAAAGAAAAAAAGAAACACGCATGTTTAGAAAAATACGGTGTAGAATACCCATTGCAATCTAAAGAAATTCATGATAAATTTAAATACACAATGATAGAAAAATATGGAGTTGAATATACTTTACAATCAGAAGAATTAAAAGAAAAAATTAAACAAACATGTTTAGATGTTTATGGGGCTGAAGATCCAAACCAGTTAGAAGAAATCAAAGAAAAAATTAAACAAACATGTTTAAAACATTTTGGTGTCGAATGTCATTTACAATCAGAAAAAATAAAAGATCAAATTAAACAAACATGTTTAGAAAAATATGGTGTTGATAACTATTCTAAAACATTTGAATTTAGAAAATTTGCAAGAGAACAAATGATTTCTTTTGTTGAATCCGGATTAAAAGATGGACAAGTTTTTTCACCAACAAAAGGTCGAAATGAAAAAGATTTTATATCAAAACTTCAATATGACGTATCTTATTTTATAGATAATGATGCAAGAATTATTGGATATTTTCCAGATGGTTACATAAAAGAACTTAAGTTAGTTATTGAATTTGATGAACCGTGGCATAATAGAACATGGTCAAAGAAACATGATATTCAGAAAGATGAAGATTATCAAAAAATAGGATTAAGAATATTTCGAGTTTCTGAACGAAACTGGATTGATAATAAAGAAAAAGTTATATCAGATTTTAAAATATTCATAAAGGAGATTTCAGAAAATGGCTAAACAATTAACTCAACTTCAGCAGCAGCGTCTAACTGAATATTTTAAATGTAAAAATAATCCAGTATACTTCATGGAGACATATATTAAGTTGGCTGCTGCTGGTGGTGATATTACAGTAAAACTATATGATAGACAGAAAGATTTTGTTGAAGATTTAATTAACAAACACCATTTGGTAGCATGCAAATCAAGACAGACTGGTGTATCAACAATAGCACAGATGTATATTGTCCATACTATGTGTTTCTATAAGAATGTAACCGTTGGTATTGTTTCTAAATCTGGAAAAGAAAGTACTGACTTTTGTCGACACGTAATGAGTATGATTCATAGCTTACCAGAATGGATTAGACCCGGGTTTGTTAAAGATACTGAACAAACATTCATTCTTGATAATGGCTGCAAATTATATGCCGATCAAGTAAACGAATCTAATCCAGAAGGATTACTCCGCGGTAAATCGATGTGTATCTTAGTTGTAGATGAGGCGTCATTCATTCCAAAAATTGATGATGCATACACAAGTATTGCACCAACTCTATTTAAAGCACAAAAGACAGCTAAAGAAAATGGTGTTCCTTATGGAACAATTGTTATCTCTACTCCTAATAAGACTGTAGGCAAAGGTAAATGGTATTATCAATTATGGACTAAAGCAATTAATGGTGATTCTATCTTCCATCCATTTAAACTGCACTGGAAGATGATTAAAGAATTTGCTGATGATCCAGATTGGTATAAGACCCAGTGTCAGTTATTAGAAAATATCCACTGGAAGATTGCTCAAGAATTAGACATGCAGTTTGTAGCATCCCAGAATTCATTCTTGCCCGCAGAAACAATCGAAGCGTTAAATGCATGTCATACTGAACCAATAAGTAAAATTAAATTACTTGGTCATGATCTATATCAATTTGAAGAAGCTAAACGAGATAAATTCTATTTGATTGGAATTGATACAGCTTCAGCATCCGGTGCAGATAATAGTACGATTGTGGTATTTGACTATGAAACATTTACTCAAACTGCGGAATTTAGAAGTAAGCTTCGAGTTGATGAATTCTGTAAGATCATATCATTGGTTACTAGAATTTATCCCAACAATTTAATTGTGCCTGAAGCAAATTCTTATGGCAATCAAGTCTGTGAATACTTAACTAAAAGTGGAACATTCTATAACATATATCAGAGTAAAATTAAAACAAACACCCACACCAACCAAACACACGCAACACCTATTAAAGCACGATTCAAATATGGTTTGACAACAGGACCACAAAATAGACCACTGATGATCGATTCTCTTTATACATATGTTGTAGAGGATCCGGCAAGAATTAAATCAGAAAGATTAGCATTAGAATTACTTGGTCTGGTTGATAATGGTAATGGAAAGATCATGGCAGATGATGGAGAAAAGGATGACTTAGCATTAGCAACATCATTCTGTTCTTTTGTTAGAACATATGATCCACCATTAAATGTTTCAAGAGATATGCAAAACCAAACAGTATTAGAAGATATGGCTGAAGTATCCGGATGGAATGATGAAAAAGGAAGAGGAGCAACATCACCAGAGTTGGCTGATATAAGATCTTTAGATTCAACTGATAAAATAGAAGTTCTTGAACATACTAATAAGTTGATTAATAAGTATGTTAAATCAAACATGCTAAAACTTTTAGATACTAATACTAATGGTAATGTTATTGATATTTTACAAATGTTAGATCACCACAATGAAAAAAACCAGAAACCATTCTGAACAAAATTAAAATATATCAGGAGTTAATATGGATGATTTAAAACAGATAGTTATCAATAAATATCTGTTCCGTGCTCTTTCTTCAGCTGGTTATGAACATGTGGGCGAAGTCGGAGAGAAATCAATTTATACAAATGATGAAATTAAAAGAAAGTTTATTGAAACGATTTCATCACAAGATACATTTAAACCAATTTTAGATACTGTTATCAAATTAATTGAATTAGATATTGTTGTTCCTACCAATATAAAACATGGATTGTTAGATAAGATTATATATTTGTTTTCTAGAAATAAGAAACGATTTGCGCAATCAAATTTTTCAATGGCATTTTTTGACCGTGAATCAGGTAAAATCTTTTGCTTGGTTGAAAATATTGATAGTATAGATTATTGGAATAAATCTGAATTATTATCTCTAATTCTTTTACATGAATTTCAGCACATGACTGCAACTTTTTTTCCAACATCTTTTATTAGACTAAATAGTAAATCATTGATTACTTATTATAAAAGATTTTATGAACTTTTTTTTAGAGTAGATGTTCCTGATAAGAATGTTTTTAAAATAGTTAACTGGGTTCATAATAAATTAGAAACTACATCAGGAAGAGCAACACTCACAAGTAATTCTATAACAGAATATCATAATCTAATGTGGAATATGTTGAGACCTAGTTATACAAATGTTAGTCAACTAGAATTGGACTTACATAGATTTTTTAAAGTATTGATTATTTATCTTCATAGCTATACTGATTATGCGAGAGCTCTTGAATCTAGAGATATCGATTGTATTTCTATTTACTTATCATTACGAGATGCATATAAAAGTTTAAAAATAATGAATCGGGTTGACTCATTATGTATACAAGAACTTTTAGCTCCGAGTGAAGTAATCTGTATCGAAAGTGAATACAATACTCAGAGTAGACATTTTAAGCTAATAACCCAGATTAAGAAGTAAAACCATGGCAAATAGCGGACCAACAACTGAACCAAATGAAGTACAGTTCATTGAGATGAATAAGAATCTTGAACGAATATCTGGTCGGTTTGAAAGACAAGAAACTGTAAATAAAGAACAGATGAAAAGTCTTGAAAACACATTAACAAAATCAATAAATAACCTAGGTAAATTTACAGCTCAGTCTGTTAAAGATGTTGCTCGTGCTGTTCATCAAGAAGTTAATCTCGGTTCAAGAGAATCAGTACAGCGAGGTGGTGGTGCAGCCGGTGGATTAGTTGGTGTTGTTGCGATGAAAGCTATCCAAGATAGTAAAGTAGCTCAGAATACAATTGCAGTTTTAAAAGATAAACTTTCTAAAAAATTTTCTAGAAAGAAAGGACCATATCGAATTTCTGATGAAGTGTATGATCAGGGTGATGAGAATCTTCCTAAAGCAGCTACTGGTGGATTTGTTAAAAGAACCGGAAAAGCTATTGTTCATGCTGGTGAAAAGATTACCCGAAAATCCACAGTTGATGCACATCTTCAAACATTACAAATGATTCAATCTTCACTTCAATCAATTCAAGCTACTCAAGTAGAAATGGTTTCATCTTTAAATAGTGTACAGATGTCTCTTACAGATCCATCTGCTGCTGGTGGATTCTTTAAATCTGTTGGTGATACCGCTAAGGTTTTAATACCTTTGTTTGGTGGTGGGATGTATAAGAATGATATTAAGAAAAGTGGTAATCCATTTGCTACAATGACAGATGCGCTGTTAGAGATATATAGATGGCAGAGACTTTATGGTGAATTATCAAAGAGACAGTTGAATGAGTTAATCAAAGCTAGTGGTGGCGAACAGCAAGATGTATATGGTAAACGTGGCGTTCTATTTGAATTTATGATCAAGAACAGAACCAAGATTCTTGATAAATTGGCTGCACACATTAAGAAAAAAGAGGGAGAGGGAAAGAAACCAATCTTTGCTAAAGCTGCTAAAGGAGTAATGGGTAGTTGGATTGGTAAAGCTTTGATGCAGGATCCCGAAATGTTTGAAATGGCGAACCGGGAGGCTGCTTTGGCTCATGGATCAAAAATGCTTAAACCTGGAAAACAACAGGGCCCTGAACAAAGTCTAGGACAAAAAATTGGATCATGGACTATCTTTGGTCAAAAAGAAACTGTTGCAAATCATAAGTTAATGAAGAAATCATTCGGATCTGAATTCACACATGAATCTCTTCATGAAAGACCCGAAACTGCAGATATCTATGGCAGAGCAGATCAAGCGGGAGTTAATCTTGGAAGTCTTGGAAAATTAAGAGCAGAAAGAGATAAGCTTTTATCCAAGACAATAAAAGATCCAAAAGCTTCAGCTGCCAGAGATGCAAGAGTCGCTGCGATTAACAAACATCTTGAGAAAAGTGCCAAATCTGTTTGGGCGAAGGTGATGGAAGCTGAGAAAGCTAGTAATGGTGGTGGACAGAAAGCGACGCAAAATAATGTAAAATCTAGTGAATATACAAAGACAGGTAAAGATAATTTTGCAGAGACAGCTACAGGCAAACAGGGTTCATCTATTTTCTGGTTACAGAAGATCTATAATTTATTAAAAACTGGCAGTATAGGTAAGAGCAAAGAAAATGTTACATCAAATCATACTCCTACTGTTAATCTGTTTAAACCTTCTGGTGAAGGTAAAGCTAAAATTAAAAGAAAAGGTAAATTTAAAGATATAACTCCAGAAGATTCATTATCTAAAATATCTGAATCAACTTCTACAATTGCTGATTTGTCAAAAAAGACTGAATCAAGATCTGCTACTCAAGCAAAGGATGCTAAGAAATCAGCTATATGGGATAAAGTAAAAGAAAAAGGTAAAGGTGGAATTAGTAAAGTATTTGAATTTGTTAATAGTATCAGTGGTATGTTGTTTAGTATTGTTCCTTTAATTGGTGCGATGGTAGCATTTCCGAAAGCAACAGTAGCAACTCTAAAATGGGCAATTTCTTCACCGCTTGATAATATTTCTAAACTTCTGGTAATGTTTAGTAAGTTTAGTAAATTGTTTACACTTACAAGTTTGTGGGGTGGTCTTAAAGCTCTTTATCATCTTCCTAAAACTTTAAAAAGTATGTTTGGTGTTGTTAAAGGTGTATTCAATGTTTTCAAATCTGCTGGTTCATTATTTAAAGGTCTTAGTGCAGTTGGTAAAGTTGCTGGTAAAGGAATTGGTAAAGGAATCATGGGTGCAGCAGGTAAAGCCTTTGCGAAAAAAATTCCTGGTGTTGGCGCAATACTTGGTATAATGTTCGGTATTAATAGATTTAGAAAAGGCGATATCATTGGCGGTATTGGAGAAATTGCATCTGGTATAGCTTCAATATTTCCTGGTCCAGGAACTGTAATCAGTTTACTTATTGATGGACTTCTTATAGCTAAAGATATACATGAAGAAAAAACGGGACAAAGTATGAATGCGCAAATAGGAGATATAGCATTACATAGTATTCCTGGTATTGGTTCTATAATGTATATGTTCGAGGGTGTTAAAAAATGGAAAAATGGAGATAAGAAAGGTGCTTTGATAGATTTTGCATCTGGTTTTGGAGCTATAATTCCTGGTGTGGGTCCATTAATTCATGGAATTGCTAGTTGGTTAACAGATTATAAAGATGTATCTAAAGAAAAGAAAGATGCATCTACTACTACTAAAGCTAAACAAGAAGGAGAATCTAATGTATTAGCTTCAGCAGGAGGACCATTTAAACCAATAACAAGCAGTAGCAGATCATTTGATGCAGCAACAGAAAAAAATAAACTGTGGGCAGAAAGTAATAAATCAAGACAAACCAATGATTATATTGGTGCTGCTAGAGAAGTTACTACTGCAAGTGGACAACGTATTACTTTATCCCCAGGTGATATCGCTACAGTCAAAAAAGGTCAACCATCTATTGCAGAGAGAAATGTATCTAATAATCTTGCTGAAGGAGCCAGACAAAATGCAGTTAGTGAACAGCTTAATAATTCAGCAGCAACTGTTAGAGCATCAAAACAACTTGGTGGATCTATAGCTAGATCTTCTGAAGCAAGTACTAACAATATCAATAATGTTGTGAATAAGGTTACAAAAGTAAGTACTAATAATACTAGTAGTGGTGGCGGTGGCGGTCCGACCAAGCTTCCTCTCTGGCAAGATCTAAGTTTTCTCCTAGCAGGAACTAATATTTAAAGGAATTTATTTATGTCAATAACACCATTAAGAAGTTCGAATATCACCCTACCAGATATTCTTGGGTGGCCCGGTGCTGTTTCTGGTGAACCAGATGGAAGTCCCGGTGGGCAAACCATGACTGAGCAAATGATGCGATCTATGCCACTATGTTATTTAGAACCAATGAAACAACATGGAGAACTAGGTTTAGAAATTTTTACGTTACAACCAGCATGGGATGATTTTGAAAATTACTTAAATGCAAATGAGGTTGATGTTGGTAGAAATAATAAACAACTAGTTGCTATGTATCAAGATTTAAGTCCAATGTCAGAAACGTACACAAATACTTATTCACCATCAGCATTACTAAGCGGATTAACAGAGGGTTTATCTGGAACCGCCGGTGAGTTAATGTATCTCACAGGGAAGAACATTGAGCAAAATATTGCATCAGCAGCAGAAAGTGAAAATAAAACACTAAGTACTATTGCCGGTGGTGCTCAAGATTTATTAAAATCTGCAGAAGGATTGGCCGCAGGAGTAATTGGAGAATCTTCTGCTGCTCAAATGAGACATGCATTGTTATCTGGACAGAAGATTGATTTTCCTATGATGTGGAAAGGTTCATCTTTTTCAGCTAGTTACGATTTAAGTATTAGATTGTATAATCCTTCTCCTGCGTCGGATTACTATTATGGAAATTTAATTCTTGGACCGTTAGCAGCTTTGATGGCGCTCGTATTACCAAAAACAGCAATCGATCTTACTCATCCTGCTGGGATGCAAGATCTAACTTATCAATGGCCATTTTTATTAAGATTTACTATTCCCGGTTTAGTTAAATTAGATTCGTGTTATATTTCAAGTATGAATGTTGTTAAGGGCGGTGACGTAAATGATAGAGCATGGAATAACAGACCAAATGTAGTAGACATCAGATTAACTATTAGTCCATTGTATAATACAATGTTAATGACAACTGAAATACCATCGAAGAGTAATCAACCAACATTACTTGGAGAATTAACAAATTTGTATCAAAGAAAACAAGAAATTGAACCAAGTACAATTGGATCTCCATCTGAATTTATATCCGAGACAGAGCCTATAATAAATAACTCTCCATTTCAAGGTCAACAAACTCCAACTTCTAGCAGATTCAATTTATCTCCGGCAGAAGAATCAGCAGCTAACAATGGCAGGATATAAACAGTATTATACTATATATATTAATTATTGAAGAGAATAAGTTATTCTCTGTCATTTCTAAACGTTCAAAAAGGAGTATAGTATGAAGAAGAATCAATTGGTTATCGGGATGCTGTTGATTGTTGGAATGATGTTGTGTCTTACTGGTTGCAGCAATGCACCAAGTGATTCATTGATCAAGAAAGTATATTTGTCTGAATATAAGACAGGAACCTTCGTTGATCCTGAATTGACGCCAGCTGCTCTGGTTAGTTATAAAATCATCGGCACTGAGTTGACCAGCAATGAGCAGGAAACATTTTATAATGTTACTGTTGAAGGAATCTTTCATAAAACGCTAACCGAGGATGAAATCAAGTCTCTCAATAAGCGGGGTAAAGGAAATGCATTTAAAACATATGATTCCGTCGATCGAATCAAGATCACATTCGTGAAACGTCGCGGCGAGTGGTTTAATGAAATGGAAAAATATCCAACGCACATCAAGCAAGAATTCGGCAGGTAATTCAAATTCTTGGGTAGTATAGAGTAATATCTATACTACCTATTTTTTTCGTTGATTTTTCTACAATACATTCCTTAGATAAAACACAAGATAATAAGCTACGAAATTTCTAGATATTGCTTGTGACTGTATAGATAATTTATCATACCAAGTATGTAATCCTAATAATTTAATAATTCCCGAATGAATATTTGCTATTGATTTTTTAAAGTATACCTCCTGTTTGGTTACTTTAATACTCATCAACTTTTGAACATAATCTAAAAACTCAGTACTTTTTATATATGAAATATCTTTAGTATCTTTCAGAAGTAAATACAATGCAGTTTCAATATCATCTTTAAATTGTGGAGTAGCTAATTTCTGTGAATACTCTATAGATAATTTCTTATTAAACTTTAGTAACTGTGATGCATTTAGTGCTGCTGTTGTATCGACTTTACCATAGATACATATGTCTGAAGCGATTTGTGAAATAAAGTTCTTTAGTTTGATTTCATGTGACTGATCAACATTCTGCGATCCGTCTTCTTTTTCGTTAGAAATATTACCTCTTTCATACTCTTCGTAATATGCTTTAGCAAAACTTCTCATAGATTGCATGATAGTAGTTTTCAATGAATAGATCATCTTAAATAATCCAGCTGCGTTATCAGTCATAAGATTATTCAAATGAGTTTTCATTACGTTTACAGAATAATACATAATCGCATTTGGAATCGTTTTCTGTTTTACAAACATATGATTCTTTGATAATGATTCTAATGCAGATTGAAATGCTGGTTTATTACAAAATGACTTTCTTGATCCTGCTGGCGTAGTCATTTTATGAAAACTATTCGTATAATAACGCAAACTAAATAAATGAAATGCTGCCTGCGCTGCTGCAAAATCTTTCTTCTTTAGAAATTCTTGTATGATAATAATTAATAACGTAGTATATGGATCGTGTAAGAGCTGGAACTTTCCACTATAGGAGAATACTGTTAGATACTTTTCTTTAGAATACTTTCTTAGATCTTTTTCATTCGTATGAGTCATATATAAAAGTTCTCGATAGATATCTGCAATTTTGGGATAATAACAATTCTCTACCATATTCGAAAACTCCACACTGATCTTATTTAATATGAATCTGTGTAATTCTGGTAGATTAATTTCAGCTACTACTTCATTTGTTTTTACAGAATGGATCTTTGTTAGTGTATTCATGATTGTACAATGTCAATGTTAATTGTGTCTGCGGTGAATCCTACGTAGTTTGGTGTATAATCCATTAACTGTGCTTGTGTTAAATCTTTATCAATATCATATTTAAACCGAATATCAATTTCTGGAGAAAGAACTTCACAGAAAGCTACACCAGAAACCCCATTAACAACCTGACCAATTTCTGCTCTGCTCAACTCTTTTTGCGTGCCCATATATGGAGAGAAATACTGAACTAAAGTATCCTTAATATTTTGTTTCAATGTATTTTGAGATATTGTTACTAGCGGATCTTGTTCTACTGATAAATTTATTTGTAAAGGAATACTAAAACTCTGAACATCTATCCACTCAGATCCTGAATATACAATTACTTTTGGTTCTCTAGAAGAATCTAATTCATCCATCACTCGGACATATGTTCCTCTGGTTGGTGCAGTTAGATACCACACATCTGAACCACCCGGTCCAATACCAACATATAATTGAGCTATAGAATTTACATAGCTGGATGATGATTGGGTTTCATATCCGGGTACTATTCCATTTACAATGTATAGATTAGAAGAAGCAGAACTACTAGAACTAGAACTAG